TAGGCCATTTTATAACTGTTTGGCAGATTTCTCAGACTACTTCGTAATAGCGTCATATTATAAACAAAATTCCCATAGGATATAAAAATCCTATGGGAATTTTGTTTATAATATTTATTATCCAAATACTACAGTGGTACCAGATACACTAACTCCAATCTTTTTAATTGGTGTCCATCCGCCCCATCCAGAATTTATATCTGAACCATTATGCATTCTATACCAGACATGGTTACCATTTGAGGTATTATGCGGCCAGTAAATTTGAATGATTCGTTTTTCTCCAGTGTTATCTTCACTATCAAGCACTTGTAAAATGCCATATTGATATTCTTGGTTTGGAGCGTGATGTGCATCATCCATAGTGCAAGCTTGAATCTTATAGACACCATAAGTGATAAAAGTATTCCAATCTATCGCACCTGATTTTGTACCATTAAGATGAATATGGTTTGCATTGGCTTTGCTATTCAGCTTTGTATTTACTTCACTTTCAGTATAGTATCTATCGTCATGAGTATGAGAAGCAGGAGTAAATGTACTAGGCTTTCCAGTTACGTTTGCCCACGCGACACTATTAGCTGCATCAGCTGTTCCTTTTAAGGGTGCATGAATACCATCTGATTGTATAGAAGCAACAAGAGCAGGAGTACCGCTACTCATTTTATAAAAGTTCCAGACACCACCATACTCGTAAAATTCACATTTATCAAGTCCAGACTTTCCTAATACAACTTTATGATTGTTTGTAGAAGGTTCTGTATTGAGTACATTACCAGTAAGTGTACTCATATCATGTGCATGACTTGCTGCAGCAAAATCACCGACATTCTTAGTAGCAGCAGTGCCAAATGCACCCTTACAACAATATGTCAAGTTAGACGAAGATCCACTATATGCACCATTCCAATATGCCATAAATGCCATATCGGGAACATATCCTTGATCAGTCGTAGCATCTTTCCATCCAGAAGATCCTGCAGATGTCAGAGTTCTAACAGATTTAGAGCATACATTACCAAGATAATAACTGCATGCAGTAGGAGTACCACCATTAATATAAACAGGCTTATTATTAGCTCCTACAGTTCCAGTACCAATTTTACTAGCTGTAGAACAACTACCAGCAGAGTTTGCATAAGATGCTGTACCATCTAGATTTGCCACGATGGTAGATTTAGATATATTCACACCAGGGTATGTAGTTTTCGGTTCAACGCTTTGTCTATTAGCTTCATATTTCGATTTTCGAATTGTCCATGTACAATCATAATCTGCTGCAAGAAAATATATTCCACCGCCACGAAGCCACCAAACAGGAATAGAACTATTTCCCATCTGTTCATATCCAACTGGAGGTTTATTTGAATCATTTATGAACATTTGATCATTAGTCAATACTATTCCTTTCTTACTTGTCGTTCCCCAACCAAAAGATTCTTCAAGAATGTCAACTACTGCAGTAAATCCTGAATTGTGCGTGCTCCAACTCGGCTTTGATCCACTATTCAATTGTACATTGCATTTTAAATGCCGAAGTCCATTATATGAAACATTTGTACCAGTAACTGGATACCATGTGTTTTGATCAAGATCAGTTAGATTGACGGTTTTATATTGGTCGATGTAAGTTTCTCTTGCAAACTTAACGCTTTTATTTGTATCTGCAGTGTTATCAACATTACCAAGTCCAATATTAGATTTAGTAATATTAACAGTCTTTGCAGTGGATCCATCATAAGTTGCCAGAGCAGTACCATTTCCTTGAATAGTAAGAGATGTGGGGTTCTTTAGAGAAGACGGAAAATCTGTAATTTGAGATTTCGTATGGGTATGAGAAGCTGCTGTAAATGAGCTAGGTTTACCAGTAATTTCATTCCAGGAATAACTAGGTTTGGTATTTGCTTTTGCCCAAGCATATACATCGCTGGCAGGCAAACTAGTAGGGAAATCTGTAATTTGAGATTTCGTATGGGTATGAGAAGCAGCAGCATAACTTCCCTTAGGCTGCCAAGTGCTATTTCCTTTAGACTTAATATAATCCCAAAGAGCAGTCATTGGTCTTCTATGATATGTGGAAGTGGTGTTCCCCCCCCCAGCATATTGGCACACATAATAATCCGCATCTTCAGGAGTAGCAGATCCAACAGAAAGTCCATTGATCATAGCGCTCAAATCATGGCTATGATTAGATGCTGCTTTTCCATCAATAGCTTTCTTAATAGTACTAGAAGTACTAAAACCAGTACCAATAATATTATATAGGTATCTGGTATTTTTCATCATCTGAGTAGCTTTTGTGAACATGCTCTTGTTAGTTTCAGTTGCAGCAAGAGCAGCTACATCAGTCCAAGAAGTTGCACTTGCTTGAGCAACATCACTAGAAGCAAATGCATTATCCTTAGTAGTGGTATCAAGCGTACCACTAGGAGACGGTGAAATATCATACGTTATATCTTTAACTTTAATTTGCCTAATTGTAGCCATTATTTAAAACCCCCATTCTACCATTATCACAATATGGATTACTATGAAGTTGAATTTTAATCTACTTCTTGAAAAAAAAAATAAAAGGAGTGGGTGAATGGAACCCACTCCTTTTATATTAGTAATTACTTATCTTCTTTATTATACTGCATTTCATAAAACGACAAATCATAAGGGAAAGGAAGAGTTATTTTCTTTCCGCAATGACCACAAGATTTTACTTTACCTAATTTAAGAGCACTAAATGGAACTATGGTAAAGTTTCCACATTCACATTGACAGATTACACGTTGCACAGTATTAAAATCTTTAATTCCATCAGCATTGTAATATGTATATGCTTTCTTTATGATTTTTAATTTACCATGCTTCTCTCCTTTACGAGCATCAATACCCTCCATGGACCCAGGATATTTCTTATTGCAATATTTGCAGCTGGTTCCGTATAATTTGTTCCCAGAAGGTCTAATTTCATATTTAGCATATACAGTTCTTCCACACTTGCATTCACATTTTGCATTGTAGTAAGATACATGATGATCATTCTCATCAATTACAGGAACTGCATCAACTATTGTAAGCTTGCCATTCTTCTTTCCGATAATTTTCGGAATCTGCTCTTTAGCATAGCAAGCTACGCATTTACCATATCTTCTATTTTGCAGGATTACACTTTCCATATTTTCAGTGTATATAGTACCGCAGCTAATGCATTTAAACCTACAATGATTAATATCAGTTGCATCATAGAAATGAATACTAGAATTAGATTCACTTCTATCATGATTCATCTGATATGTAATATGACTTATCAAACTACATTTGGTGCATGTAGGATATTGAGACATTGCATTATCTAGCGTAATGTAATTAACAGTTCCGCATTTACACATTGTATATACATATGTAGTAGTCAAGAACTTTATTGCATTATTTGGAGTAAATTCTGCGTTGATAGTTTTATACTTCCCATCTTTACTTGCAAGATTTTTTAAAATAGTGCAGCTTCCAAATGTATAATGATCTTTTGCATATCGATATCCAATATAATCATTTGGATCAAAGATATTATCACAGTATCTTACGATAGGTTCAAGAATATGGGAACTATATTTTTGACACAAATATTTAAAACAATCTTCCTCTTCATCCTTATATCTGATATAGTTATCATATCTTTTAATATAGTTTGTTAAGTCAGTAGAATTGATCAATATAGTACGACCAACATGAGTAAATTCAAATATATCTTCTCCTTTATAATTTACTCCAACATATTTGATCTTTCTAATTAACTTACTAGTGTATCCAGATACAACTAAAAAGTCAATTAATTCTTTTTTCGTCATCATAATAGACTACTCCTTTTGTAAAATTAAAAGTCTCTGATAGGACATCTTGTATTCCTATCAGAGTTATAATATCTAATCAAATATTTACATCATTAAAATATGTATCTCTATTAAATGCTTCTTTAAAACTAGCTTTAACTTTACTGCTATTCACATTACAATAAATCATAGTAGTCTCTAACTTGGCGTGACCGAGTACTTCTCGAATCTGTTCAACAGGCATTCCTCTGTCCATCAAGTGAGTAGCACAAGTTCTACGGAATCGGTGAGGATGCACATTTTCTACTCCTGCTCTATCACCAATATCTTTAAGAATTAATTCTGCTGCTCTAGGAGTCAATCTATGACCATTTGTTAAGTGTGTAAACAAAGGTTCATCTGGTTGAGCATATCGTTCTTCTAAGTATTCTTGTAAATATTTCATACAAATATTACTTAGATAAACAACTCTTTCCTTATGACCTTTACCGAAGACAATAACTTCTCCTTCTGAGAAATTAATATCCTTTACATTAAGAGCAATGACTTCTGCAAGTCTAGTTCCAGTAGAATAAAGGAATTCAAAGAATGCTCTATCTCTCTTTGTTAAACATTCTGCTCTCATAGCATCCATCTCAGCATTAGAGAAAGCTTTCTTGATCTTCTTTTCACACAAGACTCTTTCAATCTTATTAGTAGGATTCTTATCAATGAATTCTTCATTTACTAAGAATTCATAAAAAGAGCTAATAGCTCTAATCTTAGTCTGTAATGTAGCAGCTTGAAGATTTCTTGCTTTAACCATATAAGCAAGATAATCCTTCATATCAGCAGTAGTAATATCGCAATAGCTTTTATCATTATAATATTTTGCCATTGCTCTAACTTCTGTTACATATCCATTTAATGAAGATGGTTTCAATCCTACTAAGCTCTTCTGTTGTTTGAATCGTTCTATCAATTCTTCATTTGGTAGGACGTTTCTTGATGTTCTTAAGATTGTGTCAAGCACGTTCTTCAATTTAGCTAGTTGAATAGTATCGAGCTCTGGTTCCATTAATTTTAAGATCATCTCTACATTTGTCATTTCTATTCACTCCAATCAAAAATTAATGTACATTAAGGAGGACTTTTCTATGGAAAAGCTAGTTCTGTCCAATGGCGCTGAGTATCTTCTGTGCACCGATGGTGTAAATCAGTACAATGACGTTGCAACTTTCAAGGTTCGTCCTATGGAAGGTGTCACCAAGACTGCTGAAGAGGTCCTGGCAGACTTTACTGGTAATGATACAATTACTGCTAAGGTCGATGACACTGCTATCCAGATTATTACTGGTAAGACTGTTGTTCGCAATGTTCAGCTGGTTCCTAATTTTGTTATCGAGACCAAGTATGTTTGCCCTGAGTGTGGTGCAGATGTCGAGAACACTGCAACTACTTGTGCTGCTTGCAATGCAACCTTTGATGGTCCTACTATGAAGGAAGTCACTGCTACCATCTTCGTTGTCAATGTAGGTGCTCCTGATATTAACGAGCGTCTGTATAGTCTGGAGTCTAGCGTCGATATGCTGGGCAGCACTCTGCTCAACATGCAGATGGCTGGTGGCAGTGATGATACCGATTCTCAAGCTGTTCAGTAATTCAAAATAATAATACAAATCAGGAGGATTTATATTATGTATAATTCTGTCGTACGTATGTGGAAGAAGCATATGATTGATGAAAAGGGCGTCGATAAGGCTGTACAGCTTAATTGGATTACCGCTGCTCAGGCTGAAAAGATTAAGAAGATTCCTCGCTAAAACTTCTTAGTCTAAAGATTATTTAAGTAAAAAATAATGGGTAAGGGATTTACTCCCTTACCCATTTATATTGCATTTAGGAAATCGTAGCTCTTACAACAATCTCATTCTTACCAGTAACCTTAATTCCCTTACTTACAGAACTCATCATCTGCATCTCAGAAATCGGAAGACTATAATTAGTTCCTGTAGTAACGATATTCAAAACATTATTATCAGAAACTCCAAAGATAGTCTTAATACGGTCACCTCTAGCAAGATCAATAACTTTACTACCAGCTTTATTTCTTTGACTTCTTTCAAATCCACTAGCGGAGAATTTATTAACCTTACCAGATTCGGTAATGACAAGAATATACTTAGAAGGATTTTTCTTATCTATATAGATAATACTCATTCCTTCCATGGGTCCATGCTGTCCTCCCATTCCCAGAGTTCCGATAGTGTTACGTTTAAGAAGAGTAATATCCGTAGAAGCAATTCTTAGAGCTTTCGTGTCACTATATAGAACCAGATCCATATTATCAGATACAAGCTGAGTATCTACGATATCATCATCCTGAGTAATCTTAGAATAGATGATACCAGAAGGAGGTACATTAAGGAAATCCTGAATATCAAGTTTCTTAATGGTATTATTCTTAGATAGAATTGCAACATATACTTTCTGCTTTAAAGCTGCAAGTTTAATAACCATAGGCTCATAAAGTACAGAGATAATATCAGCAGTCAATCCTTTAATAATACCCTTGACATCAATGCCAGGATCATTCTTTGCCATGATAGGAATCTTGTGAATCGGAAGTTTAAATACTCTTCCCTTATTATCAAAGAGAAGAATATTCTCCAAGTTACTTACAGTCATAATAAACTTAGGCCTATCTCCCTTAATTACATTCACATTTTCATTCTCACCAATCTTACGGACATAGTTGTTTTCAGTGATAACAAATTTGAATGTTCCTTCAGGGATATTTCCAAGATTACTAACCTTAATAACTTTACACAATCTAGGAGTAGCATATTTATTTCTAATAGCAATCAATTCATCCTTAACATCTTGAAGAATAAGATTGCTATTAGCAATTCTACCTTCTAGCCATGTTTCTTCTTCACTTAACTTCTTAAAGTCTGCCTTATATCTATCAAGATAAGATCTAGACAACTGCTTAAGCTGAGCATTGATGATATAAGATGCCTGAATATCAGTCAGCTTATATTTACTAATCAAAAGCTCAATTAATTCATTATCAGAACTAGCTTTTCCTTTCTTAATGAGATTAATAATCTTATCAATATCAGGAGATCCTACAATCTTGATGAATGCATCCAACTTATGCAATCTGGTAGAGATTACATAATGTCTCGCAGAATACTCTTTAATCTTATTATCAGTAGTAAATCTAATAAACAGATTCAAATATTCCTTATAAGACAGACGAACCAATTCAGTGCCATAGACCGCTTCAAAGTTAACTCTAAAAGATTGCTCGCAAGGAGTATACTTATATAGAGCTTCTTTAACGAAGTTTACATCGGTACCCTTTTTCAACTTGATGACAATTCTTACACCATAGTCATTCTTAGATTCATCGTTGACATCAATAATCTGAGGAAATTTACCTGCTGCAATTCCTTCATCAATCTTATTTACGACATTATTAGTGCCATATATAGGAAGAGAAGTAATCGTAATATAAGGATAATCATTCTTATCATGAGAAACACTCATAGTTGCTCTAGCACGATAAGATCCATATCCTTTATTACAGATATTTTTCCAATCAGTATCAATGATTTCACAAGGCAAACAATGATCAGGAATCAAAATTACATCTGCTTTAGGATCATCAATCAATCTTAGTGTAGCATCGATAACCTCTCCCATATTATGAGAAGGAAGATCTGCTTTGATACCAGTACCAATACCACCAAGAATACCGTTAATAAGAAGCAGAGGAACTTTCACTGGAAGATACTGAGGTTCATAGTTCTTATTATCATAAGTTGGATTCCAGTCAACAACTTCATTGCTATTGAACAATGCTCCACAAACACATTCAAGACCAAAAGGACTAAGGCAACACTCAGTATATCTTTGTGCAGATGCTACTTCACCAGAAACTGTACCAAATGATCCTTGTCCTATCATCATAGGTTGTTTAATTTCAAACCAGTTTACCATAGTCTTGAACGTAGGATAAGTTCCGCTATGAGGATGATATTTCTTCATAACGGTACCTTCTACGGCAGCAGACTTGACTTGATGAGCAGGATCAATAGCTTTCTCATCATTCATAAGAGTATAAAGAATACGTCTTGCAACAGGTTTCAATCCATCTCGCACATCAGGTAATGCACGAACTAAGTTAGTTGCAATAGTATATAGAGCCAGATCTTCAATATACTGCTTATGAGCTGTATTTTGACGAATTACTTCGGCCATTATTTATTTGCACCCGACTTTCATTTATTATATTCTGCAAATTCTCCAGATGAATAATCAATAATTTTGTTCTCTCCAGTATTATTTTTAATCCAATTCTCTGCAGTATCATTATGGAAGAGATAAATGCAATCATTTCCATAAGAATGCTCCATGCAACGATTAAACGAAATTCGATCAAACATAGAATTTGTCAAAAGATTCTTTTGGTTAGAGATAAATTCTTTACCTTCTGCAATAGATCCGCTAGCAGGAATAGGACAAATAGTACCAGCTTGAGCAAATAGCAAAGTATCGATGTTAGAATAATCATTAATTAGGCAGTCAAGGACATCCTGAACTGTACAATCTGCATTGGGATGAATATACATAATCCACTGAATAGAATCATTAAACTCAGGAAGATTATTATAGATATCTTGTACGCAAGGTCTCATATACATATCTTCTCTAGTATAAGTAGCAATGCTTACTCTACCATTTTCATTCTCAACCCATTTTGCTTCCATAATTAATTTTCTCCTTTCTTTCTAATGAATTTAGAATTCATCGTTTGCATAAATTCATTAGCTTTATTTTCAATAACCAAACTTGTACCGTCTACAGTTTGATCTTTATCACTTATGGCAACTGTACCTTCTTCATTATGACTATTAAGCATGTTACCATACATTTCTGAGTAGTCATAAGAATTATCAATTTCAAATTTTGTTACAAAAGTTCCATTCATCTTAATCTCACCAAAGAGGGGTTTATTCTTAAGATAAATAGACTTGAATTGGAATTCATAGGTATCATTATCATCTTCAGAAGAAGAATCGACAATTCTTTCAACCTCAATTGAATAAGAGTCTTTAAGCAAAGCATTGAATTGAGATTTAAGAAAAGATACTACTGCACTATATTTAGCACTTAGGCTAAAAGATAATCCAGTATCACCAAATACATCTTCTGTCATGATTGTTGTAGGAGTTTTACTTAAAGAATAATTCATATATTCTATGAGCATATATCATCTTCTCCTTAAATAAAATAAGGAGAGACTAGTTATTTGGTGCTACTAGTCTCTCCTTTGCTTTTACAAACCGATCAGTGCACTACGATCAACAACACCAGTTTCTTGAAGAATGAGTTTCTTATTAGAATCATACTGGCGAATGATCTTAGTGGTTTCATTAATATCATCGACAGTATACTGAATCAAAGTACGAGTATTAGGACTCATAGTAGATTCAGCCAACTGGTCAGCATTCATCTCGCCCAAACCTTTAAATCGGTTCATATTGCCAATGGTATTCATAGCCATTGATACCATATCATATAAACCAACTTTCTGGCCGTTGACAATAAATCTCATATGATCTTCACTCATTGCCTTTCGAATAGGTCTAATCAAAGGATCACAATCTTCAATAAATCTCTGATTATAGAAGATAGTTTCAATTCTTCCATTAATCAAACCTTTGATTCTAATAGTATCGCCCATCTTAGTGACATTGTCATTCTCCATAAATCTGAATTCAGAAGTAATTCTCTTACGCAGAGTTTCAAACTTCTCCTTCTTGATATAGGAAGAGATAACAATTTCCAATAGAATAGGATTAACTTTATATCTTTCAGCAATAGTAGAGAAGTCATAAATATAATCGGAATTCTCAATTAGAATTCTAGTAAAGGTAGCAGAATCAATCGGTTTACCCTTAAGATCTGTAACAGAATTCTTCTTATAATATTCCTTCTGCATATATCTTACAAAGTCAACACGCTCTGCAAAATACTTCATACGATTTTTTCCCATAGGAATACCATAAAGCGGAGGAACTGCTTTATAGACCCTACCAGATTCAACTAAGCCAGGGAACATCTTTAAGCACACAAGCAGAAGAAGGTCTGCAATATGAGATCCGTCTGAATCGGCATCCGTCATAAAAATAACTTTCGATACCTTAAGTTTGGAGATATCGAAGTGCTTACCATACCCGGCTCCCAGAATTTGAGTGATTGCCATGACCTCATTATTTGCGGCAATCTTTTGAGGACTTGCTTGAAAGACATTTAGAATCTTACCTCGAATCGGGAAAATACCCTGTGTTTCAACATTTCTTGCGGATCTTGCAGAACCTAATGCAGAATCACCCTCTACAATAAAGAGTTCAATCTTACTAGGATCTTTGGTAGAAGGCTTTACATATTTAGCAGGCAATCCAGTAGTAGCACTAGTAGCATATTTAGCAGTCACTTTAACCTTTTCACTATCTGCTTTAATTCTTACAAGTGCCAAATCCTTCAGGAACTTACAAACTTTCAGCAAATCTTGAGGTTTTGCTTTAGCCCATGCATCTAGACCATTCATAATAGTCTCTTTTGCAAAAGGCTTAAAGTCTTGATTGCTTAAAACTTCTTTTGCCTGTCCAGTAAACTGAGGTTCCAGATGCCATGCAGAAATCATTACCTTAAGACCCATCTTGACATCGTTAGGAACAATCTTAATCTTATTCTTCTCTCTATCTGTCAGATAAATCTTATTAATATAATTTCCAAACCATGTGCAAATACCATCCAAAGTACCAGTAACATGAGTATTCAATGCACTACTACTCGTAGGACACATATTAGCATATGCAGTGACATCTTCACCACCAAGATCCTGTTGGTCAAAAGTAAATGCACACTCTAGTTTCATATGGCCATTATCATTTTTAATGATAATAGGAGATACTAGCATACTAGCACATTTACCAAGAATATTGGTAGCAATACCATCTTCATTGACCATCTTCTCATGATAAGTCTTACCACGCTTATTAATAGAAGTATAGTCAATAGTAGCTCCAATAGGAAGCAAAGATAAGGTATCTCTTACCAGAGTATATACCATTCCAGGTTCCAGTGGTGTCTCACCCATAATACTATGATCAGGAGTAAACTCTGTTCTAGTACCTTGAAGTTTTTCAGGATTCTTAATAATCTCTTCTTTCTTTAAAACACCTTTCTTAAACAAAACATGCTTACAAGTACCATCATAACGATAAGACTTGACATCGAAGTATTCAGAAACTGCATTGGTTGCTTTAGCACCAATACCATTAATACCAGCAGAATAATCGCCAAGCTTTTTCTCATTGAAGTTCTTGCTGGTGTGACCGTCAGAAAATGCTTGCACAATTTTTTCATAAGGGATTCCAAGACCATTGTCACTAACTATAAACTTATAGTCTCTTTCATCAAAGAGAACAGAAATATAGTTGCAAGGAGATTTATCATAAAGCATCTGATCAACAGAGTTCTGAAAAATCTCTCTAAACATTGTTAAAAGGCCTACAGCATTTAAACAGCCCAGGTACATTCCAGGGACCTTACGGACCGCATTGATTGTACCTTCAATATGAGTAATATCGTTTTTATAGTTATCGATATTCTTCATTTGCTCAGCAGTAAGTTTTGCCATTAATTATTAACTCCTCTCATATATTTATTCTTTATCGAATTGATTTATAGGATTATTATACTCATCTACAAAATAAATTGCATTTACACAATCATGATTTGTAGGTGTAGGAGTATATACACATAATTTAGGATCATATCCAGCAACTAATCTACTACGAATAGTATTTTGATTAATACCAGATGCAGCTTCCCATTGTGATAATGTATATGTAGTGTCTCCAATTGTAATAAATACGCTAGTAGTTTTATTATTAGCCTGAATTTCCATTGGAACCCATCTACAATTATCAGGGCAATAAGGGCCATTAGTGTTGATTCGATCGATAGACAGTGTATCATTATATCCATTTTTATATGCCCAATCGACAAATGCTTTTAATCCACTATAATCATCTCTCTTCTGCCATTCGTCGCAAACATAAATGCCACGACCACCATAGCAAGGATACATTTCTGCTCTAGGATCGTAGCATCTAGCAATCATATTATTATAGATTCCATAGATTCTAGTATCAGATAACCCATGTCTTCTGGTCTTATCATGAAGGTTCTTCATTTTTTGGACATTTACACATCCACAATTTTTACAACCTTCTTTTCCACTTAATTGAAGAAATGTTCTAATAACTCCTTTTGTGCCACAATCACAATCGCAAATATACTCTTCATCATCAACTTTTCCAGTTTTAGATGGAATATATCCTCTAATTGTTAGCATACCAATTTTAGTTCCATTTGGATATGCTTCATGCCTAGATTTATGTTCTCCGCACATGCCACAATCTTTAGTAGTTCTAAGCAACAATGTAGCTTCCTTTAGATATACTACTCGTCCACATTCGCATTTGCATTTCCAAGTGCTTCTTTCATGCTTGCTAGGAACTACTTTGACACATTCTTCTACCGTAAGTTTACCAATTTTCTCTCCTGGAGTAATAGGCTTTCTTGCTTTATCGCATCCACAAGATAGTGGGTTGTTATACTTTCCTTTAATATAATCTGTAAGAGTATCTCTACGCACCATAAACTTTTTACCACAAAGATTGCACTTGCAGAGATATCTGGATTTAGAAGATTTTGTTCCAATATCTGGATTTACATATGGAGTGGTTTTTCCTAACACATAAGCATTGCCAATAGTCATTCCCATGTAATCTACATAGTCATGATCGCTTGCTATATCAATAGCTTCATGTGACATATTTTCACAATCGATATTATTCATTCCCAACCTTTTCCTTTCTCTAGATTCTTTCTCTCATAATTATGTGTACATGTTCATTGAAAATTTAATTTTGCTTTATATGAAAATAATCTTTCCTTGGATACCCAATTTCGGATTATTGTTGAGTTCTACATAAGATCATTTACCAAATTTTATATTTTAGTAAATGATTGTTCTATATTCTATTTGTATTAAAAATAATAAATAAAGGAGTGGAGGACATGAATCCTCCACTCCAATATTTATTATGACGACACGATTGTTGCTATATGAACTTTACTTAGAAATTACTTCTGGAAAGTTTCAGGAACCTTTACAGCTTCGGTAACTGCAGGCTGAGCAGCAGGTGCCTGAGGAGCTGCTGCAGGAGCAGGCTGCTGAGGCATATTAGTATTAATAGGCTGTGCAGGACCCTGAGGGTTGAATGCATAACCGGTCTGTGCGGGCTGATAACCAGTCTGAGCAACAGGCTGCTGGACAGGAGCTGCAGGCTGCATGGGCTGAGCATACATCGGATTATAACCAGGCTGCTGAGGCATATTAGTGTTCATGACAGGCTGCTGGACAGGAGTGCCATAAGCATAAGGCTGCTGGGGATAACCGCCCATCGGCATACCACCCATCATACCAGGCTGAGCATACATCGGGCTGTTGATCAGATTTGCATACATTGCAAAGGTGTTCATGCCATTCTGAGCCTGCATCGGATTGATGTTATTATGCTTTGCATAATCCTTAATAGCCAGATCATACAGATCAGGGAACTTCTTCAGGAACGGAATAATCTGGAAATAAGTCAGAGCAGCATCAGGGCTCAGAGACAGATAGCTAGTTTTGCAGGTGTTCATATAATCCAGAACCAGCTGAACTGCAGTCTTGACATCTTCAGTAGTACCAGTATGAACATTAAAAGAATCACCACAGATAGAGCAAGTATAACTACCATCAGGATTCTCAACCAGAGCAGAGGTACGATCAGAGTTATAATGATTGCACTGACCACGCAGAAGCTCTTCATCAGAAACACTCAGAGAAAACTGAGTATTATCCTTCTTCAGACGAGCTACCTTATCAGGACTCAGCCAGTTAGTGTTACCACCGGTCTGCTGTGCAGCGGGCTGAGGATAGCCAGCACCCATGGGCATTGCATAACCATTCGGATACATGTTGTTCATCATTGTTGTTTACTCCTTTGTCTTTTTAATTTGCGCAAATTAAAAGTGTGGAAGATCGGACATGAACTTAAGCAAGTGAGATATTGCTTTTGTTCATTATTATAATATATGCTCAATTTTCATTTTAGCAAACGAAAATTAGGCATAATCATAATCAGTATTTTTATGTTGCAGGAGGTGTAAATCTATACTTACTCCTTAGGAGTAAGAACCTTATCTGCAACATTTTGAGGAATGCCACCAATTTCAGTAGAGATGATAGTTCCTTTAAAGTTACCATACATAGTTCCAGGTGCAGTAGCTTCAGTATTCAAGAATCCAGTTGCAGAGGATGCATTATAGATTGTATCAGTTTCAATTTCTTTAAGAATGTCTGCCATATTCTTAGAAGTACCGATAGGCTTAAGATCACTAATTTGTTTCCGTACATCACCAGGATCAGAATTAATGAAAGATCTAATATATGCAATATCACCAAAGCTTAGCATAGTAACCTTAAAAGGACACTGAGGCTGATTAGTATTAGCAATATTAAAAGATCCATCAGGAGTATTCTTTTTAACCTCGACAACAGTATCACCCTTTAGAAAGAGCCAATGACCATCAATATTTCCACGAAGGACTGCAGCAGAGTCACCAGTATCAATTTCAATAGGACGATCCTTATATTTATCAAACAGATAAAGCACTTCTTCTTTATTCATATAAATTATCTCCTTTATTTATTATTTTTAGCAAGTTTTCTATAAGCATTAAGCTCGCTGTTAAGACTAATAAGAACCATTGCATTCTTAGTATTTTTAACAGTCATAAACTTGTTATACAGAATCGTATAAATACCAATATCCCGATCAGCCATGCTCATGGATCTCACAATATTTCTAATCATATTATCATTGGTATTCAGAATACCAAATCTTTCAGGATCCGTTTGCATATACTGAATACGATTGACATAATCAGAATAGAAATAATTCTGTGTATAAAGATTAGCAGTATTAAGATTAACCTTATTAGCACAATAATCAAGAATCGTATCAATGATGATAGGTTCAATGATATATTTACCATGCTTAGAGAAATCTACTCTGCCAGCGATGATATCATCGATAATTTTATCTACATTCTTACCAACTTCATCTACAGAAATCTTTCCAATAGTAATGAAATCTTCGCCTCGTTGATCAATCATTCTAGTAAACCAGTTAGACATTTTTTTGCCATTGCAAATACTGTCAGGAACGGGATTATTAATAAGTGAACCTGCAACGGGTACATGAGGAATTTGATTATAAACAATAACGTCATGAGGATCATTTACAGGAGAGATCTCAAACTGTTGTCTTACATAATCTTCCATAGGAACATTTGACACAAGGCTAGAAAAATCAATAGAAGCTTCAGTAATAGGTTTCTCTTCGATAATTGCAGATTTGAAATTAGGAGCTACAGATTTCTTTTCCTGTGTAGCATAGGTTGGAAGATTGAAACTTTCAGGAATGTTTACTTTAGATTCATTATCATTAATTACAGGTAATGATCCATTCACTAGCGCTTGATATACATTATAATTTGGTGCAAAATAAGACATAATATTTACTCCTTTCATGTCTTTCTATTATTATAATATCTCCTCAAGAATAGTTTTATCTCCTATTTGTTCAGATGGATTAAAATCATTGATATCAAATCCATCCATATCATCGATTACCTTCATATTATCAAGCATAACTTTCATAAATCTAAATACTGTAATAGGTTTAGAATTAGGAACAGCATTAGGTTTAATAGGATTTGTAGTATCCGTATCACATACGATGATAAAAGATAGGTTAGGATCGATTACTTCGTCCTTAATCAATCCCTTAAGATAATTATAAGTGTTCTGCCTACCCTTACTAACAGACCAATCTCTAGAATTATATTCTGAATCATATGTTGTAAGGAGAAGAATATATATCTTTTCATCAGGATCGTCATCAAAGGTAACAGCAGGAATTGCCATTGCTAGAGTAGCACCATTTTCTTCTTCTACTTGCTGAATAATTCTCATTAAATCTTCATCTGAATCCATATTATACAAATTCAACATCCTCCTTTTTATATTCAGATTTAAAAGTATCATCATCCAAAGTGATGAATCCATTTTGAAGAATAGATTTAATCACTAAGGTATTTAAAGTATCTGCTTTTTTATTCTTAGGAGCATCTATAGCAAATTCAACTCCAAGCATAGTAAGTTTATCGAGTAACTTATATCCTCTAATATCACTATACTTTACATTGATTCTACGATTTCCAAGAATAAAAGTAACAAATTTTTTATCAGAGTTCTTATTACTATAAGCATACATGAAAACATTCATGATATTATAGCTTAGAATATAGGTTCTGACTCCTGATTTATACATCAGAGTCATCCATAATACACCGGTATTGTCTCTATTAAGATTACCTACAAGTTCCGGGTGTAAAATATTTGTGCTAGACATTGTAGAAGGAATAGGAGTTACTCCTCCAGGATTAAATACATACATATCAGGATACTGTTGATACATATTTTATTCTCCTTTATATGCTCCAGAATTTAGGTTTATGCATAACATATACCATCTGCTGTTTAAATCTTGTAATAGCTGTATAATTAGCTGCTTTTACTAATTGAGGATTCATTGCTTCTTCAATATAAGTACCGCAAAGATATTCAGATCCTTGTGCCAAATGTACTGTAGAAGCATATGCATATTCGAATTGTTCGCCCTGAAAGTATGGATTTCTAGAATAGAATTCTCTATCTTTGTAAGCCATATTTAAATACTTTATATTGATTTCTAGATTACTAAATTTTTCATTAGTAAGATCTGGTAAGAAATCTAATTTTAAAGTATCTTTATCTACTCTACTTACATCTGGAGGAGAAATCACTGTTCCTACTAATCCATTTACTAATGGAATATTTCCAACAGATTTATCCCAGTTATTATGCCTACAAATTATGCGCTCACCATAATCCGGATAATTAGAAAATTTGTGAAGAATCTCATGCCTTACTCTATTATTTAGATAATCTCTAGTAGCATTCTTTGCACAGATTACTATATGAGATCTAGATAATATTTCATTATTCAATTCATCATCAAAGATAACAAATACAGAATTTCCATAAACTCCTGGACAAATTGGTTCTCCATTTCTTGCTCTATTGGCAAGATAGACAATAGGAGAATTTTCTGATTGTCTCATTAGTTCAGTGAGTCTGCAAATAATTCCATCCATTAAGAATGCAGGTTTACCACCTATTGGAGGCAACTGTCCAGGATCTCCAGCAGCTAGCACTTTGATTCCAGTATCGTCTAATACTTTTCTAATAAATTCAGGTGCCATCCATGCTTCATCTAGAACAATCAATTTAATCTTTGTTCCACTAAAACTTTTTGGAATATAACTCCATATAGTTTTAGGAGTATTAAATTGCTTATCTATAATAGCACGGCCCAGATTATCTTTCATTGGTACTTTTACAGGATTAAATAATCCAGCATGACAAGTACAAGCATTAACAAATCCTTTTGTTCTCATAATTGTGCATGCTTGTCCAGTATAAGCTATAGGCAATACTTCTTCTGGTTTAAGTCTTAATCTTCTAATAATCTCAGAAATAACTACACTTTTACCAGTTCCCGCATATCCCACAATAGAAAAGTATTGTTGTGATGAATAATGAAACCAATATACTGCTCTATTAGCAGCTTCTTCCTGTTCTTTATTTAAAACTATCATTTATTCTCCTCTTCATCTTGATCTACATCGTAGATCTTTAGATCGATATCGTCAAATGTTCCATCAATACTAAAAATAGCTTCCAAATAGCAAAGAATCTTATTAAGGAACCAATTTCCAACCCATTTAGTACCATCTTCATACTTAATATTCAAACGATACAATCTATCTTCTTCATTTTTATCAAAGAAATATGCTAATACTTCAGGAATGTTTTGCATATCAGGAGAACTATTATCATCAAGAAACTTTCCAAAGAGTCTTTCAACAATCTTTGTGCATTTAGGGTCCAAAGGATCAAGCTTTACATCGTAATCAGAAATATACAATGCTTTATCAGGATCATTATTTGCTTTTACAATTTTTCCCTCAAAGTAAATAGGGCTCTTAGTCTCCTGATCTACAAGAGTATTAGTACTAGGCTGAAGCTCCATGCCAAGAGCAATAAGGAATTTACGAGTTACATTGACACTTTCATTTCGATCGAACATAATTAAAACCTCCAAAAATTATATAGACCAATACCTATTGATCATATTTATAATATCTACTTATGGGTATTTTTAGCTCTTAAAAACTCATATATAAAAGGAGTGATAATATGAATGCAAACAATATGAATCCTAACTCTTATGCAAACAGCCCAGAATTGCTATATGGAGCACATTATGCAATTCTACAAGGAACTGTTTCTTTTGATAATCCTAAAGGTAAGTTTAAACTTGATTATGTAAACCCTAATGGTGAATCAAAAATCAAAGGTGAAAATACAATAGAACTTACTGTTCCTAAATTCTTCTTCTATATTATGCCTTATGGAGATTATCAACCTGATGGAATTAAAACTGTTAAAATAACAACTCCTGATGCTGTTGGTGGAATAATGACATGTAAACCTAAACAATTAGTATATAGAAAGCAATATACTTCAGGAACAAAATTTATTGTAGTAAATATGGGTGGTAATATTGATACTCCTAGAATTATTGGTGTAGAGGAGTGATAATAAATGGCTAATGTAGGATATGCAGGTTCTGCAGATAAAACTATTACTGTTCAAGAGTTTATTGCTATTAGAACTACAGATGATGTAACATATTACAATTATTCTATCGTAGAATATCTACATGGATTTGATATGTTTATTACTAATCTTTTATATGATTATGAAGATGAATTACAAGACATATCTACTACTATTGCTTTAAATGCTAGAGAGAAAGCAAAATATAAGTATAAGCCATGGTTATTCGCTTATGATGTATATGGATCTACTGAATCTCAATTTTTAGTAATGATGATGAATGGAATCATCGATCCTAAAGAATTTGATTTTGATAAAGTAAAAGTAATAGATCCTGGTCAACTGTCCACTATTCTTAATAGAATTCAAGCAGTAAATGAAGACTATATAAACAATAATAGAAATAAACTTAAAATTGATTTCAAAAATAATGATGGAAATGAAGTTTGGAATGTTTAAAAAATAAAATTTAATGTAGTAGGGATTTTGTCCCTACTACATTACTTATTCTTTATTTAGGTTCATAAGGAAGTAGGCCATTATTAATAGACACACCATCATCATCTAAGAATCTAATGGCTGGTTTATCAAGACCACTATTAATAATACTTCTACTAATTAATTCAGTTTCCCAAGGATCATTCTTAATAGAACTAGTATTTGCAAATGCATCAGGAATCATTGCTGGCATTGGCAATACAGGTTCAGATGGCATACCAGAAGTAACAAACTGACTCTGATTTTCATTTCTAGGATAGAGAATACTACTCGGATCTACAGGAACTGCTCCAATACCAGGATCTACTTTTCTCCCAGGTTCCATATTATCAGAAATAGTATTCAAACTAAACAAATCATCGTCATCAGATCTATTAACTCTCTTAGAAATCTTCATACCAGTATTCTTATCTTCCTTAAGTTGTCTCTTAAAAGAAGGTACAGGAGAATAAAGATCTTCTACTAATTTAATTTCATTAGTCATCATATATGGCTGATAAAATAAATCAAGAGTACACTTAGTTCTAGTCTTAATACACTTAAATCCCATATAGAGATTATCATGAGAATCATTCTCTTTATTGATGATAATGCCAAGATCACAGTTATCAATCATCAAATAAGATTCTGACACATTAAAACTGCCAAGAGATCTGATAAGATCTTTTTTATTTGATCCAGAATTGTCATCTAGAACTTTAGATGCATCTCTATTCAAATGAGAGTCAGTAATAACAGGAATGTTGGTAGCAGTTGCAAAAGCTTTGAATTCATTTACAACTTCACCTAAGTCAAGTCTAATATCATTTCTCTTATTAACTGGTCTAATTCTTTTAATATGATCCTGGAAAAAACATATGGGTTCTCTACCAGACTCTCTAAGCTTATCTGTCAATGTATACATATAATCTGTATTTACAGACAAATTAGGCTTATATATCATTACTATATCGATTGGATCAGTATCTTTATCATATCCCAATCCACTAGTTCTAAAAATGTTAATAGAATCTTCAAGAGAGCAATCTCCAAATGTTTTACCATCAGAGACCATGCTTAACATTCTTCCAATATTTTCATCTTCTGAGTTTTCCATAGTAAGAAATACAATAGTAGGAATCTTGGTAGGATCATGAGGAATATAATCTTTATTATACTTCTTAATTTGCATCGCAAGATCAAGCATAGTAAAAGATTTACCACCAGCAGCTTGTGCAAAAATGATATATACTCTGTCTGCTTGAAATCCTCCATCTAGCATTGCATTTAATCCAGTCATACCAGTTCGAAGAACTCTTGAAGGGCTTGTTTGTCTTGCATGAATGTCAGACATTACACTTTCGAATTCTTGAGGTAATAGACTAAACATCTGAGATTGACTAATAGATTCATCCATCTTGTTAAACTGCATGTTTAAATCTGCAGTAAGCTGTTGAATCTGATTAACCACATCAGATCTTCTTCCATAATTTGCATTATGGAGGTTTGCTGCTAAATTAAGAATTTCATCATATCTTTCATCAACGAAATATGATTTTACAAGTTCATTTGCTTGTTCATTAAGATATGCAAGATCTTCATCAGAAATTTCTTCTAGTGTAGAAGCATCTAATAAAGGTTTATCTCCAATACCACCATTGATATATTGAATGATCATATCTTTATTGGTTAATTTCTTAGAAATTCTTGCATCTAATCCTCGCTTGATAAATCTAATACGAGTAATACGATCAATATCATTTCCATATTGATTCTCATCTACTCTATCAAAAAGATCTCTAATTAGATTTAGATTACTAATTCTAATATTTTGATTCATTGAGATTACATATCTGCAATAGAATTCTAGAGTTTTGATATCGAATAAAGGCTTAATAGACTCTATATTTGATTTAACGGAACGAGCATTATTATTGATCTTTCTACTGATATTCATAACACAATTTCTCCGTTGCTATTTTGATTTAGTACTTGGTAGTTTTGATCAAAATAGAAACCCAAAATTTTAAAAGAATTATTTCAAATATACTTATGATTCAAAGAATGCATTGATTGCCATTGTCTTCTAAGAGAATCATTTTCATCATTTCTAGGAAATGCTTTAGTACAAGTAATAGCTTTATCTAGATCTTCTTCTAGATTAGTCTTTCCTTTTAGACTAAGCATATAGTCTGTAGCATTTACTCCAGAAGCTACGTTTAGATTATAAATACTAATATTCTGAGCTTTATAAGTATTGAATAAATACTTTCTAAATCCTACTTGCCAAATAGAACTTAAATTCTCAGGAATAATAGCATATCCTTCTACATGAGTATTATTTACTTTATTATCAAATTCTATACCTACAAATCTCATAGCTATTCTCCTTTACATAATAATAGCAACAATAGCTACGATAATAGAAGCAATAGCAATAGTAGTAGTAAATCTATTAGTGATAGAAAGTGAAGTTACTTTCAGCTCAAGATCATTAATCTTAGAAAATGCTTTACCAATATTTCCATCTTGAATCTCTAATACTCCAGAAATTCTTTCAAGAAGAGCTTTAGTATCAGGGCCAGGTTGATTCATAAGTCTTTCGAGAGCTTCAGGATTCATTCCATTATTGAATCCACCACCATGCCTCATAAGCTCTCTAATTTCATCATTTGTCAATGGTGCTCCGCCTGTTTCTTCAGAATTGCTATCTGAAGTTCCAGTATTTCCGTTTTCATTCTTTCCCTCGTCAACTTCAGATTCAGTATCACTATTTTTAACCTCGTTTTCCATAAATCCATTTTCATTGGTAGTATAGTTGTTAGCCACCATATTGTTTTCTTCATTCATCATCACTAATCTCCTTTTCTTCTTTATATTCTATATTATTTAAAGCAAGAACACCTTTGACAATCATATTGTCAAATCTAATATCTGAATCTTTATTGATAAGATCATCGGAGCAATCATTAGATTTATTTTCAATAGATTCCCAATGCTTAATAGCATCCATAATACAGCGCTTATCTATTTTAATATAAGCAACAATCTTACCAGTGAATGTTGGAATATAAAGATAATTATCATCATACTGGGCATATGCTTTAGGATATGATGTCCCAGAAAGATCTGCTTGTCTTATTGTTTCAGCTGACGGATATGCATCAGGAGTTCCATAATAATTCATATTATCATTCCTTTCTTAAAATATTTTCTAATTCTTCTACTGTAAGATAGGTTTCATCTTGCTTAAGATAATTAACCCATAATACAAATTTCTGTTCATCTGTCAACTTCGGATCTAACAAAAATGCCACTTTTTCATTATCTTCTTTGATTTGCTGCTCTGCTTGTTTAGCAATTTCTAATTCCTGAGAATAAAATTCTAGCGTAACAGAATCATCAAGTCTAAAAGAATCATTAAGTGCCATTTTACCAGCTCCAGGAATTGGTCTATTGAATTTAATTCTAATATAATCAATTCCTTGAGTCTGTTTTAGATTCTTAATATAGTTGATGGTTTCTACTGGATCATTATTGATCAATTGATCAAGATAAATAGTTTTATAAGTGTCTGAAATAATCTTTTCATAATCAAGATAATAATATCTTGTATTAAGATTATAAGTCATTAATATAAAACCTTTCTCATGATCGTCATCGAACCTCCATCTATATGGAGATCCACAATAATAGAAATGATCATTAAATACTCCAGGTTTATGAATATGACCAGAAATGATAGGACCTTTACAATTTAAGAAATCTTCAATATGGAATAATCTTCCATTTCCAACAGTGTCACCATATACTGCTCCATGAATTGTACCATGCATGATACATAAATCATAAAAATCAGATCCAAATAGAATATGCTGATAATATTCTTCAGGAACGCCATATAATTCAGGAATGCAAAGAATTCTAGAATTCTTAACAATTTCAAATCTAATATTAGTCACTATTCTTACATCGACATCTTTTCTCTGCATATAGTGATAGTAAATTTTAATCTGGTTAGAATCATGAGACATAGTACCTTGAAGAATAATCAAAGTAGCATTATGATATTTACATATCTCTATTAATCTTCCTACAAACATAGATGCATATAAAGTAGCATCTGATGAGGTCTGAACTTTGTGATCAAATAAATCTCCATTTACACAAACTAGATCTAGTCTAGGCATCTTTTCTATTTTCTGAAGAAATTGATCCTCTAGAATACTGTATTGCTTATATGGATCCATTACTGGAAAATGGAGATCAGAGATATGTGCTGTGATAAGAGTTCCTTTATCGATTTGATCTTTGAGTTTATATTGAGCAATTTCTTCTTCAATAGCCATGATGATATATCCTTTATCGAGTTTTTCTAATTTCTTTCTTAATGACACTAGAAATCATATTTCTAATATCTGGATCTGTCTGAATTAATTCTGGTAAGTATGCTTTAATAGCTTCTGTAAAAACATACTTAGGAATATCGTAAGATTTATACATATTAGAATTATGATATCCAATCATTGGAGTCTTTACTGTAAGACCTTTATCTAAAATTGTATATTCAGTTTTAGGCCAACCGCTAGTATCATTAATTTTATCAACTACAGAATCTAATTGATTATTAATAGTATACTGAGCCATGTCATAAATTCCCATCATTTATTCTCCTCCAGAACTACTATTCTCTTCTACAAACTTCTTTAGAGATTCAATAAACTTAGGACAATCAGCCTTAGATTCAAGAAATATAGGAAAATAATAATCTTGAATCTTTTTCAAGTCTTCAATTGAAATTACAAAATCTACTTTCTGTAATTTAGTAGCATCTGTAGATATTAAATGTATTCCATCTGGTTTACATTCAATTTTTCCAATAATACTAAACAATGAAATCTTAGGCAGCATAATTAAAAAATTCTTTCCTTTCTTTCGATTTTATATTACTTATTTGAATCTGAGTTTTGTTTTTCTTTATTTCTCTTAAACTCAATTACACTTTGGATAATTGCATCGATTACAATTGGGATAAATGCTCCAATTGCAATTGGAATTATAAATTTTACAAACCAAGCAATCCAAGTAATTTGACTAACTTTTTCCATTGGGAATTGAGCTTCTTCTACTAGAGCATAATCAATTCTAGCATAAATGCAAAGAGGAATATAACTTAGTTTTGCAACTTGATCAATTATATTAAAGAAATTTAAAATAAAGGAAAATACAACACAAGTTACACATATACCAAATAATTTAAATTTTTTATCTAAAATAAAGCGAAGTAAGATTACTCCAGTGCAAGTATACATGACAATCTCTAGAATTAGCGTAAATGGATTTATCTTACTCATCAAGATACCGTTTTCGAGTATTACAGAGCCTACCCAATAATCTTCATGCTTAAGGAATCCAGATATATAAATGAAAAATGGACAAATAATATAAGATGCATTAAAAGAAACAAAAGAATCAATAATTGCATCTAAGAGACTATTTTCATTCCATGAGATTAAGACAATGGTAATGAATGGCACTAGCATCAAATATCCTTTAGTGACACACATTACTACTTGCCTCATTGCTTCATGATTATTCAAAATAATATAATTATTTGCATAATCATAAATAATAGAAACAAAATATACAGATACAAAGTAAAGAAAATTTAATATAAAATCTGAATATTTACGAGTATTTGCATTTCGATTAGCCATTATATTCTTATGCTCCTTTTATCAATTTTCTATTTTGGTCTAATAATTCAAAATAAGCTTCAATATTATCAGATCTTTCACAATCTTTTACTTGCAAATAAAGATTTGTAATTTTCAATCTATAATCAAATGAATAGTTTGAGAATTGTCTACTATTCATAATAGCTTCAAGTTCATTAGATGCCCTATGCCAATCTACTGTTATTGCTTGTCTATATTTAGGATTCCATTTCTTTTTATATGGTTTCATAATTTATCACCTTCCTTCTAAATATTTAAAAAATAAAATAAAAAAATTAGATATTATTATCTTGAGATAATAATATATATCTCATCATAGTTTTAATTATTTTTTTCCATTGATTTTATTTGCTAGAGTAATTGCTTTTTCTTCTTCTGGAATTTTATATTCATGAAGATAATTAAGAAAGAAATTTATTAGAATTTCTTTACATTGATTTTCTATTTTCTCTTGAGACTTAGATACAGATTCTGAAGTAGAAATAACAATACTCTTTCCTGTAGTATTATCAAATACTGTAAATATAATATTGGTAGATACAATCTCTACAATAATATTCCTGTCTTTAATTTTGTCATAAAAATAAATAGGAATAAAATTCTTAGGATTGTATTTATCATTTGGATCATAAGAAGGAATCGTTACGTCTACCATATAATCTTTTAGATTATTATAAAAAAGAAAAAGTATTCTTTCTAGATCATAAAGATATTGTACATCCCATTCATCTTTAGACAGAATAGTTTTAATAGTAGAATCTAGTTTATCTTCTAATTTCTTAGCTTTATTTTTAGATATGAATCTAAACCAGCCGAAAGGTTTTTTGAATTCTTCCTTCAATTCATGCAATGTGTTGCATGATTGAATAATACTAATAATATCAAGATCCATATTTTCTACTCCTTCCAAAATAGATATGATTACTAAGAAAGTTTTTTATATAATGAAAAAATAATGGAGTACTACGATCGTAGTACTCCATGTTATTATTTTTTGTTTAAATTAGTAATTTCTTGATATTGAAGATTAGTATACATTCTCATCTTAAATGCTGTTAAAAGAATCATGAATGTTTGTTCACAATTTTCAATATAGTTTAAATGATCTTTATTGTTAAGATCAAATTCTTGAGTTTCATAAAAATGATTTAACTTATCTAATCTTAAAATCATACATTTAGAAATATTAATATTCTTTGTATTCTTTAAAAGATATCTATATGCTGCTAATTGTAGAGAATATTTATAATTCATATGATTAGAAGTTTTAAAATCTAATAACCAATATTCTCCATCTACTTGAAGTAAACAATCACATGTTCCTCCAAAGTATTCATTGATCATAGTTTCTTCTAGATAGATTAATTTAATATTTTTATGAAGTTTATGTAATTCATCCCACCATTGAATGAAACCATCTAAACAAGATTCTACAGTATCTCTAATTTTTTGATTAGGAATTTGTAAATCTGTATCTAGATCAATTCTTCCTTGTCTTAAGAATATCTCTATTGCTAAATGTGAATAAGTTCCTTTATCTTGAGAATCTTTCATAAATGCTCTATATGATATTCTTTTCCACCCTAAACCATTAGCCCAATTCATTAGATTGTCTTCATGCATCATTGCAGATAATATTTCTGTTACTCTAGGAACTCTTTTATCATCAATAGAGTAATTGCTCTTAGTACTATTTCTAATTTCTAGATCTTTTATTTTTTCTAATAATTCTTTTACTTGATTATCTTCTAAGATCATTCTTCTTTCTCTCCTTTATTTTGAGATTATAAAAAATAATTACTTTGAAGTTTTTCTTATTTTTATTTTTAAGAAGAATTTTTATAAGGTGAAACCTTATAAATTCCCCCGTAGTTATTTTAATATGGATATACTAGTATATTCATTAATTGTTGTTTCTTTAAGATAAGTATTATTTTAATTAGAATAGGTGAGATATTACTTAATAATCATCATTAAAATCAATAAGATTATTTTAATTTTAATATATACAATATTAAAATATATGTCTGAAAAATTTTTTACTTTGCCATTTTTAAGGGTTTTTGAAAAATCTTAAAAAGTGAAACTTTTTAAATTCCTCCACAGTTATTTTGATAGTGTAAATGTGTAGATTGATCTTATGCTTATAAGATCAATCTACTATGCTAAAGAACGATTATTAAATAGATTAATCATTTTTAGAATAAGGATCAATATTATCAATAGAATCATCTTTTGTTTGAGGAATAGTATAATATCAGTTTAGGAATTAAGACGAATCATAGTATATAAGTAGTATAATCATAGTTAATGTATAAACATATAAATCTTTTTATTATTAATAATTATCAATTTTAATTTTAAATAAATTACACTATTAAAATATCTATCTGAAAAAAAGTTTACTTTGCTAAAAATAGGGTATTTTTGGCAAAATTTGTTAACAAATTATGAACAAATGTTAATAAATAGAAAAATAATCCTCTATGGCATAAAACCATAGAGGATTTTATTTATTTCAATTAAAATTCTTCATAATTGTCAAGAGCATCGTAATCAACAAAGATACCATAAGCTCTCTTATGTAGATTCTTTTTAGCAAGAATCATACGAAGATCTTCATATTCTTCCTTGATTGCAATCCAATGATCGATATCAGGGTCATTACGATTTTCACGGATGTAGTCAGATAGAATAGTAAGTCTAGCATTAATCTGCTTTAGAGCATATAGTACATCTTGTTCAGATTCTGCATTCTTTGCTCTAACTTGGAATTCATAAAGATCGTTTTCTACATCTCTAAGTCCAGAATATTTTAGATATCCCAGGAATCCACCATTCCTCTTAGCTTCTGTAAAGATTTGATTTACAGTTTCTGTGATATAAGCATCATTATCAATTCTATTTAGAGAACTGATAACAGATTCAATTTTCTTAATATATAGAATAGAAGCAGTAATATCTTTACACTTAGAAAGAAGATGGATTGCAGCAGGCCGTTCAGAATCTACGTTGCAATATAGCCTTAGAGACCAATCAAGCATAGACAGATTAACCTGGCGTTTAACTTCATTTTCACATCCAGGCATTTCCTGGTACAGTTTATCCACACCAGTCTTGAAAGATCCTTCAGCAAATCCGAGAGAAGATAGATAAGCGTCTGCTTCTACATCATCAGGAAGAGAGAAGCAAGAAGTAACCTTAGATAGAGCATCAGCTAGACCAAAAGATAGAATAGCTTTATATTGAACAGAATCCCTAATAATCAGCTGAGTATTCTCTTTAGCAAAGAAAATATCAATATGCTCTCTAACAACTTCAGAAGGCCTAGAGTCAGCAGTCATATGATAAGCATTAAATAGAATAATCTGTGCTACTTCTTCATTTGTCAGACCGTAATCAAACATCTTAGAATCAATTTCACACTTATATTCTCCAACCTTACAAGGCTCTCCAGCAATAAAGAAAGCATTGATATCAAAGTCAGAGAAAGTAGGATGAACAATACATCCAAAAGGCAGCTTATCTGTATTATTAGTATAGATGAATTCTCTACACTTGCCAGTAGTAATAATGAGATTCAGATCTTTTCTAATATTTTCTACAGCAGCCTTTGAAGTAGAAAGATCACGGAGTTTCTCAATATCACTAATTAGATTTTCAATCTTAGAATCCATTGATTATTCCTCTCCTTTATTTTAATTATTTGGTGCATAATTTGCAATGAAATTATAATTACCTGTACTACCAGAAGGAATATATTCAGGATCCCAATTGGTAAAAGTATATCCATCCTTTACAGGCTTAGCAGGATAGAAATCTTCCTCTTCAATATTATAATTAGATTTAGCGAAAGGAAGTATTCCATTGTCTAGACTATATCTAATCTCATATTCAATAGGAGTATAGATAAATGTATAAATATTATCATAAGAATCTATGATAATAGAATTAGTATTGCATTTATATCCATCAATACTAATAGGATATACAATTTCTCCAGGTTTCTTATTTACATGAGTATCTTTTAGAGTCTTTCCAGAAGAAGAGATATATTTGATATTTACATTCCAAATATACCAATTAGGAGTTCTATTAGCATCAAGTGCACTAGTATTCAGGAAAGCATCAGTAATATCACCAAATGTTTTATCATTGTTCCAATACTCCACAGATTGGACGTCTGAGAGAGCAATACAATCTTTAAACATGGAATTGCAATTCATTCCATTAGCTGCAACAAAGTAGGAGAAGCAACTAATATCGTAGAGAGAAGAAAAACCTTCAAAAGCATGACTCATATCATCATTGCAATGAATTGCATCTTCACAAGCAAGATTGATAATTCCGTCATCATAAGATGCATAGATAGGAGTAATAGTAGAAGATACATCTACACAGTTATCAATATAATCTACAATTCTAAATCCTAGAATATTATCTTTACTGCCAGCAATGGTATCAAAGATCTTATTAAGCTCAGTACCAGTTTTAAGAATCGGAAGAGATTTCCAAGTGGCAGTAAAATTAATATCTCCAATAGTTCCAGCAGGAATAGATTTAGGCTCCCACCCATTGAACACAAAATCTTTTCTTGTAGGAATAGGAGGTGTATAGGTATCATCTTCTATAGTATACGAAGATTTTAGATCAACATCAATTTCACCACCATCTAGGTTATATCCAATTGAATATTCAATAGGAGTATAGATGAAATTGAATTGTTGATTATCTTCTTTCAGAATCTGAGGTTCAGGAGCTATATATCCTGGAATCTCTTTAGGATAAACATATGTATCTTTTTCTGCAGTGGAGCAGAAAGATCCAATTACAATATTATCTTCCATAATTAACCCTCCACTGCTTTATTAGTAGAAGATAGGCAAGTAGCATAATATGCAAGGGCTGTAGTGCTAGTGTTATATTCAAACCAAGCAAACAAAGTCATATTTCCATTAGGCTTATACTTAGTTGGATCAATAATAGTAGCAGCAATCTTGCTAGTGGACCAGCCTTTGAAAATAAATCTAGGATCAGTCCATGTAGGAGTTACAATAGTTCCGATAGTATCTCCATCCCTAACAGACATTGTAGTAGGCAATTTCAATCCAGGAACATTTGCTTCATTTGTATCAAAGTTGATGGAGAAATTGTTACTACCAGTAAGATCGATTTTAATATTATAATCACCAGCATCATAAAGTTGAAGAACATAAACGTCATATGCAATATAACTGCCAGCAGCAGAGTTCATTGCATACACACGATCTTCTATTGTAGCAGTAATTGCTTTACTAGTAGAATTATTCTTAAAGCTAGCATTATAGTTAATAGGAACGTAGAAACAAGGTACATAACCTTCAGCAACAGTCATCTTAACTACATCAGAACCGATAGTAGTATTTTGTGCAATAAGAAGATAATTCTTAGAAGTATCATATGTCTTGATAAGACCATAATAGATATAAGAAGTGGTAGACATACTACCACCATCTGCATCTTCAGTATCGGTAATTACATAATACCAATGGTTCTCCTCACGATCCTTAATAGGAGGAATGGTCTGTTCAGTGACTACATGAATAACGGAAGATCCATCTTGAATTTCCTTAATTTGCTCTCTAATTTTACCAGTAATATTGATATATCCATTACCATTTTTGATATATAGGTCTTCATTATCAATATCTACAACCAGCTCATGGTTTTGATGATTATTCTTATTTTTAAATTCATCAAGCACGATTGGAATTCTGGCAATATATTTATCATTATCAGCCATGTGCTTTAGCCTCCTTTTCATAAAAATAAAAACTAAGTAGCACCATTAATATTAAGTTTTGAAAAGCCAAAATAAAGGTGGATAGGATTGCTCCTATCCACCCAATTTAGATATTACTGCTTATCTGCAGACTCTTCGACAATCTTCTGATCATCATCAGACAGAACATCTGCACCAAGACCCAGATCACCCTGTTCAGTGATAACAGAATACTTTGCATCGGTAGACTTTTCAGGACACATAATAAATTACCTCCTTATAGTAATTATTTAGAAGTATAGTATTTAGCTTCTGATAATATCATAAATCTTCTCAAGCTCTGTTACGTAATAACGAATTGCTTCAGTAAGAGTATCAATAATAGAATTATTATAATCGATAGACATAGTAGCATAGTAGAGAAGTTTTTTGAACACTTCATCTACAATATACTTACCATTCTTATCTCTACCATATCTAGCACTCATCTTATTATATGCTTGCTGGCAAAGTTGTAGATATTGCATTTCACCTTGGACAGCAACATTGATTTGAGCAGTGCCATAATAATAATTAGAGAAAGAGTCTTTATAATAATTCAGACAATCTTCAAGCTTTTGATTTCTATAATCTTTGCATATAATAGTAGGCTTAAAATGGGAAATAAATTTATGCTTTGCATACACCGCTTCAATATCAGTCATAATATTATCGCGCATTTTTTGAGCATCTTCTTTTTTATCACCATTTTGATGAATATAATCCATGGCTTTATCAATTTTCTCAATGAAATATTCAGAGTTAAAAGCCATGAAATCATATGTAAGCTTATATAGTTGCTTACTAGTATCTTGAACATCAATCAGATATACATCTTTTGTTGTTACATTGATTCTATCATTGCGATGCTTAAAGCGTGCCATCTTATCATGCTTAAGCATATCATCGATCTTAGTATAAAGATCATTAAGCTCTTTAGTCTGATCAGCAAGTTTTCTAGCATTGAGCCCATATCTATTCTTAACAAAAGTCATTAGAGATTTGTTAATATCATTAACACTCATTTTAGAAAACATGCTAATCAATTCTGCATCTTCATTGCAATTCTTCAGATTTGCAGCAGTGCATGCTTCCTTAGCCATTTGATATAGAGCTTCGCATTGAGCATTTGTAAATGCACTTTCTTGCATATACTCCTGAATCGGAGCTTCAAGTTTAAGAACCATAATTAAAATCCTCCATTTAAGTCTTCAAATCTATCATCAATAGCATCAAACAGAGCATCATTATCTGTATCTTGCTCACGTCTGTCTCCACCAAATTTCTTATAAAGCATATTATAATATAGACGAATTGCTCTACAAGAATCTTGATCTTTAGGGAAATTGATATAATCATCAATTATCTTATTGAGTCTAGTAAGCTCATCAATGAGCTCTTTCTTCATTTTAGGATCTAGACCTTCTTTTGCTAGTTCCTTTTTAATATAATCTACAGAAGTTTTGATACGAGCTAGTTTTTTAGGATGCTCATCTTGAACATTCAATACATATTCAAGAAAATCATTAAAGTAATAAATATAAGCATCAATTTGATCTAGAAAATCTGGACGCTGTTTTACTTCATCGCCATAATAGTCTTTATAAATATTATCTGTCATTTTAACAAGACAGTTATGAAGTTCTTCACCGTATCCAAACATTGCAGCAAATGTATCTGCAAATTTTTCATTTGTATAATCAAATCTATGCTTTCTCATATTATCTTCCATAGACTCATGGAAAGATCCAGGAAGAACTTTAGACAATGTTTTCTTTACAGCATTAAAAGCTGTATTAAACTTGATAAGCTCAGCATTAATGATATCAATAGTTACAGCCTTTCCTTGTTTAATTTTTTCTTTAATAAGATCATTAATTTTAGAAACAAGACCATTCATTCTTCTTGCAGTTGTATATCTATCATCAGGATCCGTAACTGCTTCAAAGAAACTATGACCAACTTCATGAAGCATAACTGCAACTAGCTCTTCATCACTATATCTGTCGTCATCAATCATTCCAGCATTAATTGCCATAATAAAACTGACTCCTGGAAATACTTTTTTATATTTAAATCCAGAAGCATCTGCAGTTAGAGAATTAAGAATTCTCTTTCTTTCTTCAGGAGTATAAAAAGTATCTACAGGAAATGCATATGCATTGGGTAAATAGCTAGGCTGAATATAAAGAGCATAAGATTTAAATCCAAAAGTATTTTCTGCAACTCTATTAAACTTTAGAATCTCGGGATCCATATTAGTAGAAGAATTTACAGGCTTTCCTTTAATTTTCTTTCTTACTTTTGAAAATGCATCTTGGAAAGGTTTAATAGCATCTTTACCAAGATAAACCTCATTAAGAGGACCAACACCTACAATCATATTATTCTCCTTTCAATTAAAATATTCATTTTAATTACTAGGATGTGGAAAATAAATAGGAATAGGTATAAAACCTATTCCTATTATAATTATATTTTAAATATTAAATATAGTGGCCACAGAATTCCAAGAAATATGAATAAAGAGCCCTATGACATAAGCTGCAAGTGTGCATTTATCTTTTGCATCTTTATCATCAGATATACCAAATTTTCTTCTAAAATCTTCTGTAGAGAATATTTTATTGATAATTGTTGTTATGGTATGCATTCCTACTACTGCAAGTCTAGGTATAATTTTAGCTCCTTTAGAAACATACATTGAGAATTCATATGAGTTAAAAATGAGATTATATTCTTTTTCAAATCCACCTTTAACAGCGATAGCTTTACAAGCTTCTTCCATTACAGGTGCAACTACAATTACAACTAGGTTTCCGCCAAGTCCACCCATTAATTTACATAGGACTAAAGATATTAAATTACCAATAATTAGAAACCAAGCAAGCAATGTGAGTGCATCTGCAGTCTTTCTTTGAGATTCAATGTTTTTAAGATTTGGGTTTGCAGTAATTACAGTTTTATCAACATTATCTGCTAATTTTTGAAATAGATCAGAAACAATATTGTGAATCTGCTTCTTTGTTTCAGATGTTGTGCCATTTTTCTTAATGAGATCTACTATATCATTAGCAGCTTTGCTTAATTTGTCTTCTGCACCTTTTATTCCTATCTTTTTTAAATCAGATGGTTTAGGCCCAGAAGCTTCAAGTAAATAACTTTCAGAAATAGATAAATGATATTTTTTGCATGTTTCACAAATTCGTTGAACATCAATAGGTGATAGTTCGAGATTCATAAATATTTGTGAAGATTCATGCAATAATTCTATACAAGTAGATTCAGTAAATATAGCCATTATTTTGATTCCTCCCTATATTTAGTAATTATTAATTTGTAATCAAAAAAAAAACGATTTGAATTTAACAATAAAAGAGGTGCTATGGATTACTCCATAGCACCATTATTTAAATGATCGGAGTTAAATTTCGTCCGTATCAATAACCATATTGACGCCGGCACTTTCCATCAGATCCTTAACTTCCTTAGAAGTATTCGGATGAATCAGGACACTCAGATTCTGAGCACTCATGCCTTCATTAGCAGCAATAATGCCGTTCAGAGTCTCAATGACACTCTCACACTTCAGTTCTGCACACTTCTGCACATCCTCAACATCAGTGAAGAACTTGTCATCAGGAGTCTTAGCAACGACGACATTGTTATACTCACGTTTGACAGCATCCACAGGATTGACAACCTGGGGATCCTCAGACACCTTGACTTCATCATCATTAGGGCCAACTTGGACATCCATCTCGATATCATCAACGCCATCACTCTCACGAACAACATACTGAGTGCACTGAACACCATATCTCTCCAGACCGGGGACATACTTCATAGTGCTTTCATCAACAACAACGAACAGATTCTGAGCACTAACACCCTCATTGCAAGCAATGATCTTGTTCAGAGAATCCATCATGTTGCTCTCTGACAGCTTAGCATACTTGACAACATCCTTGCAGTCAACATAGTAGCTCTCATTGCACTTAGCAACAGAAATAGTCTCAGGATCACTCTTAGCAGCAGAGATAGGATTATCAATCTTCTCATCTTCAGAAGAAGCAACAACCTCAGAGTCAGGACCAACCTGAATATCCATAGTCATCTCATCGGACTCATCAAAAAAGTTTAGCATAAGATATACCTTCCTTTGCAAAAGAATATAAAATATATTATCCGGATAATTTATAATCAACCATAGATATCAAAACTAACAGAAGATTCGTTAATTTTGTTCTTGGTAGATTCACTCATTGTATTATAATCGGATTTAGTCATAATGACTCTAATGTTAGAAGCACTAATATCATCGTCTTCATGAACCTTAATGATATTATTTAGTGCATTCTCATACTTAGTTTCCTTACATGCATCCATATAGCATTTAAGATCATTGTGATCAACGTAATAATTATCACCGTATTTGGCAATCATAACATTACGAGGATCCATTCTTAGTTTACTAATAGCCTCAATAGGACTATTAGCTTCAACTGGAGGTTCTTCATCAGGAGTATGTACAGGAATATCACTAAAAGTAGAATCAGTAGGATCTTCATCATCATGAAGAATAACCTTCATATCACTCTGATTATTATCATTCTGAATCTTAAGATCTACAGGATCTTGGAAATATACATGACAGTCTCTAGGAATTTCAACTTCCTCTAGAATAGGAGCTTCATAATTCATATTAGTTTTCCTCCTTTTAATTACTACTAGAATCATCTAGAAAAGTTATAGCTTCTATATCTTGTTGATGTACAGGTAATTGTTGTGCTTCTTGCATAGTTGGCAAAGCATACATATTATCTTTAATCATATCAATTCTATTAGAAATGGATTGACTAAATTGGTCTAGTTGAGGAACTTGATATGCTCCCTCCGGATCTAAGTAAATATTAGACTGAGATAGTAGCATATTTTGCTCTTCAGGATTAAATGATTTTTCATGACCTTCTATTTCTTCAATAGTTTCTTTATCAGCAGGATCTATATAAGGAGCATATTCTTGCATAAATAAATCATATCTACCAAATACTTTAGATGGTGGAATAAATAAATATCCATTATGGACCAATTCATGCTCTGTAGCTGTAAGAGGATATAATCCTATAATACATCTATAGTGGCAAGCCATTACCTCTTTAGCAACCATTTCTACAGAAAGATCTTCATGATTAGCTAGTCTCTTTTCATAAACAATTCGTACTATATCCTCCAATACAAATGGAGTATGATGAATTTCAATTTTTACACGTTTACTATCATTATTAGTAATATCAGGATTAAGCCCAGATCTATCCATTCCACAATATTCTCTAAGATATTTGACCATCTCTCTATATTCAAAAGATCCTCGAACTTCAGATTTAACGTCCTTTACATATCTTTCAAAGTCTTTTGGATTTGCAAGGTCATAATCTTCTTGATCATAATCAGGTAATTGCCCTATATGGAATGTTTTACCAGAGCTATCTCTGATATCATCTAATTTGATAAGATTAACAGGATTAATCATAATTAAACCCTCTCACTCATTATAGTTTAGTTGATTTTATACATTAAATATTTTATTTTAATTAGATATTATAATAGTGAAGATCTATGGAATGATCTTCACCGAATAATTTTCTTAATATGAAAGGAAGTACTAAAATGAGTATTACTATCAAGGAACAGTTTATCAAATCTATTATCAATGATTCTGTCTGTGTACCCTCTAAGGCTATGAGAGAAATTTTCAATAATAATTGGAAATTGGTAAGCAATGAAATGCTGTATATTCTCATTACTGAGTCTATGCATACTCTGAATGATAAGTTCAGATTGCTTACCAATCTGATGGCATTTGCTGATGAAGAATTCAGAAAGACTATCGATGCTTATATTAAGTGTCGAAAATATGAGTATGATCTTATTAGAAAGAAAACTGGTCAAGGAATGAAATTTGTCTATAATGTTTACTCTATGAAGTATCATGAGAAGCATACAGACAGATGCATCGAGGAGTTAAGCAATCATCAAGGCCAGTGCAACAGATTTATTGGCACTGCAATTGATCTTGATGCTGCACGGGCAATGATTATTCTTGATCACGAGCAGTATCGAGAAGATGAAGAAGATACTCATGATACCAGCTATCAGTTGTTCTATATGGTATCTAAAACTCTGCTTTTCAAAGAGGAGTATGAAGATCTTGATTGCTCTAATGGAGATATTTATTTTAATAATGATGGCAATATCATTGATCTCTTTATCTATGACTTTAGAGTTGATGAGCATAGTCCTTCTGAAAAGAAATATCCTATCTTTGATTACAATGAATCTGTAGAGATCCCTTATGATCATCTTTTCAAGTTCAAAGGCATCGATAAGTTCATTCCTAATAAGAAGGTAAAGGTTTATAATAGTTTTTATACTAGAGGCCTTTACAATGTGACTGAGAAAGAGAATTATATTATCGCATATTTGAATGATAATTCTTTTGTTGGTCATAATGCAGCTGTTCGTAATAACAATAAAAAGACTGCATTGGTAGAAGGTTTCCCGATTCAGTATATTGATCTTGTTTAATAAAGAAAGGAATAGATTATGAATAAGGATAAAAAAGCTTTCATTGATTCCATTATTGAGAATAAGGAAATTCTCACATTTACTATGAGAGATATGTATGAATCTCTCAAAAATATTAGAAAGGATTTCTATGAAGAAATAACTACCGATGAAGTTCTACTTCATATGATTTATGATTCCAATATTCCTGTTGCCAATAAGAGACTTTTGTTTATGCAGCTTAAGTCTTTTACAGAGAATGAAGATATTAAAGCTGCTATTGATACCTATATTGCAAGATCAGATACTGCATATGATTACCTTAACAACAATCCTGATCTTGTATATACAATATACCTGGGTAATAAATCTTCGTTGATCTCTCTTAATAATATTCGTAACAATCCTGGTGGAGTATTTGATTCTTTTGTCTGTGCTACGGATTATATTAAGTATTTCAATGAAAAATGTGTTAAGGATAATCCTGCAAATGAGATGTTCATTAACCTTCAGTTTTATTTGATAGATGCAACTGTACTCACTAGAGGCGATCAATACAAATCTGAGAAGGACAATACAGCATGCTCTTGCATTCTTGATAGCAATGGAGAACTTCTTCAGGTCTTCTTTGATAATTTTAAGCCTAAGGATGGCACTTTTCCTGATATTCATCCTTTGTTTAATAAATCATACAATGCTGCTCATAATTTTACAATAGGAGATATTGTAAGACCTAGATGGGATACTCACAATTTTAATTTCCTTGATGATGGTCATATCTACTTTGTAAGAAGAGTTGATGAATCTTCTAAGATTCTTCTCACATGCTATGATCAAAAGAATAAAGTAATTTATGATATTGATCAGCCTGTATCTCCTTTTAGCCTTAGTATGGAATATCCTTACACATATGAAGACGATGCGTATTTATTCGATTTCATTATAAAGTATCAGTCATATCTGAAAGAATATCATCATTACGATATGCTTGATATCATGAATTCTTTCTATGACTGTAATATGAAAGGAAATAATTAATGGATGAAGAGAAAGCAATCTTAATTAAAGCTGCAGGCATATGGATTGGTAATCTTTTTAAGAGCAATAAATTCTATTATATTGGATTAGAAATTATTCCTCCTAAAGAAGATGGAATTCCTACTGTGATTTATTATTATTATTCTTCTAATAAGTCGCTGCTTGTAGCTAAGTATAGTTTGAGCACTCTTTATAATATCATTCTTAGTTTCAATAGAAAATATCATATAATACTCAAACCAATTTTCATTGGATGTGCTGCAGGAATGCAGAAGTAATAGAAAGGAAGAAGAAAATGAAAAACAAAAGCAGTAAGCGCCGGAAACAGATTTTGGCAATGATTAAGGCAGAGTGTACTCCTATGGGTCAGAAGACTCCTCTTACCTATTGCGATGGCTATGCTCTTGATTATCAGCCTAAGCCTGAGTCTCATCTTTATAATCAGATTGAATGCTTCACTGTTGTATTCTCTAATCAGCAGGATATCAATCCTATCGAGATTGTTTGCAATCCTCTTTGGATTGGTACTGGTAAACTGGCATTGAAGAGGGTAGAAGATCTTGAAGCAAAATACGGATGCCCTAATCGTTAAGGATGATATAAATGGATGAATATAAAGCTAAGCAAATATATCTATTGATACTTGAACGATTGCTGGAATCTTACTATCTTAGATTGGTGTATGATTTGCTATATTTAGCTTGCAAAAGAAAGGAAAACAATTATGATTAATGGTACTTTTCTCTTGTTCCCCACTAAGGGAAAGTCTGAAGAAGAGATTCAGTCTCGCCTTGCTGATCTCAAAAAGATGACCAATGACGATAATATTTTCTATGCTGTCTTTGCAAACAGTAAGAAAGAAGATGATTATAATACCGTAATGATCATCTATGCAATGAAATGCAAGAATATCATTGTCTCTAAAGATTATCAGAACGATATGATGTGCAAGATTGCATTTAGTATCGTCATTAATCGTGATGATGAGCATAGCTTCACATTTGAAGAATAACTAAAAGCCCGGTAGAGATTAATCTCTACCGGGATTTATTTTTTTTTTACAATTGACTCTCGTCGTAAGGAATTCCAGCTAAATCTTTAACAGATCTATCCAATTCTACCATAAGTTTAGAAGTTGCTGCAAATAGAGGAATAGAACAAGTCATACGTCCAGAGATAGAGCTTAGCGACATGAAACTATCAATATGCTCATTAGGTCTGAAAGCAGTATAAGGTTCTACATCCTTAGGAATAATCTTCTTAATGATACCCTTATTTGCAGAATAGAAAGTAATCTTATCACCAGCAGACATAGTATCTGTATATTTGATATAATAGATTACTAGAACAGAATCATCTAGATTTTTAGTCTTGCCAACTTCAGGAACTTTACCAGTCTTAGGAAGAATAGCAGAATCAATTCCGTACTGATCATATACTTTTTTGATATCTTTAACTCTCTTCTCATAAAGTCCAATGAACTTACGTAGAGATTCGGAGCAAGTATCAATATCACATGTACGATAGATTTGAATATCACATACGATACCAGTATATTTAGATTTAACAGGATTTCTGCCCAATTCAGAAATTTCACCAGCATCCATTGCTAGATTCTTGAGCAGGCTATTCATAGCTTCGTCATCAAAGTCAGCTTGGAAAGTGAATAGAGTATCACCTTCCATAACTTGATCTCCAAGATATTTACTAACCTGAATATTAGAACCTTTATCTAGTCTAGTTTCAATTCCTTGAATAACTTGAGTTCCTAGCTTATTAGCAAAAGATTCAGTAATCATTGCAGAGTCTTCGAATCCTTCATCAGTGTTAATAATAGCAATCTTTGCAAGGGTTCCCATATTAGCAGCTAGATTACCAGATTCACCAAGAGATTTAGAGAAAGATAGCTTATCATATGCAAGAATTTGACCAGCTTTGAAAGTCTTACCAACACTCATATCTGTATCAAGCTTCATAGGCACATAATATCCACCATCAGAGTTTTTCTTAACCTCTTCAGAAAGATTGATAAATTCATGCTTACCACTCTTATATTCTACGACGATATAATTTCTCTTACCAAAACCTTCTTGTACCAATTCTACAATCTTACCATCTTCCTTAGCTTTATAAGCAAAGATATCAGAAGTCAGATAAGGCAATGCTTCATCTGCACCAGTGGTAAGTAGAGTAGGATCATTATGATCACAACGAATCATATGTTTAGAAGTCTGAACGTAAGTCATCAGAGATCTAGGAGGATCATCGTGAGTAGTACCAAGAGGAGTAACAGCTTCTGTCATAGTAAAAGAAGCAGCAGAAGACAATTTATCTGTATTACCATCTATAGTTTTAACAAATCCTCTTCCACCTTCAATATTAGCATTAATAGTTGCTTGACGATTAATACCAACATTGCCAGAGAATCCAGTATCCATGCCTAATAGATTAAGCATAGAATCATCATATCCACGTGTAGCAATGGTATAACCACGAGCAACATTCATACCAACTAGACCTTTGTTAGTAACAGAGTTTGAGCATTCAACGTCATTTAGAGCATTGTTAATAGAAAGGTCAGAAGTAGCAGGGTCCTTAGAAACAATTAGATCAATAACAGCAGATTGCTTAATTGTCATCTTTGTTCTCTTACGAGTATGACGATTCTGGTTAGCATAATCCTGATAAGAAGTAGTAAGAGCTTTATAGAAATAGCCTGCGATAAGTTCTTTACGACGCCATCTACGACCACCTTGATCAATATGACGTACATACTTATTATCTGCAAGCATATTACTTGCATGAATTAGAATGCCAACGTAATCGCTAGGAAGTTTGAATCTCTCAAGAATTTCCTTAGTAATAGGATCAATCATACAATCATAAGAATTTTCTAGACCATCAGAATTTAGACTATTAGTATAAGTCTCAAGGAACTCTAGATACATTCTTCTATTATTTACATCCTTGATGGAATAAGAAGAAGTATCATTTTCCTTAAGACCATTCATAAGCATACTAGAAGAGTAATTCGCTTCATATACAAGATATCCATCAGAGAATTCAATATAATCCTGATAAGTACTATATTTGATATCCTTATTCAGTTCTTGTACGAATTCATACTTAATTCCGGCCTTATTCATGGTCTTAATCAGACCCTCAAGATAAGAGCAAATTAGAATAACAGGAATCTCACAATTCAAAATACTAGCCTTAGAATAGGTACAGCGAGTACCAGTAATCTTTAAGCTATTATAGAATTCCATAAACTCCTGAGATCTATAAAATAGCAAAGTAGTGATATAACCAGCTAGAGTAGGACTAGAAGTTCCATCATAGTAAATAATTACATCCTTACCAGTCTTATCCTTAGAGTCAAATTGAGTAAATACACCAATAGGAATGCCCTTAGTATCATCCACTTCGTATTCAGATCTAAGTTCATCTTGATTAAAGAAAATCTTTAGACCCGCAGATTCAATAGAGTTAAATACTTGGGCAAGGTCAATATAGTCGATAGGCAATTCATATTTAGTACAAACCTTAGTATTATCACCAGCTACATACTTAATATCATCATGTTTATCACAATACTTGCTAATAGCTCTAATGAGTTTATTAGCGTATGCATTAGATTGACCCTTACGAGAGCCAAATCTTCTAACAAAGATCTTGTTATATCCACCAGAACCAATAATTTGGCATTCTCCCAAACCAGTTTTGATAATGGGTAGAAGTGCAGATTGAATCATCAGTGTCTTTTCATTACCACGAAGTTTTAGGAAGTTGGATCCATTGATAAATTTAGGAATATCAACCTTAAGTGTAAACTTAGTTTTCTTATAATCTATACATTCAATGGTCCATAGATTTACAATATCTTCAGATGTAGAATTGTCAGTAACACTTACATTTGTAACAGCAATAGGATAAGTCCAATGTTGCATAGCATCGAGCATCTTTACAATATCGCTATCAGGATCATAATCTTTATCAAAGTTCATGAAAGTCATATGCTGCCAATCATCATTGATAGAAGATACTTTTAACTTAGTTTCAGGCAATTCTTTTTCTGCAGTATCCACATTTAGAAGATCCTGAACAGATTTTCCTTCAACGTCTTTCTTATGAAATTCTTCTTGCTTAGCGATAACAGCAGATGCTTGAGTCTTATCAACTCTGACATTCTCTTCATCATCATTCTGAATAGCATTGACCATATCTTTAAACTGTTGATCGTCATCGAGCTTATTCATAGCAGTATCTACACTGTCAGAATTTCTTGCTGCTTGAGCAACAGAGTCAACAATAGCATCCTTCTTTTCTTTAGAAGAAGTACTATTTGCAGATTTTGTATTAGATACTCCAGTGGCTGCTTTATTCTCTTCTTTAGTAACAGTCTTTCTATCTACAGAAACTTTAACAACCTTATTTTTGACATTTGCTGCATAAGTAGTAGTGACAATATCATCAGATACTTTATATGCAGTATCTACTATTTTCTTTTTCACAGCAGTTTCTTCAGGGATCATACTTGCCTTTGCAGGCTGATCATTATAAAGATTCTGATCATTAGAAAGATTATCTAGCTTAGAGATATCATTGATTTGAACATTTTTAGATTGCTCAACCTTATCAATGATAGCCATAGCAATTCCCTTAGGAGAATCTTCAAGCTCACCTTCAGGATCAGGATCTGCAGGAGAATTATATCCAAGGGCTACAATTCTTTTAATAAGACTTAGAAATTTAGTTACATTTCCACTCTTACTAAAATCATCCTTAGCAAAGTTTACCTTGAAGTAATTCTTAGCTCCAAGAAAAACAACGTCTTTATCTCCAAATAGTTTAGAGAGTTCTTTAGGATTATTTCTCATATAATAATAGATGGTAGAAATAGGATTAATATCCTCTTTGTACATCCACATCTTTAGAGAGTTATTGTGTCTCCAATCTAGTACAGGAATAAAAACAGTTTTCTTAGAATATCCACTTAGAGAATCATCATTTAGTAGACGTTCCATAAGCTCAATATAGGTTTTAAAGAGTCTCATAATATTTTTACGATCACTATCATTGATCATAGCCATATTTCTAAAGAAAGACTCATTGTAATAAGATAGATCATAGAATAGATTACGATTATTGTATCTATTCATTTTAACAAAGGTATATCTGATAATAGGCATATCAGCTTTTACCTTCTTATATAGCTGAATAACAGCTTTATCATTTTTCAATCTATCTCTATAAAGAGCTTTACGAAGTTGCATATCATATTTTGCAGAATCTTCAAATAGATATACAAATCCATTTTCATTTACATAGTCTCCTTGAGACCAGAGATTCAATTTAGAAAGACTAAAAGATTCACTAGGAGCAGAAGATCCATTAGAAGGAGTAGGAATACTTACATCAAGACTTTGAATAGTATATCCAGGATTATTAGAATCTCCAGTTCCTTTTTCGAGATCTCTTTTAAGCTTATTAAGCTTATAAATAGTCTTAGACTTAAGCTTTCTCTTAATACGTTCTGCAGTATTTCCAAGTTTTCTAATACTATCAGGCATAGGATTAGGAACAGGAATAGTAGTATCTTCTTGAAGAGACTTTATATATTCTTCATTCTCTTCAGTCATTTCTACAAATAGAGATCTATTAATAGGATAATAAATCTTTCCATATTCTGCTGCATATTTCATAACAGCAGCAGTTGCATTGTATCTGAGAATTTTAAGTAGTGTATCAATGCCATCTTTATCAATAATATACTGGAATACTCGTTCTACAGTAAATTGATCATCATTAGTTTTCTTAGCAATTTCTTTTGCTGCAACTCCAGAAAATAGAATAGCAGCAGGCTCTGCAAGACTATCTAGAACCCTTTCATATTTGCTTCCAATAGGCATTTTGATACAATAAACTGCATACAACTGGAGAATATATTTAATATAATCTCCATATCCAAACTTTCCACCAGCATGTTTAAAAGCCTCTGGAGTATACACTAGAACAGAAGTAGGAGTGAATTCTTCAGGCTTAGATCCATCACCACAACAAATAATATTAATCTTATCATAAGGCATTTTTTGCTTGACTTTTGCCATGCATACCTTAATATATTCTTGATCAATATACTTCTGTACAATATTGATATCTCTTTCATATCCGGTGAAAGTTAGAAGACGATAATCCTTATTCATCTTCTTATTTGCAGAGGATATAGCAGTACCACTAATAAAGCTCTTAATATTAAACTCATTGAAATATTCATCCTCAGTGAATTCTCTCATTACTTTATTAGGGCCATCAATAAAGACAGAATTAAAATCGTCTTCATATACTTTATATCCAGGACCAATAACAGCTTTGATTTGATTGACTACATCTTTAATTTCTGTATCATCATATCTGCCAATATAAAGAGAATTCACACCATCGATAAATTCATCAGTACCCCATCTATCATCTTTATGGATTCCACATTTATATCCACTAAGCTGAAGAGTATCCTTTACTGCATTAATAAGAGTTTTCTTATATTCTTCAGGATCAGGAGCAGACTTAACGATCTGACCAGCTTCATTAGTAGATTTATTAACAAGCCCAGATTTTTCCCAATAGGGCTTAAATCTATTTCTATCTCCTACATGAACTTTGTCAGCCATATCATATTCTTTAATCTTTTTAATGATATTCTTAGCAAGTTCTGCTTCATATTCCTTTTCTACATGATTAAAGAATCTAATAGCAGCTAGTACATGAGATTCATCATTCAGAGGATATCTTCTTTGTTCAGGAATGCCGAATTCACTATCATCAAGTTCTTTTCTCTCTTTAGAAGTCAATTCAACTTCAAAAAGATACTCACCAGGATCAGTAATTTCAACAACAGATTCAGTATGTTGTTGAATATATCTTGTAATTGTTTTTTCGATATAATAAGACTCAAAGGTACGTCTATTTAGTGTATAAGGTTCAGTCATTGCTAGCATAGATGACTGATAGTTTGGGGTCATGAGCATGATTGCAGATCCATGACGTTTATCCTTCATATTCACAGGAAGGAAGAATTGCTTCTTATACATAAGCAAATCTTTAAGATCTTCAAGTACGACCATTGATCATCTACCTCCTTAGATTTGATTATATTAGTGTTCCACTGAGCCATTTTTAAGGTTTATAGTCAAATCGACTCTTAATTAATTATTCTAAAAAGAAAGGAATTGGTAGTATGACAGAGGAAACCCTTAATAAGATTCTTGAGAGACACGCTCATTATCTTGCACAAGACGTAGAAGATTGGGAGTCATATAGAGCAATATTTGATGGATTAGATCTTAGCTGGATGGATCTGTCATTTAAAAATCTTCAATACGCAAGCTTTCAAAATGTAGATTTTTCTAATGCAAATTTAGAAGTATCTGCTTTTAGGCATTGTAATTTCTTTGGAGCAAAATTCTTTAATACTAAATTGGATAGTGTCCATTTTGATGATTGCGATTTCTCTTTTGCTTCTTTCAGAATGTCAAACCTCGTATCTAGTTGGAGTGAGCATTGTAGTTTTAAGCATATGAGATTTGAGAATTGTAAAATGGATAGAGCTATATTCAGTCATTGTAGATTCAATAGAGTATTGTTTAGTAATAGTTTAATGAATTTTTCTAATTGGTATGATTCTATCTTTTATGAACCTTGCACTTTTTATAATTCTGCAATATTAGATATTAGTATGGATTATATCAAAGGAATTAAGAATATTGAAATTAAAAGATGTACTGTAAGAGATATAGAAAATCCTGTATCTAATAGATCTATATTGTATAATATCTGTAGGCAAGAATATATTCATTATATTTTCTGCAGAATTAAAGCATTTTTCTTTGGACAATCATCTTTAAAATATTGGGAATAAAAATTGAGGAGGGTCTTATCATGATCCTCCTCTTTTCTAAAATTTCTTATTGGGTTCACTCCTATATAATTCTATTAAGGAGGATAGCAAAATGGGGAAAGCTTTTATTAGTACTTTTACTTATGAATGTGAATTGGCTTTTAATAAAGAAGGCGAAGATAAAGCAATAGAAATTCCTAAGCAATGCATTAGATATATTACAGTAGATCATGATTATGAAAATAAGATGATGCCTCTTATTTATATAAACGTAAATCTACTTCCATCTACATATAACAAAATGGTTCCTGAACAAGGAAAGAGTAAGATGTACCTAAAACTTTACTCTACAAGAAATAAAGGATCTACATCTGCTACTCCTAAAAAAGTTATTTATGGAGAATTTGATTATTTAATGGCAGACGATCCTAATTCTTATAAAGAACTTGATGAATTACATGAAGATAGAGGTACATCATATAAAAATTGTAGAATTGGACTATATAGTCTAGATTTACAAAAGAAGAATCAAAAATCTTTTGGTGGAATTATGCAAGGAAAATCCACTCAAGCCTTAGTAAAAGAAGCTTTGAAAGATATGAATAACCTTGTATTGCAGCCTTTTGATTACGATACTTCACTTGGTACATTTGTATGCCCTAATCTAAGTTCTGTAGTTAAGTTTATCGGATATCTAAATAATAAAGCATCTTTCTATAAAGGAAATTATATGTTTTATATGGATTTTGAGAAAACTTATTTAAGAAGCTTTGATGGCTCATATATTGATGCTAAGGATGGAGATCACCCTAATGTAGCAATTGATGTTCGAGATCTCACAAAATATCAAGGATTATCATCTGGCATTGTAGAAGATCCTGATCAAGATGCATATATTATTTACGTGCCTGGAACTGATTGCCAAATTTCTATTGATAGATCTTCTAGTTCTATTATTGGAAATATTAGTGCAGTTAATGTAGAGCAAGGCACCAATCTACAATCTTCTTCAGTTAATACTTCTAAGATTACTAATATTAGTGATAGTGGATCTTCTATTATTACAGTATCTGAAGATAAGAATGCTGCATCTAATCTTAAAACTAAGATTGCTGAAAATGCTAGTACTCTTATTATTTCTAAAATCGATATGGATAGTAGAATTTTTACTCCTAATAAGCAATATACTCTAGCTAATTATGAAGATAATCCTAAGTATACTGGAGTATATTATATGCTAAAGAAACATGAGATCTATCTTCGTAGTGGATATCATATGAATTGTCAGATGACAATTACTTTTAAAAAATGTGCTGATTTTGCTTAATAATAATAAGGAGAAAATAATTATGGAAGAATTTAATACAGATTTTACATGGAAGAAAATGAAACTCCATCTTAAAACTATTCTTACTCATAAGAAATATGTATATATTTATTGCTCCAGATGTGGAATGCCTTTTGTTGGATTAACACACGATCTTTCTAAATTTTCTCCAAAAGAATTTATTACAAACGTAAAGTATACCACTCCTGGATTATCTCCAATTGTTAAGAATAAACAAATTTGTGGATATTCTGAACCTTGGATGCATCATAAGGCATGTAATCCTCATCATTATGAATTTTGGACAGATGATTTTGATGAAGGAGGATATGCTGTACGTATTCCTCTTAGATATCTTATTGAACTTATGTGTGATTATCTAGGAGCGAATATGGCATATAATAATGGAAATTCATCTTATCAAGCAGAATTAAATTGGTGGAAGTCTGCTCGTAATAATAGGAATATGCATCCTGATAATATTGAATTTCTTGATAGAGTATTCGGCTATCTTGCAGCAACAGAAAGAGGAAATGTATTTACTATTGATGAGAAAGCCATTATTGAAAAGAATGGCAAGAGACAAGTTAGAATTCTAGAAAAGAAAATTAAATCTGATGACGATGTATTTAACATCGCTTTTCTAGAAAAACTATATGATTTTATCGTTGCCAAAAATGGTAATCCTATTAAAGTTAGATTTAGGCTTCATAAGAATGCAGAGATTAAATATTATGATGAATAATTAAAAATTACCCGAATAGGCAAATAGTCTATTCGGGTATTATTCCTTAACTTTTTAGTAATTAGCCTAACAAATTTTAGCATGGGAGGTATTATTACCATGGGCAAAATTGGATATATTCTAAATGAATCTAGTGTTTGCATGGAAAGTGTAGACATTAGAGAAGATAAAAATAGTAATCGCGTTACTGGTATTGGCGTTCTTCAGACAGGTAATGAAAAGAATCGTAATGGACGTATTTATAGGACTGCAGATCTGATTAGAGAAGTTAATGCTCCTAGACAGCAAGAATTGCTAGCAGCTAAGCAACTGTGTGGAGAAGCTGGACATCCTATTGGAGCAGATGCTAGTTCTCTAGTTCGTCAGCAAACTATTGATCCGACTAAGATCTGTGTTAGATACCTAAAGCTTTGGATGGAAGGCGATAATGTTATGGCTACCTTCCAGGGAACCAATAATGCTCTAGGTGAAGCTTTTGATAAAGATCTGCGCCAAGGAGTTCTTCCTGCATTTTCTCTTCGTGCACTTGGTACTATTTCTAGTACTCCTCAGGGTGCAGTTGTTGAGAATCTTAAGATGATTACTTATGATTATGTCATTTATCCTTCTCATCCTCATGCATATACCAGAGGAGTTTTAAATGAATCTGCTTCTAGTATTGCTATTCCTAAGTCTAACTTTGCTATGTCTAATGCAATGGATGGAAGTAAATCTTTCATTAAGGAATTTTCTAATCAAGATGTAATTAATGCAATTTCTACTATGAGAGAATCTGCTATTAGCTACGTTAAATATAAGAGTTCTAATTTTAAGATGCTCCAGGAATGCTATGACATGACTAAGTATGATACAGTAGATATTATTAATCCTCATAAGCTTGCTCTCACTGAAGCTGGAAAGAATACTATCGTTATGAGTATTGAAGACTATATTGCAAATGAGATTCAAAATTACATCTAATCTATGAAAGGAGAATTGATTATGAGTACACAGAAATTTACCAATGAAGATATTGATAAACTAAATTCTGTTATTGCACCTTGCATTGATGATTTGAATTGTGTAGAAGAATATCAAGATCTTTGTAAAGAAAAAGATACTACTAAGAAGAAACTCCATGTTTGCACTACTATTTCTGATGATGGTATGCAAGTTGATGTTGCTCTTACTAATGATAAATTCTTTAATAAATTTCTTGAACCTTTCATTGCTAATGTAGTTGTAGGTTTACTACAATCTGCCATCGATTCTGTGTGTCCTAATCAATATAAGATTGAATGTAATAATGGATCAATTGTTATTAAGAAAGTAGGTTAAATGACCTATGGCTGGATATCAAAATAATATTGCAAAATTAGTAGATAAGATTGAGTGGAGATTAGGACTTATTCCTCTCACTAAACATTTGCCTGCAGAATTTGGAAAAGATGCTTGGGCAAATATTATTAAAGAAGATTCTCTTACTACATATTCTAGATATTGTCCTAGAAAGCTTTCTTTTAAGATTAATGAGCAAACAGCTCCTAAAAAAGAAGGCTGGTATTATATCAATGAAGATTTCATTGGTGGACAAACTATTCTTGGTGTAGGAGATATAGATTGGACCAAATATGGAAATAGATCTATTGGACTTGCACAAACTTTTGGATATGGTACTATAGATGCTGGACTAGCAGCAAACTTTACCATGGATGATATTCTAGGAATGAAAGGAAGAGCTGATTATGCTTCCATGTTTAGCAATCAGATTATTCCTGAATTTGAACCTCCTAATAGAATTCGTCTAGTTGCAACTGGCAACTATGATGTATCCATTGGAGAATTTAATATCATTCTTCTGCTAAAGCATTTAGATTCTCTTACTAGTATTCCTGCTACTGCAATGGAAAAGTTTGAACAATTAGCGCAAGCTGATGTTGCAGCTTTCCTCTCTAATAACTTAAAATATTGGGATGGATTGGAAACAGTATTTTCAACTCTAGACCTTAAGATTGGAAATCTTGAAAATGAAGCTAGTAAGAGAGATAATGTAATTGATTATCTTGAATCTAATTACGTTAGTGCTAATAATAAGAGTATTCCTCTAATCATGACAGTTTAAAAATAAATCCGGTAGAGATTTAATCTCTACCGGAGTTTTTATTCTATTTAATGTAAATTCAATTAGATATTATAATTATGGAGAAACAAAGTGAAGTCTATCAAAATTCATATGAAAAGAGATGATAAAACAAAATAAATTTGTCCGAATATTAACAATCTGAATTCCATTGAGGAGTTAAAACAATGAATAATATTATTAATACGTCTATCACCAATGTATCTCTCATCATTACTGGAAATCGTCCCACCGATTCTAGTTATGAATTTATGAAAGATAATATTCACAGATCTGCGAAAGCTCTTGAAGCAAGTAGCAGAGATCTTCAGAATAGGAGAAAGGAATGGAATCACATTCTTAAACATGGATCTGATAATCAGATCATGAAATCCTATTTTGATTTGAATTAATCCAATTGAATCTACATTATAATTAAGTAGAAGGAGTAGAGAGTAAAATCTCTACTCCTTTTATTTTTTTTTTGAAATAATCTGACGCTTCTATAAAGAGTAAAGATGTTAAAACAACAGATAGAGGAGTATATTCTACTACTGATAATATAGCTATATTAAGTATAATACATATAAGCATTGGTATTATTGATGATTTTAGTATATATTACTCAATAATTTATATTAATAAGTCTAATACTACTAATATTTATTGCTATCATCATTCATCATATGTTGATCATGCATCACTAGATAGGTATATTAATTATGGAGGTGCAATAGTATTTGTATATCCGAATGATATAAATGAAGTTCTTAATCTTAGACTATACTATATTAATAAATAAAAAGAAAAGTTGATAGCAATTTACATATATTGTCAGATAATAATTATCCCAAGAGGATTAATCCTCTTGGGTTTTAATTTTTATTATAATCAGATATTATAATATTGAAGAAGTTAAGATTTATTATTTCTTCAATATAATTATAAAGAAAGGAATGGTGATGAATAGTGTATAAAATCGCTACAAAAGAAGAATTTTTTAATGATGAGACTATCTGTATTTTTACAGATGCCTCATCGCAGAATCCAGATTTCTCTAAAGGAATTAATGTTCCATATACAGCTCCAGCATATTGTGTTTATCATAACGATATGTGTATTGAGCAAGGTGCGACAATTCTTTTAAACTCTACTTCACAGCAAGGAGAATTGTATGCACTTCTATTAGGAGTGCAGGCAGCTGTTAAGTATAAAGGATATAGGATTAAGATCTTTGGAGATAATCAGAATGCTATTATTGGTATTAGAGAATGGCTCTACAGATGGGTAACTGATACAAACAACTATGGAAATGTTTTAGGACCCAAAGGTAGAATCAAAAATCAGAATTACTATATGGACATTATTTATACTATTTTAGCTAATCAGATTCCACTTGAGTTTTATCATGTAAAAGGTCATGTAAACATTAAAGATATTCCGGCTTTAGAACATGCTAAAGAAATGTTTGTTAGAAGTAATCCATTTATTGGAGAAGACATCACTAATGAGCTAGCATATTTTATTGCTATGGGAAATAATACAGTAGATAATTATTCTACTACATTTATTAAATCCTATATTGAAAATAGGGATTGCACTACTAGTGGTGAACTTGCAGTACGTTTTGATTATTCTAGATTCAATATGAATGAGTATTTAAGTTTGGTGAACAGGAATGGAAAATATCGGGAGTTTAATAGACCAAGTAATCAATAAAATTGGAGAATGGACCTTTGATCACAAAGTCTATCTTTCATCTAAGATTTCGGATTATGACTATGATCCTGAGCATCCTGAAAGAAGATTTATTTCTACTTATATCCACATGATTACTATATTGGATTTACTTGGAGGAGAAGTAGTAACTATAAAAATGGAATCTGAATCCATGTATAAATTAATTACTTCTCTTATATTTAAATCTAAATATAATCAAGATGGAAACATTGTAAGTGTAGGATGTTATGAGAATACTTACAACTATCCATGTCAATTAAGCGTAGAAGGAAAAAATAATAAAACAAATATTATTATTAAGCCTTTTACATTATTAGATTTTAATGTTGGTACAACAATATCTATACAGAATAAATTCTTAGATGCCCTAATTGGGATGCTTAAGATGGATGGAGGTAAAAATTTAGATGACTATGTATAATTACATCTGCTTTTGGGGAGCATTTGGCTGCATTGCTATTCTTTTAGCACTTATTGTTATTAGATTAGGCGATATCAAAGACATCCTTACGCTTATCGATTTTACTCAGGATAAGATTCATAAATATGTTTTTATGATCTATATGGCTGAGAGAATTAAACTCAAGCAGCAAGGTATTGATCTTAATCAATTCTGTGAAGACTATTGCAAAAAGATGACAGAAGAAATTGATAATGGATTTGATCCTTCTGAAGAAGATTTTGATGCAATGTCTGAAATGATGAATGAATCATATGTGGATCATGATTCCGCAGATGATTTCGATAAATAAGCTCTTAAAAAAGAAAGGAAAAATCATTATGATGAACAACGCTAAGAAAATCATTCCCAATAAGATCTATAATGGCAACAATCCTGAAGATGTTAGAAAGTTCATTGAATCTATGGGCATTAAAATCCCTGAAGGGATGAACGTTACTACTATTGCTTCTCCTCTTGAAGAAGCTAAGCCTGAGAAAGTTGACCAGCCTAAGTATGTTCCCAATAAGCCTGCAGTGACTTTTGATAATGTCACTCTGTATTGCTATGATGATAATGCAAGTGGCTCTAATACTGTTAGAGCTTGCTTCTGTGATATTGCAGACAGATATAACTTTGAGCTTTCTAAGGTTCCTGCAGATACTGCATTCCTGTGCAGAAAAGATACTGTTCGTACAGCATCTGATAATGCTGATACTATTTCTAGAACTATTGTTAGCTCTTTTGTTCAGGCTTCTAACAATCTGTTCTGGTCTCTTGCTAAGAGCGTAAATGATCTGGCTGGAAATTATGGTGTCAAACCTTTTAATTTCGATGAATATAGTGCTAATGATTATATTAAGTACGATATTGCTGGAATCGTTGACGATGTTTTCCGTAAAGCTCCTAAGGAGATTGAGGATATTGTGAACTCTGGACTTTTCCATCTTTATATTGCATCTGCAGTTAATAATTATGGTGCATCTGTTCACAATACTTTTGCTTGTGGAGTAATTCCTCGTATGATTCCTTATATGACTGCAAAGGATGCTGAGAATTTCTATAATGGATTCAATCTTCTGTTCAGAATGTTCATGGGTGATCTGAATTATGAAGCTTGTGTTCTGGAGACTGCTCTCCTTTCTGGTGAGAATCCTAATGTGTTGATTGACAACTTTAGCGATGCAAATACTATCTATAGCAATAGTATCAATCTTAAGGAAACTTCTGATAACGAATTTGAATAATAAAAAGATATTATAACTATGAACGATTCCGGAGAAGAGTTCAATTAAAACAGAAAAGGAGATCATAAAAGCTAATGATGGATACAAATATGTATTCAGGTAATTTTATGACTCCTCCTAATACTGGTTATGGTATTGGAGGGTATCCAGGATATGGATACCCTCCTTCTTATCCTAACTATAGTAATGGGATGAGTCAGATTATTCCTGGAGTAAATACTCCTATTGAAGCAACCTTTAGTAATGGTACTACTGTTACTATTCCTCCTCAGCAGCCTATGATGGGAGTATACAATCCTCCTATGTATCAACAGCAAGCAGCTTATCCTAATATCACTGGATCTGGATATAATCCTGTAAATCCAAATACAGTGAATACTGGATATATTCAGGGTGGAGCAACTGTAAATCAAGGTGGATATGATCCTGTCACAAAGACATTCACTCCTCCTTCTGTAGCTCAGGGTTATAATCCTTTTATGTCTGCAGTTCAGAATCCTACTAACACCAATCAGCTTGGATTTGAACCTTATGATCCTTCTAAGCGGACTAATAATATTTATTATTCTGCACAAAATTCTGGTCTTAATCAGTATAACTTCTATAATTATTATAATAGAACTCTTTATAGTCAGAATCCTTATAACCTCGATCTTCAGGAAATTCTTTATGAAGATTCGTCTAGCGTAGATCATGCTTCTATCATGGAGAAAGTTCTTGGTAAAGATGCCGTACAGGAACCTCAGGGTTATGTTGTTGGATATGATTATTATGGAGCTCCTATTTATAGTAATCCTCAGTATGGAGCTATGATGAGCCAGAAACGTCAGGAGGAATTCGAGAAAGCCAGAAACAATCAAATCAATGTCTTCACAGATCTTGCAAGAGCAGCAGCAACTTACTTGCATCAGGACTTTGATGAAGACAAAACAAGAAAGTATTTTGATCCTGTTAAAGAACAGCCTCAGGCAAAGCCCTTTAATTATACTTGTGCATCTCCTGAAGAAAAGCAGAAGTATGATAAGTATATGGAAACTAGATCTGCATATGATGCTTGCCATTATTTGGACAATCTTGAAATGCAGATGCCTCAGAGAATTGCATATGCAGAGCAGATGCATCAAAAGATCAAAGATTCTCATGACCGTGCATTGGGATTTGAGCCTGGTACTAATTATACTTTGTCTCAGTTCCTTGATAATGCATATTCTCTTCGTATCCAGTCTGCGATGAGAGATGCAAAGAAGAGATCCAAAGTAGGATATGATAAGTATTCTACTAATAACTTCAGAGCAAGTCTTGCTCGAGAATCGAATAGTCAAATTCCTATTTCGTCTAAAGACGATGAATATGTATCCATTGAGGAGCTTCTTAAAAAGGTGTATGAAAGGAATAAGAAAGAAGCTATGACAATGAATACACCTAGGCCTACACCAAGCTATGGAAGTACAAATATGGTGTCCCGGGTGCCGGAGAACGCACCACCAGTAGTTACAACGGAAGGAGTTGTTCCACAAACACCTGAAGTAGATGCCCATAATCGTTTTATGATTGCAATGCAATGTGCAAAACAGAAAAATGATGTAAGACTCTATGGGAGGTGATAATATTGAGATCTGAAGAAGAAAAAGAATTAATGAATGTCATGTATGGAGGCACTACTACACTTGAGCAATTCAATTGGGATAAGATGCGTACTGTTCCAATTTTGAGCCTCATGTCTATGCAGGACATTGATTATATTCGTAAACTTATTTTATCTCCGAGATACTCCGGAAATAATAAGTATAAGATGGATAAGATTGATGAAGTAATGCATTTCAGAGGATTTACTAGATTTGCTGGCGGAACCAATCGACTAGTTTATATCCATCCTGCTGCACCCAATGCAGTATTCAAAGTGGCAATTGATTCTGTAGGCATTACTGATAATCCTGCAGAATATCATAACCAAGAGCTTCTTAAGCCTTATTGCTGCAAGGTATTTGAGTGCTCTCCGTGTGGAACAATTGCATCCTTTGAAAGAGTATATCGTATTACTACATTTGATGAATTTTATCAGATTGCTGATGACTATTTCTATATTTTGTCAAGAAAGATTATTGGAAAATATGTAATGGAAGATATCGGCATTAATTTCTTCATGAATGTAGGAATTAGAGTAGGTTGTCATCCAGTAATCTTGGATTTTCCATATTTATATGAGCTTGATGGCAGAAAGCTCAAATGTGGAAATGAATTAGATGATGGAACAATCTGTGGTGGAGAGATTGACTACGATGATGGCTTTAATAAATTAATCTGCAAGAAATGTGGAAGAATTTATAGAGCTAGAGACTTAGCAAAACCTCCTGAAGTAAGTAGAATTTTCACTATCAATACAAATGAAGAGGAGAATAAGAATATGACTACCAGACTTTATCGTGGAAAGCGCATTGTTCGTCTTATGGAAAATGATACTATTATCTTTGATGAAAAGATGATGGGAATCACCTATGATCAGTGGAAGGAAGAGCAGAGAAAGAAGGAAGAAGAAGCTATGCTTCAGAAGTATCATGCTGAGACTGTTCCCACTGTATCTGTACCTGAAGTTGAGCCTGAGACAGTTGAAGTAGTTCCTGAAGTTGTAGAGGAACCGAAATCGGTTGAACCTGAACAGCCTGAAGAGATTAATTTCGATCAGATGAAACAGATCATCAATGAAAATACCACTGAAGAGACCATTCCTGAGGAATCTTATGATGAACCTAAGGAACTTGAGAATCCTGCAGACGATTCTTCTGAATCTGATGAAGATGAAGAAGATAATATCGAATATGAGATTGTTGCAAAGCTTCCTCCTAAAGAAGAGATGGAAGAAGATGTATTGTATTTCGTCGTGAATGATAACTCTGACATCGATGCAGTAAAGAATGCATATGAAGGAGCAAAGGATCCGTCTATTATCAATACCATTGTATGCACTCCTTATACTGTGCATGAAGGAAAGGTATGCAAGGCATTCTATAACCGTGAAAGTGATGAATGGGTTATCGATGCTATGAATCCCATTGAGGATAAGGAGGAAGAAAAGAAGGATCCTGAACCTCCTAAGTATGATACAAAATTTTATTCTAACCCTATGATTGAAATGCTCAAGTCTAAGTCTAATGTAAAGATTAATCTTGAGGATTTTGAAAATTAATTAAGAGGAAGTGATAATATGCTTCTTACAGGTACCATGTATATCATCGATGAGCCTCACATCGATGTATTGAAAAACAATCTCATGAGAATGCCCCCTCCTGGGGCAGCTCTCAATCCTAATACAGTAATCTGTATGGATATGGATGAGACAGATAATATGCTTGAAGTTTGGTTTCCTGAACATTGTCAGAAGGCTACTATTCTTTGTCCTCCTCCTAGTGCAATGTATAAGGAAATAGATGGAGACTCTGAAGGATTCATTAATGAATACAATGATTATCTTGATTACGATTCTACTGTTCAAGAATTCATTGGAAGCATGCTAATATATCTCAGCTATGGTGGTAATATCATTCTGTATACTCCTAGTCATCTGGAAGATGATGCATTATGGACCAATACTCTACTATTGTATTTCTTTACCAGATTTGGTATTACAATTGGTACTGGCATTGATACTCCATATGCATATGATATCAGATATGATGGCCACATCGCAGATATTTTGTATGTAAACAATTATATGAATCTTTCTAAGTATCTAGCATTCTCCGATCCATTGTCTAGATCTCCAGAAGCAGATAGAAAGCTTCGTATGGAATTGGCTCCCATGGCTGGTCCTGGAGTTGATCCTATGACAATCTACTATGATGCAAAGAATCTGATGATGGCTACTGGAGGAGTATCTTTGCTCAAAGCAGCAGTTACGTTTGGATAAATGGTGGTAATATAATGCTTGTCTTTGGACCTTTTAGAGCAATTCCGAGAAATTCTGACTTTACTGTATTTAATCTCTCTTCTCCGACACAGTATATTGAAAAACTTCCTGGATTGTTTGTAAACCCTCCTGATAAGTCATTATATCCATCTGTGGAAATGGGAGAACAAGTTGAAAGATCTTTTGATGCATGGTACTATAATTATGTATTAAATGATCCTACAGCTTGTTCATCTCTTATGGCTATTCTTACTGCATTATATGATGGACGGCATGTATATGTCTGTATTGCAGAGTATATCAATGCTGATTATGTATCTATTTTAAATGAATCTTTTATGAAATTAATTCAGACAAGATATGATATTAAATATTCCATTGTAAACAATGCAGAAGACATAAACTATATTCCACAAGATGGATGCGACTTTATGTCAGTAATGGGAATTCAAAATTTCGATAACGACCGTAAGAGATATTTGACATTATCTGTTGAGAACCAGATTATGACAAATACTCTTCCTATGAGTGATGATTATTAAAAGGAGGTGAGTTTATTGAAAATCATCAAACATGGAACACTTAAAGAAATAAGCTTTAAGTGCACATATTGTCAATGTGAATGGACAGCTACAATTTCTGAAACTATTCATACAGTAGCTAAAAATAATAGCTTACTATTTGATCAGTACAGAATGAAATGTCCAGAGTGTGGAAGAGATACTACAGAAACTATTAGTAGATCTGATCTCTCTTCTGACTATCCTTAATATGCCAATAAAAGGGGTTATGTAAGATGCCTACAGAACTATGGAGATCTTTGAATTATAAAACTCAATATAAATACTTTATAAATACTTTTATTCGTGAGTATGATTTATCTAAGGCTAATATTAATGCTCTATTATACACTAAGCGCATAAGTGTGGAAGATCATAAAACTTATCTAGCAATGGATAGAAATGAACGAGAGACTAAAATTGGCCTTTGGATAAAGAAAGACAAATCGGTATATAAAGATATTCAAAAGGGAATTATTGAAGCAAAGAGACGATTGGTATTTGCAAATAATATTGAAGATTCTGAAGTAGTTTCTGTAAAAAACGATGCAATGTTTATTGCTGGTAGGAATCTTGCATCTACAATATTTCCACCATTTGAATTTAAAGTCAAAAATGTTTACACCGTGTACTTGCAAGCTGCTGATCTTGAAATTTATTATGGAGATATTGTAGACCCTGTAAGTGGAATTGTCAATACCAATATTGATGTAAAAGGTATCGGAGACGATATGCTAATTTTACATCAAGATGGAATGCTAGATTTAATATGTAATCTCTGTTACAAACTTCAACGGGAAGATATTAAAGATACTATGAAATGGATGGCTAATATGTATGAGGCATTCATTACTAGATCTCTTCCTAAACAGTATTATAGAAACTTTGATTCATTCTCTGGATATACGATTAATACGTTCTACAGAGCTGCTTCATTGGGTGAGATCGATGATAGCATGATCAAGGTAATAGATATCAATCGTAATCTACTAATTCTAAGAGATCTGATGAGTATTGTATCTGACTTATATAGAAGATCTGTTCATTGACAAATAAATAGAGGTAGGGAATCAAATCCCTACCTCTATTATTTTTTTTTGAAACGAGAAAGGAGTTGAACATGAAGAGAATGATAGAAGAAATGGAGCTGGAGACAGGATTCGAACCTGCGAGATCCGTAAAGGCACGATGCTTACAAAACATCCGCTCTGGCCAGCTGAGCTACTCCAGCATATATAATTAAAGATTTTTCCAATCTTCATCTGATATAGAATTGATTATAATTTTTTGATAAGGAAGATTATATGATTTGCATTTCTTTTTAACAGCATTTCCAGATACATTAAATTGTCTGCCTATTTCTTCAAAAGAAAAATTTCTAATAAGATATTTTAGTTCACTTCTTGAAGCAGTAATAGATCCAGGATTTCTGAATGATATTGAATTGTCATCATTTATAAATCCTATACACTTTATATTATTTTTATAATAGTCTTTAAACTCTTCAGGAATATTTAAAGATTTCATTTTAGATGGACAATGAGCAATTCCATTATCATCTATATATGCATATTCATTATATTCACCATATGAATGATACCTTCTATGGTCCTCATCTGATGCAAATATAATTAAATTATTTGGATCATTATTACTACGCACATGATCGATATGATGAACAACTTCTCCTGGTTTCAATGGACGCCCAATTTTTCTTTCTGCGACAAGTCTATGCTCATATACAAATCCATCATATGTTTTTTCTTTGACCATCTGCTCTTACTACAGTATAGCCAGCGCCAGTTTTACCCATTATGAAAACCTCCTTTCAATAGATATTTATATAAAAATAAAAAAATCATAAAATTGCGCCAGCAGGAGTCGAACCTACGATGGGGGAGTCAAAGTCCCCTGCCTTACCGCTTGGCGATGGCGCATCATAAAAACTCTCGACTAGCCGGAGTACTAGCCGAGAGAAAAACAGAAAGGAACAAATGCGGATGGATGTGAAAAAATACGAACGTTGATGAAAAGATGGAATTTTTAGAATTTAGGAAAAAGCCAAAACCTAAATTCCAATGGAGCAGCTAACGAGACTCGAACTCGCAACAACCTGCTTGGAGGGCAGGTGCTCTACCAATTGAACTACAGCTGCATATAATATCTGATTAAGACTCTATATATTTTGTTGATGGAGGAACAAAATGAAAAATCAAGTTGTGAGGTTGACGTTGAATCTTAATCAGATATATCAGAAAGACACACTTTGCTCAATACATCTTTCCGAGTAATAAATTGTTATATGATTAAAAATTAAAATGTATTAATATTCTTTAATGATTCTCCTTGCTCTTTAGGAGTATTTTGATCAATAGAATAATTCAATACAACAAACTTTGCTTTATTTTTTATACTCTCAATCTGTTCAGCTTCTGTTTCCATAGGATAACCTACAGAAAGAATCATCTTTTGAGCAGGAGTCATCTCATTGATGATTCCTTTAATAATATAGACAATACAATTATCCATACTATTCTGAGACATATAATTTTCTGTCTCAGGATTTAGATTATAAATTTGCCACTCTGCAAGCTTTTGATTTATAAGATATTCTAGTAGGTCTCTAGATTCTTTAACCGTATATTTCGTTTGCAGTGAGAATTTGTCCGACTCCTGCCGAATTTCTGAGATCCGGAGAAGAGTTTTCAACAGGCGTGTTAAACTCAAACTTAGAGTTACTATTATTGCCATAACCATAATTAACAATGTTGCCACAATAATTGTTATAATAGTTGTATTCATTATATTCTCCCCAATTCTTAATATCATCAGACAGTTTGAAAAATTCTACAGAATTTAATTCATTATTTCTCTGACAATTTTGGATATATTTTACTACTTTGTAAGCAATATCAAGAGTTATTCCATATCTATATTTTATTAGCAGATCCCACCATTTACCAAATGTCATAGAAATAGGAATATAAAAATCTGGATTATCATGATATAATTGATGAACGGTTTCCGAAAGCATTACTATAGGAATATTATTATTTCTATGCTCTTGCATCAATAAAGCTACGATATCAAATGTAGTGCATCTACCAACAGTATTTAAAATATGCTGAGATATTAATATAGTAATATCATAAATAGTGAGAAAATTATGATGCATTTCTATATTAGCCATTCCATCTTGAATATTTCCAATAACTTGGCATCTATCAAGACCCATACTCATAAGATATGATTTATAAGATTTATACGTTCTAGATTTTCTAAATCTATGAGTACAATTATCTATAAATGCTTTATATCTATCCATATCTGCTAAAGTATCTCTAGTCTGATAGAAAGTTAATGGATATTCGCATCTAGGAAAATATATAGCTGGAATTGGATCTTGAGTATTGATATATTCTTGCGCAAGATATATGTTTATATCTTTAGAGTCGGCAATTTTGGTATCATTATTATATTGAACAACACTGGTTTCCATAATAAATTTACCTCCTTAGATTAATGAAATGTGGAGGATGAGAGAGTTGACATATATGTAATTATTAAGAGATGGGAGGATAAGATGTAAATGGAAAAAGTATCCTTGTCCAACAAGGTATTTACAGATAACCCTCTGCTGGACGAAATAGTATATAATGCTCGACAAATTGCCACTGGAATAGTCGTAAAAGACTATGATTTGGCAAATAAAAACGAGACAAAAGAATCTATGCTTAATGGAGATACACTAGTTGCAATAGGTAATAATACTATATCATTTAGTAATTTCTATTATGATGAAGAGATTCTTGAGCACCTATATTCTAAAGAAACAGCTGCGGCATTTGCTAGAGACAATAATTTGATTCCAAAAGCTGATAGGCAAAAATTATTAAATCTAGCAATTCAGATTTTTAAGGATAACTATGAAGAGCAAAATAACTATTATCGTATGCTTCATGGCCAGCCTAATTACGATGAAACTGGTGCTTGGAAAGGTTTGTGGATTGATACTAAATATATTAATTCTGTAACTCCAACAAGTATTGATCATGTATCTGCTTTTTATAAAGAAGAATATGATTACGATGACGATGGAAATCGTATCGTAGTTTCTGATTATCAACCAATTGATCAGCTTTCTGTATCACAAAAGAATTTGATTTATGAAAATGGAACATGTGAAAATATCTACAATGATACTAATACTTTAGCATCTTGGGATCTTACTCAATCTGATGTAAGATATATAATGCATATTGGAGATAGGGAAGTAGATTATTATAATGCACGAGTTGCAGATAGATTTGCTCTTCTATACTGCCCAGAATCAGATGCTCAAGAAGTACAACGTAGATTTAAAGATCTCTTTGAAGCAAATAGACTATATCTATTGTATACAGGATATTCAGAAGCTTATAAGTATAGATCTGATTATTATGATAATTTTATGATGATCTTTCTTACTATTCAAACAATCATTGATTTAATTGTTGAACTTCCTGAATATATTATTAGACGAGATATATTTGATACACGTACTTGCAAATATATCTTTGAATCTAATGGAGTAAAGTATTTTAAAGATATTCCTCTAAAGTATCAAGTTGCTTTGGTAAAGAATCTTAATAAACTTATTAAGTTTAAATCTACAGATAAATGCATCGTTGATATAGTTTCTATTTTCGGAGCAGAGAATATTGAAGTTTTTAGATATTATATCATGAAAGATAGATATGTAAATTCTAAAGATATTCTAGATTATTATGATGAAAAGAAAGTTACTACAGATTCAATGGGTAATACAACAGTATCTGAAGATAATGATAAAGACTATGATTTGAAATTTATTAAGGTTCCATTGCTTGATAAATATGATAATTATATTCGTAAAGACTCTAGCGTATCGAAATATGATACTGTAGTAGAATCTGATGTATATTGGACTGGGGATAAGCAATATAAAGACGTAAAACAGGATATAAAAGATCTAGATTTTACTGTCCTGAGATCGAAGTATTATTCTATAGAAGCAGTTATTGATCTTGCAAAACGCAATTTTACTTTAGGATATTTTATGAATATTCTTATGTATAATAACGTAGATAAATCTGCTCTTATGATTAATCTTCCTAATGTATCTACAACAAAGAAATTTGAATTAGTAGATACAATTATTGCTCTATTCTCTTTAAGTTATATCTATTATGGAGTAGAAGATACCATAGTAGATACTAGATCTAAATGCGCACAAATTCTAGGATTTAATATGGAAGCAGATTTGGCAAAAATTTCTGCTTGGTTAGAAGAAAATCATAAAGGATTAACACTTAAGGATCTGCATGTAGAGACATATGCAGTTCCAGATAATAACTCTATTATTTCTTTTAATCAACTTCAAGATATTTTCTTTACAAATAAAGATTGCTATGATCATATCATTAAAGTTATGAGGAATCCTCCATCTAAAGAAATTTATGATGCATATCGTTATCTTTATAAGACTCTACTTACTATGAATTATAACATGGAATATTTCCTTGTTGGTAATAATACTATTGTAGATCAATATAAAGCAAATGGATATAAATCTAAATTTATTGTATTGCCTAAAGAAGAAGATTATCATAATCCTGATGATTTTACTCGTGATTGGAAATGGCTTGTAAAATCTGTCGACGATAATAATCTATGCTTCGTAGTACCTGATACATTTTCTGAAGATCATAATCTTGATTTGTATATTAAAGAAAATAATGATCTTAAGAAAATTGGTACTGCTAAAATGGCATATACATATAGAGAATTCTTAAGATATAAAGATGGATCTCTATTCTCTTTTATTACTAGAATTCTCAATATGAATAGTAAAGATACAAGGCAGGAAGCTTGTGTAAATGCTATTCAAGCAATAGTATCTTATATGAAGGATTATATAGATCAAGATAAAATTAATCTTGATACTGTATTTGCAGGATTACCTTCTATTTCTATCGATTTCATTAAGCAGTATGTAACAGAAGTTATTGATTTCTTTAAGTCTTTTAAAATCTTTACTCATGACTCTTCTATTATCTATTCAATAGATGATAAGTTTGAGAATTATGTTCAATTAATTGATCATATTCTTCTTAAATATCTATTTGATAAGAGTGAAATTATTAAAATAGAAGATGCTATCCAAGGTATGACTACAGGTCTTACTGCTAAAGAGAAATGTAGAATGATTGATAAAGTCTGGTTTGATATTACTACTTGGCTTACTAAAAATTATTCTGAGTATTATAACTCTGATAATTATAAGCAGGTAGAAAAAATCATTCGAGATTATAAAGAGCATTATACAACTCTTACAATGAATTCCGAAGAGTTTAATGCAGAGAATCATTACATTAAAGAAATTGATGATTATGCCGTAGATGCTATTGTTCATATGCTTATTGATCTAGTATATGAAGAGCATGTGAATATTTTGGAATCTATTCATACAGAATATAATAATACTTATGATGATTATTATAGAGATGATTGGCTCGTAGATATTGGTATTCTTCTTATTAGTAGATACTTAGAAGATAGAATGAGATATCAAGATGATATTACAAGATCTGATTTCTATGATTTCTATTCTGTATTACTTATGAATGATGCTAGACAGTCTATGAATCATAGTCAGTCTAAATATGAAAGATATAATCTCATAGATGATTATTATTCTATCAATACTCAAGAATTCCCTGCACATCAATTTGATACTTAAAGGAGATTACTTACTATGGCTATATTTACTGAATCATATTGCCAGAATATCCTTGAAGGATTTATGGATAAATATAAAGAAAATAAAAAGAAAAAGGAAGAAGAAAAGAGAAAGAAAGATGAAGAATATCAAGCACGCAAGAAAAAGATAGAAGCAAATAATAAAAAGAAGTTTAACTTCCAAGGCATCTCTCTTCCATGCTATGATACTGAAGATCCTGAACGACTGATTAATCTTGCAAATAAGAATATATCAGATATTAAGAATAATGCTGCTGAAGTTATGTGGAATGATATAGACAATGACTATGATTGCGGTGAATCTTCAGAATCTGTCAAGAAGCTTGATCAATTCTTTAAGCAATATCCTAAATATACAAATCTTAGTTCTCAAATGGTTGTAACAGATGGGCAGATTTGTGATGATGGACTTGATCTTACATTTGAAATGAAGTGTAAAGATTCGATTTACCCTAAAGGAAGAAAAGTATATCTAACAGTATCTTTTGATTCTAACGATAAGATAGAATATAGTGGTATCGATATATCTCGCTGATTGCTATATATTTATATACCGGAACATTCAAATAATTAACTAAAATGGAGGTTTTAGATATGTCTGATAAGCATTTGACATTCTTTGACTCTCAAAAGAGTCGTGAAGATGTAAATATTCATAAGCCTTTCCTGCGTGGTGAAGTTATCTTTAAGGATATCGATACTGGAGAAGTTCTGCTGACTACTCATAATAGAGTTGTTATTGCTGGTTCTCAGTTTGTTGCTGAGAAGTGTTTCAATCTTCCTGAGCTTGTTCATTTGCCTACCTATAATGAATCTCTATCTCTAGAAAATTCTGTTGCACATGGTACTTCTCCGGCAAATCTGCCTAAGATTTGCCTGTTCTGCTGTGGAACTCAAGGCTGTGGTACTGAAAACTCTGCAGTATATCATGTAAGATATACTAAGAGAATTGCACCTAATGGAGATCTAGTTCCTTTCCGCTATCAGCTGAAACAGAATGATCTGACTGATGAACTTCGTCAGAAGTATTATGGCCGTAAGTCTCTAACTGATCGTTATGCATATTACTTCAAGGCTTTTGAGTCTGATCCTAAGATGTATATGCGTTTCACCGATGGTACAATCATCGATGCTAATCTGTATGATTCTCAGAATGAAACTGATGCTGAGACTTTTGTTGAGATGAACCTTAGAATCACTAAGGATGATTTCCGTGATTATTTCAGAGCTACTACTTCTATCAATGATGCAAAGATCAATTCTATTTCTTTGCTAACCGCATGGTATAATGAGTCTTCTGGATATCGTTGGTATCAGGATATTACTCCTATTACTCAGCTCAATATTCCTAATGAGCCTCTGATTGACCTTACTAAGGGTATTGATATTACTTATCATATTTACTTCTAATGGAGGTAAATTATGGCCGTTAAGAAGAGAGTATCTACAGAAGTTACAGATCCTACTCTTAAAGCAGATCTCCTTAATATTACAGAGGATAAAATCACATCTTCTTTTATTTTTGGACTATTTGGTGAATATGATGGTAAATGTAAATGCCATCCATATGATATTCTAAAAGTTCCTCCTGGATATTATGGTCCAGAAAATCACAAAAATAAAAATACTTTTACTACCACTGTAGGTATTTGGATTTTCAACAAATGGTTCATCGAGCAGGATCTCTTTGAATTGTTTGGATATATAAATAAAACTATCAATGGTGGTCAGCTAGAAGATATGAACCAAGATCTTTCATATGCTTTAATGGAAGATCGAATCTCTGTTCAAACCCTTAAGAATTATCTGATGAAGACTCAGTTTGCAATGCAATTTGTTACTGTGTTAGCTCCAAATTATTCTGAAGATCTTTTGACATGCAGTGTTCAAATTGATAAACTGAAGGATAAACTAATTAAGGAGCATCAAAAGGAGCTTGAAGCTGGAGATACTGTTGTAGCTAAGCAAATTGAGGATGAACTCATTGCTTATGCTAAGGAGCTTTTGAAAGATGATCCAGCAATGGATTCTTTCATTTCTGGAGCAAGATCTAATATTAATAATAACTTCAAAAATATGTTTATCTGGAAAGGCGCTACTAGAGATCCCAATCCTGATTCTAAACAAGAATTTCGTATTGCTACTTCTAACTATATGGAAGGAATTAAGAGAGAAGAATATTCTCTATATTCTAATTCTGGCATAGAAGGTGCATATTCTCGTGGTAAGAAAACTGAGGGCGGTGGTTATCTAGAGAACCTTACTACTATGGCATATCAAGACTTGATTCTGGATGAAGATGGTACAGATTGCCATACTGATAGGCATATTACAATAGAGCTAACCCCTAAAAATGTAAACCAGTATATGTATAACAATATTATAGGAAGCAATGGTAAGCTAATTGAGCTTAATTCTCAAAACCGAGATCAATTCATTGGTAAGAAAGTTAAGATGAGAATGGCTTATCTTTGCCCTCATGAAAAACCCTGTAATGCATGTGCTGGTAATTTCTATAAGAAACTTGGAATTAAAAATGTTGGACTTACTCTTATGCAAGTTTTCTCTATTTATAAGAATAAGTCTATGAAAGCATTTCATGATTCTACCGTTCAGCTTACAGAAATTGATACAATGAAAGCTTTTGGATATAAGTAATACCCATAAGAATAGGAGAACCTATTATGGACTCTTCTAAAGATGGATACTATGATCTGATGCAAAACATGATTACTGTTAGAGGATTCAGTAGTCATGATAGCATGGAAGAAGCTAAGATTCTCTCATATCCTGGCCTTCTTCCTAATTTATATTGTATTACTAAGACTGGACAAGTATATTCTGTAATTAATGATTCTTATATTTCTTGGGCTTTTAAGAATAATATTCCATATGTAAATCTTTCATGTATAAAAGATGGAAAATGGAGATTAGAGCCATTCTATATTAAAGATTTGGTAGCTTGTAGCTATATTGCTAATGCAAGTAGTTATTTAGAGAGGGGTTATCATGCTTCTAATATAGATGGTGATCCTAAGAATTGTAGATACACTAATATGGTTTATATAAAATCTTAGCTAGTAATACAAAAAAAAAATAAATCCGGGTAGGAGTGATCCTACCCGGACTTTTTATTTATTCATCATAGTCTTTTTCAACACTATGATCACTGATCCACTTACATGCATCAGTGCCACATACATCGTCTTCGTATGCATATTTAAAATTATTTCTGTTGATACGCATGAACTTATCAGCAGGATTACCAGTTGCTTTACTTTCATTAAGATTGAAAGTATGATCAGTGATAATAGTACCAAAGAAATTTACTACAACACTAGGTTCAAGAGTTTTAGGCCGACTGGGATTATCTCCATGCCTAAGATCATACATTTTGATGAACCCAGGGAGTGAAGATCTATAAAGACGGCTCTCTGTGAATAAGCACTTAATACCATCAATCTCTACAACCTGGTAATTGACAATAGCATCATCATAATTGAAGCAATAACTCATGATAAAACTTCCTTTCTTTTTAGATAAATTTTATCTATCGATTCTTTTGAAATTTGGTCCCTTATATACTCTAATAGGGTTACCACGTACAATTTTATTGATCTCTTCCCATTCAGAATTCTTTTGAATTGCTTCATTATTTTTATTAATATCTGCAATCCTTTCAGAAATACGATTTTCTACATCTTTCTTATTCTGAAGCTGAGATCTTTCTTTCATAGAAACTACAGAAATCCCAGTAGGCTTATGAACTCCTCTTACAGCAGTTTCTACTTTATTTACATTCTGTCCTCCATTTCCTCCACTACGGAAAGTTTCATAAGAGATTTGCCCTTCAACATTAGGATCAATAAATTGAGCTTCATCAATGGTACTTACATCAATGAACCAATTCTTTCTAGGCCATCCAATTCTAAAAGGACTTTTACAGATCCACTGAATAGTACCATTGTATTCAAGAGAATTAATCTGTTTATCAGTTTTCAGAATACAAGATTTATAGCATTCTTTATGAAACCCAGATTCTTTCTTCTTGATAATAGTAGCATCAAGTTCAGAGATAAGCTTCTGTGAAAAGAGATAAACTGCTCGCTCACATTCTGCAGGAGCTCCAATACCAGAACTAATTTGAATTAACATTAATTTCCTCCTTTGAAATTATACACAGGAGTAAGTACACCTTTTACATTAACGATATCAGATACAGCTTCTCTGATTTCATCAATTCTTCTATATGCAAAAGGAGACTCATCAAGTGTATCCTTAGAAACAGATGTAGAAAATACTCCATCCATTTCCTTCTTAAACATATTAAGAGTAACAGAGTTTTTAACTTCACTTCTTTTGATCAATCTACCAGAGCCATGAGGAAGAGAGTAATTCCATTCATCACTATTCTTTGCATTTAATTCTCCATAGAGAATGCCATCTTTCATATTGATAGGAATATAAATATTATTCTCCATTTCAAATTCACAAGCTGCTCCTTTACAGAGACAATGCTTTTCAGAAATAGAATTATGAGGAGCGTTAAATTCAATTTCTGAATCCCATTTCATTTTTCTACAAATAATAGATCTAATTCTGTTTCTATTTAACCTTGCAAACTCAGTTGCTTTTCTGACATCTTCTACATATTGGACATATAACATATCTTCTACATATGTCATTTCATAAGGAACATTGATTCCTTTTAATTTGAGTTCTTCTTGACCCTTTCTGTTAAAATAATCATTAATAACAGGGCCAATAGATCTACTACCGGTATGAATAGTAAGATAATATTCTCCATGCTCATCCATATAGATCTCAATGAAATGATTACCATTTCCAAGAGTTCCATAACAGAGAGTCAGCTTATCAGAATGCATAGGAGTATTAAATCCTAAAGCATTGATCACACCAAATCCATATAAATCCCTAGGCCCTATTGCAAGATTTACAGGAATATTCTCTCTGATTACTTTATCCAATTTATTAAAATCAGATGTAGTAAGTTTCTTCCCAGGATGGATCTTGAAAATGCTAACTCCGCATCCAAGATCATTACCAAGAAGATTAGGAATGATTCTACAATGATTTAATTTCATTGTAAGACCAATAGGACCAACTTTTCCAGCATGGACATCAGGCATAACTCGAATGATAGCATCCTTAGATACTTCGTTATCACAGATCATTTTAATTTGTGCTTTAGCATGCTGATCAATTGCATCCTTCTCATTGTCTACTGTAAATACCTTTGCAGTAGCATATTTTCCTTCGATTAATAATTCTTTCATATTTTATTCCTTTCTATTATGACGATTATAGATAGTGTATGTCTATCTATTCATATTTATTATATCTAATTGAAAAATAAAATAGAGGTAGAGATTAAATCTCTACCTCTAAAATTTAATTTATTCTATTAAATAGATCACTTAAGTTTCCTGCTAAAGTTGGATTAGTAGGATTCTTAGAATTATCACCATACCAAATTTTATTTAGATCTGCACCAATATCTGTATATCCATTATTTTCTTGCTTCTCCAAATAATCTTCAGGAATATGATAGGCATCAGAGATAGCTTTTCTTCCTATTGCAGTTTTTCTGATTCTTTCCAGAGATTTCTCATCTTCATTTAATTGAGCAAGATGGAAATCTTCCATACTCATACGCTTAGATTTACTCAAATAATCGAGCTGATCATTTATCATATGAGTAGTAGCATCTGCATCATCAGCAAATACACTAGGATCTAGTTTTTCTCCTTCTTCACCATATTCTTCTTCTAGACTATAAGAAGTTTCATCATAATGATCATCGGTATAGATCTCAGTTTTCATAATATGGAATCTTGTAGCAAGATCTTCTCCATAATAGAAAACATACAAGGCCCAAAGATAAGAGAATACCAAGTCATCATGTGCATCATCTGCATGCTCTACTTTACCATTAGGCTTAACAACCATTGTGCAAAGTTCATCATAAATATCTTTACTATTAAATTTATCTCTATGATGCTGAACTCTTTGATGTAGTAATTCAATAAGCTGATTACGCTTATTCTTTCCAGAAGTAGAACCGTAGACTTTACATTTCTTAGGTCTACGCTTGACTGTCATTCCATCAAATTGTTCTTCATCTATACGATCTTTAATTTCATAATAGAGATTCTTTTTAATAGAAGTTTTGATAAGCATTTGTAGAACAGATGAACCGAAGCCATTTAGTTTAGATATAATCGTCTGCATTATATCTCTTGGTCAATTCCAAGTCACGTCCATTACAGACAGTGATCAGATCATGTGTCCACCCTATGTATCTCATAGGGGTGTATTTTTCTTCCTTCCATTATAGACTTGAAGGTTCTACTTCTCCCGTCAGGAGATGATCGTTGAGTGTTATCCCATACGGATATTTCACGGCTATACAAGGGCTTGTTAATTCTGACTTAGGATTTGACCATATCAGAATCCTTATAATTTCTTTCTACTTTCGTAACTATCACGCACATCTTTTCAGATCACGTTGTAGTATATAAGGTTCTTGACCCTCTTCATAGCAATTAACACAATGAAACTTGCAAATTACTCTACAAGCTGTGACAATCGCACCATTGTTTTCAATATTTATAATAGCATTCTTTGCATATGTAGTTGTGAACTGATATATCATATCAGCCAATTCTGGCATCGTAATAAAGTTACATTTAAATGTAGCAATGACTTTAGTAGTTTGAGAATCGATAACTGTAATAGCAGACGAGTCTTTATGTATACCAGAAGAAACGTCAACACCGATAATGAATGGATACATACTATTCATAGGTATAGTATCCCAAATCTTCATTACGAATTGTCCAGCTTTACCAAATCTCAAAATACTTCTAGGTTCCTGCTTTACTTGAGCTCCTATAATATCCAAATCTTCTCTATTAAAAGGACTATTATCAGCAGTCTTAGCCCATTCTAGTAGAACTTCACGACGAATCTTAACCCAGTCTTTCTGCAGATCCTTAACCATGCGATCAAAATACTCAGTGCCATTACCAAGCATTTGATAAGTATATCTAATATGCATGAAGTTAGAATCTGTATTAGCATCAATGACTTTTTTAAGATCATCATAACTTAGGTCATAGAAACTTTCATTCCATTCAGTACCATTCAATCTAACGTGGTTAGCAAATTGACCTTCTCTAGTAGTCAAGTCTCCAGGCGTAGTAGTAATCAATACTCCATAAGGAGATCCATTAGCCTTAGCGTTCTCAGATGCTTTAGAGAATGCAGGCATAGCAGCTGTATAGACGATATCATTATAAGGCAAGAAAGCAAACTCATCATAATATTGAATTGCAACTGTAGCACCACGTCCTGCACCTTCTGCTAGAGCCGGAGTTCTAGCACCAGGCAAGGTTGTGATCAAGTTTCTATTTATAGGATTCTGTAATGTTTCTGCTGTATTTGGAGCTCTAATTTGTTTACCATCTCTATCTAACTGAGCTTCCATTCTTAGATATTCAGGTAAAGCAGCTCTTAGATTCTTCATAGTTCTCAAGTTTGCTTTAGAGTCATCATGCTTCTTATTAGCAAACATGATTCTAGTATTAGTAGCTCCGAAGTTAAAAACCCAAAGATACCAACAAAGGGCACTAACAGTTTTACCATGCTGTCGAGGAAATTCTACAAATTGGTTAATATTATAAACGAACATATAAGCCATGGCTAAGTTACCACGACTTAATTCGAATCTTTTACCAGCTCCAACTGCACCGCCTTCTGTTGGGATGCGAACTAGCTCCCTTATGAAATTAGTCGTACCTGCGTTATTTTTTATATATTAACGCTTGTTAATCTTATGCGTTACATAAGCTCAGACTATATCTTCGCCTCCAATGGTAGCTGTAAAATTAATTGGAGGTGTGCTATTACTTCGAACCGTTTTAGGCGGCTCTACTCCAGTTTGGATAGTCGTTGAACCAACAATATATTTCGACAATTCTTCTAATGGAATATATTCTACATTATTTAGAATAGTAATATCATTAAAAGGTCCTTTAAGCTTTGGATATAAATAGTTGAAAAGATTTGCAGCAGCTTTAGGATCATTGAACTTTCCATAGACTGCTCCATTTATTACAGTTTTCCAGCAATTGTGAGAATAAACTACACCTACATATGGATTACCATCTTTAATATCACGATCTTTTGACATCATTAAAACATTATCAAGTTTTGATAACCACATACATGTATTTCTAGAATAAATTCTTTTATTTTTAGGAACATGAATTTGTAGAAAATCTTTATCAAGTTGATAAATAGAAGGATACATTAACTTCTTTTCGTAAAGCGGAAGAAATGGAACATCAAGCATAAATGTAGAGAAGTTATGCCATCTAGTATCTACTGTGATTCCGATGCCTCCATATAAAGGATAATCTTTATCAGCTTTATTATAGCATCTATTCATCATATCGTTCCAAGCTTTATAAAACTGGCAAGGGTATGGATCACTGATAATCATATTTGTTCCAATATATCCAACACCAGCAACATTTGGAGTATATCTATCATATACTCTTCCATGTCTAATTGCATCTAGTGATGCATCAGTTACATATCCTGTATTCATGAATCTCAAAGCATATCTTGTATTTGATGGACTTGTATGAATCTCTTTTCCTACATACTCGATTTCACCTAAGATTTCAAAATCTCCACAATTGTTACTATGATAAATCTTTCCAGTAATATCGTTTAAAGGTTTGCCGTTGGTACTCATATTAACCCTCCTAGTAAAATTGAAATAGATTAATATAAGTTTGTTGGTTGCTGATTAGACATTGATTTTAGGTTTTAGGACTTATTATAATAGGGATAGAAATATAATAAGCTTTTATTTCACCATGACCCATCTCTCTACTTGTTTCCGTCTTTCGACACCTGATTGTAGGTAAGAGAGCTTTAGCCTTTCCCAGCAGTTCAATAGCATTCAACACTATGTCACCATAATGAGGGGCATTTCTTAGTTTACCAATAGTTAACCATGCATTCTCGAAGAACGCGCATCTTCATTGGTTTAGGTAGATTTGGGTCTCTTGGATCTACACCCATCAATCCACCATCATACAACAACAAAAAGAATTTATTATTTTTAATACCACGAGCTTTAAGAAAATAATACATATTCATAAAACTCTGATTAGTGGTACTATCTTGATAATAAACAGTAATTGGAGTTGATGGATTTTGAATAACCATTTATATCTTTCTCCTTTCTTTAGTTATTAATATTAAGGTTTCAAAAATACAAAAACATTTATTTAATTTTTATAATAAAAAGAAAAGGAGAGTCATCAGTTATGCTTATTAGCCCAAATAAACAAGGTAAAATTGTATTATTAATTATTATATCAATTATATTGATTATAGCTTTTATTGCATATAGATATAGAAAGAAGATTAGTAATAATTATAAGAAAATAGTATTTGATAAAAATGGTGAATTATATAAATTTATTCTAAATGAATGCAATAATGATGAAACTATTAGAAATTGCATTCTAATATCTATGTCTGACTTTCATGTATTTAAAGACAATGTAGAAGAATATATTATAAACGAAGCAAAATCTAAAATTAAAAAAGATGGATATGGATGGCTTAATTTAAATTCTAATCATAGCGGTATTTATGATTCTTCTTGTCCTATTGATATTGCTATTATGACAGCTTTTAATTCAGACGAAATATTTGATTTGCTATATAATAAATACATTGCTATCATTTATGATGGATTTCATTATGGAATGCAAGCAGAGCAAGAAGCTATTGAATATTATCAGAAACATGGAGCAAATGCGGAAGGAGACGATCTTCATCCTGCGGAGATTAAAAAAGAAGAATCTTATGATGATGAAGAAAATTACAATAATATTGTGATGGAAGATGAATAAATAAAAAAAAATAAAACCGAGTGGATGTTTAGTCCACTCGGTCTTTTGTTTAGATCATAGGATCGTACTGAGTGGTGCTGTACTCGGTCTCCTTGATCAGCTCATAATAGATCTCAACCAGAGATCCATTATGGATGAAGCTCACCTTGAAGTCAGATCCAGAAAGATCCTCGATGGATGCATTCAATGCACCCAACTCTCCAAGGTTGATGAACTCCTGCTTGAGTCGAAGGAGCTCAAGCTTCGGAGGCATCTCTGCAAAGCTCTTGCAGATCACATCAACCTGCTGTGAGCCCTTCATCTTTTTGATCAGCTTGAAGCAAGCTTTGTTCTGCGGATTCGGCATATGATGACTCAGATCAACACCAGCGGAAACTGATGCATGACCGGTATTATCATTGATGAACGGGTTAATACCAACATTGTAATTAGCCATGATTTTGTACCTCCAGTACATTTTGCATTATGGTGAATTAGACGACTGAAATAGAGTATCTTCGTATCTCTATTTCATTATTATAATATCTAAGTATTTATTATTAAAATAAAAAATAAAGTCGGTAGAGATTTCTCCCTACCGACCTCTTTATATCAAAAGCAATGTATTATTTATAGCAGAAATATGTTTTATTGATTTTACAATAAACACCATTACCTTGCTTAAATAATGCCTGGAATACGACATTCTCAGGCAATACAGAGCCATTATTAAGTAATTCAAGAGCTACCTCTTTATTAGTTTCAGTGGGAGTCTTATATGCATTACCATCCCACATGCATGCATATTGACCTTTAGCAGTAGCTACCTGCTTAATAGTATTCTGCTTGGGGAACCAAGAAGAATGCAATCTATTTAAAACGACAGAACCAACATACATTTGTTCCTGTCGTGAACAGTTCTGAGCTTCTCCAACAATAATCATCAACAGATACTGATAATCTTCTTCAGTCCACCATTGGCCATGGTTTTCTTCTTCGATATTTTCAGTAACAGGAGTTGCCTCTTCAATAGGCTGAGTAGTAGTTTCTTCAACAACTGATTGCTGCTGAATTTCCTCAATCTGCTGAGCTTCTTCAGAACTAGCAATCAATTCTGCTGCAAGTTCTGCTTCATATTCTAATTCTGCTTCTTCAGACATTGGCAGAATCATCTTTTCCTCTTCAATAGGATTAGTAGTTGTAATAGTATTGATTGGAGTTGCCATAAAAGAAGTAGTTGCAACATGAGTGGCAACTACAGCTGTATGACGATATTTAGAACCGATCTTTAGAGGATCGATAATATCTTTAGGGACTAATGTGGTATTCATAAGCCCAATGATAGAAGCAATCATCATAAGCCAGATTGCCATTACTGTAACAGTGAAATTGCTAATAGTAATAGCAATGGAATTGACTTTCTTTCTTCTTTTAACGGCATACTTAGATTGCTTGCTGTGACGGTCTTTATAATAGTACATATTAATCTCCATTTCTTTCAACGAGTTTCCTACTGCGGACACGTTGTCTTATACGCATTCCTTCTTTCTCTTATTACTCAAAAATATATAAATGCTTAACCTTCATGGTTAATAGCAAATATATCATCTAGCAAAACAATGCTGAATCTCTTGACATCTTTATATGTGCCCCATTTAAGACAACTGATAATGATATTGATATCAGGATAGCTGACATTCATATCATCGCAGAATTTATAAATGGTCTTTCTATCAGATAGCAATCTTATTAATTGCTTCTTTGAGAAATGCTTTTTTGATTTCTTGACAGTAATAATATGATCACTGCAAAGATATGTAAGGCTATTCCAATCAGTATCATCATAGATTGTTTGTTGAATTGTGGAAGCCTTATACAGTTGTGAGTAATGCTTTTTAGCAGTCTTCTTTTTCATATTAATAATCCTTTCTCTTTTTAGATATCATATTTCTTTTCTTTGCATCTTCGTAGCTATATACCTCGAAACTACCAAGTCCTGCTTTGTTTACATAGATGATATATTTCTTATTAGGATTAAGACATTTCAGAAAGTCATCATTGATATACTCAGTGATGCTATTCTTGATATTGAATCTCTTATTAGAGATTCTAAGAGTATTCAAAGCTCTAAGAATCATCTTAGGTTTATAAGCCTTATATGCCATGACTCTACCAATTTCACAATGATAATAATCACAGCATACGCACTGATTCATAATAACAACATTCTTCTTAAGATACTTACCTCTGCAAAAACTTTTAGACATAAATTTCAATTCCTTTCTATTTTTAAATATTATCCATTGGCAAAAGAATTTATATTCTAATGTCATATTTATATTATCTTTTTAATTTATAATTTATTTAAATTAAAATATAAATAATTTATTAACCAGATAGTAATCAAAATAAAGCACTCTACGTGCTTTATTATTTTAAAATGGAGGAGTAAAGTATATGGCCGTTGAATTTAATGGTACACCTTTCCAGTATAATCCTGCAGTAACAAATGTCAATATTGATAATCAACTAGCAGGTATTCTTGGTCAATTTGGAGACGATTATATTCTCGATGCTCTTGATAATGCATTGAATAATAGATTTAATCCTTATCAAGCTTCTAATCCTAATCTAGTATATGCTTATGAATTGACGTTTAAAAATCTGTCTGATGGATTTGGTGCAAATAATCCTGATATTATCAATACTAGAAATAAGACTTATCTGAATATCATCAATAAGATCTGTAATTTCTATGGATTGAATTTTAATCCTCATGAAGATACTGAATTGTATTCTGCTGCATTTTGGCTGTATGATTTCTTTGTATCTTCTTTTTCTGAGCATCTAAAAATGTTTTATGCTATGTATCTAATTCAAGAGAAAGATGCTCTTAATTCAGCATTTAATTTCTCTCAACTTAGAAAAGAGAACGATGCTACCTATAGCTATTCTAAGAAGCTATTTAAAGATCCTGTACTTGCAGCTATTCACTGTAATATCGATTATGTAATTAATCAGATTGATTCTTTTAATATTTCTCTAGATAATATTCTAAGCATTGTTTATAGTAATCAAGCACCTACACTAGCACCATATATTGCTAGTATTGTTTCTGATCCTACTGGTGGATTTTTCAGAAATTTCTATCAGACTTTTGTATTGAATTCTCCTGATTCTGCTGATATTATGACTTATATTAAGCTTGCACTTCAGCAGATTGGTGGAGATATTGAGCCTATTAAGTAATTTATATAAAAGGAGAATATTAATGTCTACTAATATTGATAAGGAATATGAAAATCTTCTAAATGCTACACCTGAATCTGCGCCTAAGATTCTTGAGAATGTAGATAAAATCGAAGAACCTGTAAATGCAATGAATACTATTTCTGAAGATGAAAAGAAAGAAGAATCTAAGCCTCAAAAGGTTCTCGGTTCTTATAATCCTGCTACTGGAAGTTATAATGTAATTGATACTGAAGCTTCTATTGAAGAAATTCAGCAGAAGAATCTTGAGAATTTTGATGCTATGATCAATGATGAGACTCCCGATCTAAATGCTGATCTAAATAATTTCCTTGATTCTTGTAAAGATAAAATTCCTGAAGCAGATGCAGTTTCTAAGATTGCATATCTAATGGCTAATAGAATTGCTGGTAATAATATTGATTATTATTCCAACATGCCTAAGTTTATGCAGAACACTGTAAGCCAGATTATGGCTAATGCAAATACTGTTGGTGTTCCTAGCAATAGAATTCTCCATAAGAATCAAGTTGCTAAGATGCTAATTGATGAATATGTAGAAGAATATAAGAAGTCTTCTCAGAAGACTGTTGATCTTGATACTCTATTTTCTGGATTCACCAAAGATGCTGCTAATATTGCAGATGATATGGCAACTCAGATTGGTGATTTGATGCTTAGCTTTGATGACGAACGTAAGGAACAGATTAACAATGCTATCGTAGTTGCTAAGAATAATGGCAATGATGTAATGGTAAAGAATCTGGAAGCTATTAGAGATAATATTGATAAAGCTTTTAATCTTGATGAATTTAAAGAATTCTGCAAGCATTGCAAGATTAAGTCCATTGAGATGAAGAAGCCTAATAGAGTTTATGATTCTTTCATCCATAAGTATGAAACTAATGATGCTATCATTAATGATATTCGTACTTGCCCTGATGTCATTATTCGCCATCTGACTGAGTTTACTAAAGATCAGGCTATGATGATTTGTCTTGCATATTGTAAGTATTGCTGTAATATGAATCCTGATAACATGGCAGAACATACTTTTATGTATTATTTCATTCGTAATATTATTGCAATTGATCGTATTAATCCCAGAGGTAGAGCTTATCATTCTATCAATGCTAAGGATAAGACTTTCTATGATACTTTTGTTGCAAATCTTCGTGAATGCATGAACAATCTGCTAGAAAGAAATGTAATATTTAAATAATAGCTGGATGAAAATAAAGCAAATTTCTTCTGCCATGAGATTTGTGCCTCCAAATTATTGTTTTCCCTAGCTGTTAATGTGTTGGTCACGGTGGTTTTCGGTTGCGTTGATTTTTGTTTTCCTTCGTTTGTTTACTCCTTTCAAAAACTTATGCATTGCCGGTAGGATAAGTAGATCCTACCGGCATTTGCTCGTAAACTTTATAATAATTATCATAAAGAAAGGATTGGTTGATGGCCATGTTGCTTGACAATAAATATACCATTCTCCCTAATCTGAGGTTTTCACTAACCTTTGATAGTGGAGTTTCTAAAATTGTCACTGTAAAAACCGGTGACAAAGTCGAATGTTTCTATAAGCTAAATGGTGAAAAGAATGTCATTACTGGCATTGTATCTAAGATTGGTGTTAATTATAATTCCTCTCTTGGAGCAATGGGAACTAGTGCCTATCTTCAGATTGACGGATCTGAGGAATATTCTGGTAAGGTTATCTATGTTCAACCCAGCGATGTTCTGGATATCACTATTCTTGCTACATCTGATACTATTAGTAATCCTGTATGTAGTGTTGAAAACGATGGTCAGAAGATTACTCTTGTTAGAGAAAATGAAGCTGGCGTATTTCAGTATAGCCTTGATGGTATTACTTGGAAAGCTGCTACTGGAGCCCAAGGTCCTTCTGCATATGAATGTGCAGTATCAATGGGGTATGAAGGAACAGAAGAAGAGTGGCTCAATTCTCTTAAGGGAGAAAAGGGAGAGTCTGGTAACTTTGAAATCTACTGTGTATTTGATTCTATCAATGAAGCAGAAGCTAAAAAGAATACCGTCCCTCGTGGTAAGTTTGTTGCCATTCTAAATGAACCTGTTTCTGATCTTTATATCAGAACTGGTGATTCTACTGTTTGTGTATGCCCTTGCTGTGGCTGCAAATCCAATTCTTCCAACGATAATTCTAATACTACCACTATTACTGGATATCAATATCTTGGACAGCTTGCTGTGAGTGTTAAAGGTCCTAAGGGCGATTCTGGCTCTAAGGGAAACCCTGGTAAAGATGGTAAGACTGCATATGAATATGCTGTAGAGTATGGATATCAAGGAACAGAAGAAGAATTTGGAGAAATGATGAGTAGAGGTAACTCTGTAGCAGTTACCAATTTCTTCATGGGTCAGAATCCTGGGCTTCTTAATACTGTTATTGGACCTATTGATCTTCGTATCTTTGGCTATACTGATATTAAGAGATTCAAGAGTGTTAATCTAAAGAAGATTGATATCTCTTGTCCTTCTGAGATTGAAGACCAATCTCTCATTTTCCCTGAACCTGTTATTTTGCGTGCAGTTCCTACTAAGACTGAGGCTGCTAAGCCTAATCTTACTATTAAAGGTGATAAATTTGTTGCCGACTGCATTATGGAAAGAGACGGAGAAGTTGGCGTTTTCCGTAGAGTTCAATATATTGAATCCTATGATGGAGAAACAATTCTCGGAGATTGGATTTCTTCTACTGGAGAACTAGATCTAGGAGCAGAAGTTCAATTTACCACTCTAGGTGAATTTGAACCTTTTGATAAGAAGGTTCAGAGTCAGTATAAGAAGCTGCATACTTATGATAGAGAGACTGATATTGCTCTTGATGATAAATATGCTTGGCTATCTATTTCCTATCCTGTTGATCTATCTACATATATTGATAAAATTGTTGCAGTACGAATTAAGGAATATCTTGAAGAACATTCTGAAACTGTAGTTGAACCTATTGTCAATAAGGTTGTTAACACTAAACTAGATACTAAGCAAGACAAACTGACAGCAGGAGAAAATATTTCTATTATTGACAATGTCATTAGTGCTGCTGATGGTGGAAAAACTACAGAAGATATTTTTGTTACTAAGCCTTTTGGTGCTATCAAGGCTGGAGATATTATTCCTGCTGGAACCACATTTACAGACTTTCTGAAGATGTCCATTGCTCCTGAGGCTCCTCCTTCTAGTAAATACGTTTATTTTGGAACTACTGATACTATACCTTCCAATTTGGATGGCTTTACGAAACAGCCTATTGAAGATTTTGCGCTTATAAAGAATGGAACCTTCTTTAGATATACTGCAGATGACAAATATTTGGCCTTTGGCTATAAACAAAGCATTGGCGAGCTTCTATCTATTAAAGATCCTAATGGATTTGAACAGATGGATGGTTGGTCTGTTGTTAATTATCACGATAATGAAACAGATACTGACTATTATATTTGGCATACCAATGATACTGTCACTGTATCTAGATTTAAGATTAGCTTCTTGTTCAATGATAATTAATTATTGAAGAAAGGAGGATAAACTTAAATGATTAGTATTATTCAAGGTTTTAAATTATATACAAGAAATCCCATTGATGCAAGACTTCTTATGACTAAAGAAGAAATGCGTAATGCTAAGGATAATATGATGCCTGAGAAGTATTTTACAATTTGTAAAGAGAATGGACTTCTTTATATCTATGATAAGTCCAGAACTCAAGAACAAATTGGAGCTACCGATACAGGTAAATTTACTGTAGTCAATTCTGCTAAGATTGATGCTATCACTATTAATGGCGAAATGCTTCCTATCAATGATGCAATCGTTGATATTCCTGCAGCTGCTGCTGATAAGTACGGAGCTATTAAGCTCGGTACTGGAATGGAAACTCAGGAAGATGGAACTGTAACTATTAACTTTGAATCTTTTGCTGACGAATCTATTCCTCTGAGTAAAGTAAAATTCTCTAATGGTGGATTAATTTGTCATGGATATCTTCATGAGGGTAAATTCTATACAGATAATACTTATAAGGAATCTCTTGTTGGTTATGACTATAAACTATACATTGATATTCCTAGTACATTTGTATACGAATATAAACCTGACACGAAGAAATTCGAACAAATTAATAAAGCACCTCTAGCAACTTCTATTGTGCCTGGCGTAATGAAACTATATGGTGCTCTCGGTGATCAGACTGATGGTACTATGAATCAAAAGTCTATCACTGATGAAATTAATAAAAAATTTACTGTTACTAAAGGACCTGATGAATCTTTGGTTTTCAAAGATGGATTCTCTGTCGGATAAGTAATAGTATTTTTTTTTTGATATCTCGTTTAAATTATTCATCACAAAAATATTAATTAAAGGAGAATAATTTCAATGGCTGCTATTAATCCTACTTATGATAATGCCAATACCCTTAAGAAGATTACAGTTGGCTCTGAAGTCTATTTTGTTAAGGATGCCGACCTTCGTAAGATTGTTGAGGGCTTCCATGACGCAGTTTATAAGGACGTGTCTGTTGAGCTGACTGAGGAAGGCGTTAACCTGCCTACTGAAGGCGCAGTTGCAGCATACGTTAAGAAGAAGGTTGCATCTCTGGAAGGTGCAATGCACTTCCGTGGTGTCATTAATCGTACTGAGGGCCAGACTGATCTGGAGGCAATTGCTGCTGCTGTTGCTGAGCCTGTTTCCGGTGACGTTGTTGTCATGAAGGATAACTCTAAGGAGTATATCTACAATGGCACTGCTTGGGAAGAGCTGGGTGACCAGTCTACCCACCTGACTGTTGCTACTGCTGCTAAGACTTATGTTGCAAAGACCACTACCATTGCTGGTATTGATCTGCAGGATAATATCACTGCTGAGGAGCTGGAAGGCCCCACTGCTCTGAACCTGAAGGCTCTGTCTCATAAGGATACTGCAGCTGGTACTGTTGAGGTCTTCGACAAGATCGCTGATCTGACCACTGCTAAGCCTGGCGAGTATACTCTGGATGGTACTACTGTTGCAGTTCCTAAGACTTACTCTGCTCTGGATGTTACTCCTGCTGGTGCTGTCGCTCTGACTCAAGACATCAATGCAGCTGCAACTTATGAAAAGACTACTAGTGTTACTATTGCTGCTACTGCTGCTGATGAGACTCACACTGCAAACTATACCCCTGCTGGTAAGGTTGCTCTGCCTGCTCTGAATGCATCTGTTACCCTGAACACCGCTGAAGTTGCAACTGTTACCAATGCTGGTACTGGTTACACCATGACTGATGGTAAGGTTGAGAAGGCTGCTGATGTTACTGCATCTTTCGTTCAGAAGGGTGTTAAGTTTAGTGTTGATAAGGCAGATGAGTCTCTGAGCCTGAGCTACACTTCTGCTGCTGATGATGCTGCATTCTATGCTGCTGCTGTCACTGCTGCTGGTGCAGTTACCTACACTGCTCCGAAGCTGTCTGGTGCACTGCCCACCTTTGGTACCTCTACTGTTGCAGTTGCAACTGGTGCTACTGCTAAGGCAGAGTACAATGGTGAGGCTACCTTTACTGGTACTGGTGCTGTTCTGGGTACTACCATTGCTACAGAGACTACTGCAGCTACTGTTACTCAGCCTACCTTTACTGCTGCCTTTACTGGCACCAAGAAGTCTGTCACCCCGACTGTTGCTACTACCGAGGATGCACAGGCTCCCAATGGTACTATTACTGTTGCTACGGAGACCATCACTCCCGTTGTCACCAAGAAGACCTCTACTGTTACTGTCAAGTAATTTTAGTTGTAGTTTTGGTGTATATGAAGCTTTGTCTGTTGCGTAAATTCTAAGTGAATTAATGATCCAGTAGAGGATATCCTCTACTGGATCGTTTTTTAGAAAAACATTTTAATAATCCATTATCCATTACAGATCGATGGATATTTGCCGTTAATAATTTCAGTTAAGCGAGGTTAAAACAATATGGCTGATAACATCAAACAGATTAAGGTCGAAGGCGTATCTTATGACCTTAATGCTAAGTACATCCAGGATGGATCTGGCAATCCGAAAACTTGGCAAAATATTGCTGATATGATTAATGCAGGCGTTAAGCTTGTAACTGATAATGCTCGTAAAGAGGCTGCTGGAGATGGTGCTATTGGTGCTCCTGCTACCACTGCTGCAGCTAGTACTATGGGTAAGATTTACCTCGTCGCTAATGATGGTGGTATTTCTGGTACCTATGTTGAATTTGTTACTATTGATAAGGGTCCTGATAGTACCGGTGCTGCTGGCTATGTTCGGTACGTTTGGGAAAAGATTGGTACTACTGCAACTGATCTGACTGATTACGTTAAGAAGGGACAGATTACTCTAAGTGGTACTGCAGCTACTGCTGGTGCTACAGCAACTGGTTCTGCAGGTGCAGGTGCAGCTTCTAACACTGGTGCTGGTGGTGCTATCGATACTACTGTTAGTATTACTGATACTGCAGGTGCTCCTACTGTTACTGGCTCTGGTGGTGGTGCTACTGTTACATCTGCAGCAGCTGGTGCGGCTACTATCACTTCTACTTCTGCTGGTGCACATACTCACAGTGTTACCATTGCTGCTCATAGCCATACTGTCAATGTTGCAACTGCAACACTTTCTCCTGTTACTGCTGTTGATACTGCAACCGGTTCTGCAGGTGGCCATACGCATAGCATCACTCCTACTTCTGCAACTCTGACTTATGTCACTGGTGCAACTCTGAGTGCTGGTGGTGGTGCTACTGTTAATTCTAGCTCTGCTGGTAGTCACTCTCATAGTATCACTCCTAGCACTGGTTCTGCAGCAGCTCCTGCAAGCTATGCTAATGGTGTTCTGACCCTTGGTTCTATGACTGTTGTTACCGGTGTCTCTGCAACTGGTTCTGCAGGTGCACATACTCACAGTGTTACCATTGCTGCTCATAGCCATACTGTCAATGTTGCAACTGGCTCCAAGTCTGTTGTTACTGGTGTCTCTGTTACTGGTTCTGCTGGTGCACATACTCATAGTGTCTCTGCAACTGTTGGTGATACTATTACTTATGTCACTGGTGCAACTCTGAGTGCTGCTGGTGGTGGTACTGTTAACACTAATTCTGCAGGTGGTCACTCTCATAGTGTTACCATTGCTGCTCATAGCCACAGTGTTACTGTTGGAGCTCATAGCCATACTATTACTCCGACCACTAACACCTTCACCTATGATCTTAAGGTTGCTGCTCATAGCCACAGCTACACTAAGCCGACTGCTCATACTCATAGCATCGCACAGCATACCCATAGTGTTACTGTCAAGGGCAATAATAATTGATAATCTTTTATCAATTCGACTTCTAAGTAAAAAGTGGGGAAGGAGCTCTCTGCTCCTTCCCTTTATTTTATTTAGGAGGATTAAATATTATGCGAAATGTAGTATCTTTTTATTGCCCTGATTGTAATGAAAACTTTGAAGTTCCTGTAACTCAATTTGGAGAAGACTATATTAAGACTTTTGGAAAATGTAGATGCGTTTGCCCGCATTGTGGAAACAGTGTAGAAAGTGATAGAATCATTGAAGTATCTGGTAAGGAGTAATCTTTATGAAGGTAGTAGCTTTTAAATGTGATGATTGTGGTGTAGTCACAGAAATTCCTGTTAATAAAGCTATTAGATTAATTCTTGATACTAGAGGATATGTTCAATGCCTTTGTATTTGCTGTGGAAAAGAATTGACTAGTAATCTAGTTACAGAAGAAGGAGAGATTAAGGATGACTGATAAGAAAATTTGTGTTTATGCTATCTGTAAGAATGAATCTGAATGGATTAATAGATGGCTAGATAATATGTCAGAAGCTGACTATATTGTAGTATTGGATACAGGTTCTACTGATGGTTCTTTTGAATTACTCAAAGAAGATCCTAGAGTAACTAGAGCGGAACAGAGAGTTATTAATCCTTGGAGATTTGATGTTGCACGTAATGAATCTATGAAATTAATCCCTGATGATGCTGAAATTTGTGTATGCACAGATTTCGATGAAATCTTTGAAAATGGATGGTGTAACGTCCTTAGAGAAAATTGGGAAGATGGAGATACTAGATGCCATTATATGTATGCATGGTCGCATAATAGCAATGGTGAACCTACAAATGTATTTACTTATGATAAGATTCATACAAAAAAATATCATTGGAAATATCCTGTTCACGAGATTCTAGAGAAAAATGATCCTAATATGGAAGAGAATATCCTAGATGCTGGAGATAATATCTATCTTCATCATTTTATGGATACTACTAAAGCTAGATCTTCGTATCTTCCTCTATTGAAAATTGCAGTTGAAGAGAATCCTAAAGATAGTCACGTAAGTTCTCTTCTTGCTAGAGAATATTATATTGCTGAAGATTATGATAATTCTATTAAGCAGTATCTAAAGACTCTTGAGTATGATGAGATCAATAATGAGGATAAAGTCGGAATCAAGCTTGATTGTATTGGTCATCTAGGAGATAATTATTTCGTTAAGGGTGAATATGATAATGCTATTAAATGGTATACAGAATGGATTAAATTGAATTATACATATAGAGAGCCCTATTTCTGTATTGCCGATGTATATATGGCTCAAGGATTATATTCTATTGCTGTAGGATATATTGATATGGGCCGTAAATTTAGTACTAGAAAATATGATTGGCTTGAAAGATACGATAATTGGATTGCAAAAGATAGCGATCTATTGTCTATTTGTAATTATTATCTCGGTAATATTGATGAAGCATATTATCATATTGCTATTGCTTATGAGCATAATCCTGATGACGAGAGAATTATCAATAATTATAAGACTATTCTATTTGCTAAAGAAACAGGAGTATGTACTAATACTGTATACTAAAAATAATAGTAATAATCCAGAGATGGGAAATCCTCATCTCTGGCTTTTAACTTGTTTATAATACCTTTTTAGGAGGATAAATCAATGGCACTAACATTTAAATTTACTGAAATTCCTCCTTTCGCACGAAGGGAAGAAGATGCATTACTATTTAATCAAGATGGTTCTTTGGAATATTATATTCCTGAGGATTATTTTGGTTCTGGCAAATCTACTTCAGCAACAGTTGAAGGAGCATATGTAAGACTAATGGGATCTTTTAACTATCGAGTTATCGCAGCTAATGGATCTCCTGGTAAACTACGAGCATTTAATTTTCCTACTATTTTTCTTTGCCGCCCTGGAAAGATTGAAAAGCGTAAGGATATTCAACTTGATGATGGTCTAGATCCTTCTGATTATAGGGTATTAATTTTCTATAAAGACGATCAACTAATTACTCGTTGCCACGTTGAACAAGATATGGATAATCTAGCAGAATTGTTTAGACTTCATATTCAGACTGGTAGAATTCCTAATACTATTCCTTATAATGAGCTATATCAATATCCGTTTGAATGCATGGCATTGAATTCTGGTACATACAAAATTCATGCTCAAGCAATGGGACTATTGTATTCTAAGATCTGTAGAGATCCTGAAGATATATCTACTCCTTTTAGATTGTCTAAAACTGCTAATTCTAAAATGACTGGATATACTTCTATTTCAATTAAGGAAGCTTCTAAGTATATTTCTCCGTTTGTTTCTTTGACATCTGAGAATCTTGATGAAGCTATTATGAGTGCTGTCTTGTTGTCCGATGAAGAAAAGTCTGGTAAGAGAACTCATAAAGAGAGTCCTCTAGAAAGAGTCATCACTATGTAAGATGCCACATTATATAGTATCCCAGATCGAGTACTTAAAAGCAACATTACAATAATTATATACTTGATTTAAAGAATCAGTTATAATCTTTAATCTTTTTGATTCAAATTAATTTACCTAACAAGGAGGAAGACAGCTTATGTATGCTGGAATGACAGTTAACTGGCATGAAGTGCTAATGCCGAAGGGTACTGCTTCTTCGACTGATGACTCTCTGCCGTTGTTTCTGTGTGCCTTTTCCTCCGACAAAGGCACAGAGAAAATTACTGATTACGTATATGATGACTTTGTAAAGGAGTATGGTGAGACTCCCAACTTCTTCAAGTATGGTCAGCCACTGCTTGAAGCACATAGAATCCTGAAGGCCGGTGGTCGTGTTCTGGGCAAGCGTATTGTCGCAGACGATGCTACTCTGGCTAATCTAGTCATCACTGCTGAAATTACTGCTGGTAAGGAGAACAAGACCTCTGCTGACGGTAAGCCTCTGTATCTTGATGAGCATGGTAAGGAGACTACTGAGGTCACTGGTACTCCTGCTACGACTAACTTTGCAAAGATTAAGTATTCTACAATGACGGTTGAGAATGCTAAGACCTATGCAGAAGTTAAGAAGAAGGCAGATGCTATGAAGACTGATACAGTCTTCCCTCTGTTTGTCGTCTGTGATAATGGCCGTGGCAAGTCTATTAAGAAGCTGCGTATTGTTCCCGATTATACTTCCTCTAGACGTCTGACTTATATGCTGTATAAGATCATGAGTGTCGAGGATGAGGATATCGTTGAAACTCAGCGTTTCTCTATTTATCCTGAGGCAGTTAATACTGTCAATGGTGAGCGTCGTAACATGCTTCTGACTAACCGTACCATGGATCAGCTGATTGTTGGTCAAGATGATATCGGTATGGAAGCATTCCTGGCAAAGGTTGCTGAGGTTACTGGCTATACTGTTGATGAGCTTTATGAGATTGATCCCATGTTCGGTTGCTCTCTAAAGGGTAAGGCTCTATCTACCATTCGTGTTGATGATACTGGCATGGATCTTACCAGTGTTTATGGTATGTCTCTGATGTCTGGTACCAACGGCAAGTTTGGTGATGCTCCGTTCCCTGGTGAAGCAGCTACTGATGAGTGGGCTGCTGAGGCAGTTAAGTTCTTCTCTGGTGAGTTCTCCGATGAGATCTTTGATCTTGATCAGCACAAGATTGACTTTTGTGTTGACGCCAACTATCCTCTCAGTGTTAAGGGGCAAATCGTATCTCTTGCGGATTTCCGGGAAGACTTCTTCTATTTCCGTGATCTAGGTCTGAATATTGAGACTCTAGAAGATGTGCAGTTGCTCTTTGATGCTGGCTCTGGTTGGAATCAGAGCTGCTTTGTGGGTGACTATATGTCTGTCTATGATGTTCTGGATGAGTATTCTCATAAGGAAATTCGTGTTACTATGGGATATGATCTGGCTCCTCTGCTAGTCAATCACTATAGCACTAATATTGCTGCACCTATTGCTGGTGAATTCAACAACTTCATCATCACTGATGCAATTGAGGGCACTCTGAACATCATTCCTCGTGTTACTCCTGACTATGATCAGAAGCAGGTTCTGGATGATCTGAAGGTTAACTTTGTTAATCTGACTGCTGATCGCCAGCTGGCAATTCAGTCCACTTATACTTCTCAGGATCATAATGGTCCTCTGTCTTATATCAACAATGTTCTGGTTACCCAGCGTGTTGTTAAGGCAATCCGTCGTTATGTTCCTACCATTCGCTTTATGCTTATGGAGCCTGATGCAACTGACTTCGGCAAGTATAAGGATCTGATTCAGGACAACGTCGTTTCTAAGTATGAGCAGTTCTTTAAGTCTATCACACTGGTTTATACTAAGGATGATGTGCAGACTGCTAATAAGATTTTCAATGCATCTCTGTATTGCTATTATAGAGATTTCCCGCAGGCTGAAGTCTTTGATGTCTTTGCTGTTGAGGGATCTCCGTCCTCTAATCCGATCCCTGGTGTTACTGATACTACCAGTGACAATTCTTAAGAAAGGAGGAACTAAACTATGTCTGTCGGTTTGAACTATATTAAGATGCCTCGTAATGTGTCTGAGTATACTCTGATGAAGGGTGTTACTGACTACTCCAATCTGAAGCAGTTTGATCTTTACGAGACTGGTTATTCTTTCCTGACTGTTGTTTCTGTTCCTAGATATATGCAGCTGCTTGCTGCACAAGATGCAAAGGTTAAGAACCTGCAGGATGGATTTGTTCATATTCTGGAAGGTGAGTTCCGTGGCCTTGATGGTATTCCTGATATCACTGCTGATGCTGGTACTGTTACCAATGGTGTCAATGAACTTCAGGTTATCAACAATGTCAGCATGGATACTTCTATCCAGGTTAGCATGTCCTTCTTCGAGCGTTCTGGCTCTCTACTGACCAACTACCTGTCTTATTATCTGACTGGTATTAAGGATCCTTATTCTAAGGCTAAGACTTATCATGGCCTGATTGGTAGCTCTATTACTGATCCTGGTCCTGATTATGAGGTCTTTACTTTCCTGTACTATGTCACTGATAATACCATGCGTTCTATTGAAAAGGCATATCTGCTGTGCAATGCTCAGCCTACTGCTGCTCCCACTAGTCAGATGTATAACTCTACACATGGTGATATTCAGTTCCAGGAAGTTAGCATGAGCTTTAACTGCTATCCCATCGTGGGTGATCAGGTTAATAAGTATGCTAGCATGATGCTCCAGAATGACCTTACCACTAAGAATAAGAATCGTATGCTTATCCTTGACTCTAATAACTATCAGTACGATGTTTATAAGTCCAAGGTTGAAAATACTGGATTCGGTCTGGTTGGTGACATTCTGTCTAGCAAGTCTCTGGGCAACACTGTTGCTTCTAAGACTTCTAGAGGCACTCAGCTTGGATAATAAGTATTAAATTATTGTGCTAATAAAAATCCTCCTTGGCACTGTAAATTAATATAATAATCCCAGAGGGTCTTAATGATCCTCTGGGAATTTTTGTTGATCATTAGTCTGCTAGATCTTCCGCACTCAATCCATTTTCACTGCTAGTAATATTATTATCAATCTTAATTACATTCTTAATCTCTTCAATATCCTTATCAGATAGATAAGAAGGAATTAGTTTACGAATAACTAGTTTCTTGAATGCATTTTTAGCTTCATCTTGTTCGCCATTCATTTCAATATCAGTAATAGATTCAGCATACTGAGTAGCACTCTGCAATAGCTGAGATCCCTGAGTCATACTCAAGAAAGCAGGAATAGGAAGATTGACTGTAAGTTCTGCATCTTCATTATACTCGAACTTATAAATCTTAGTAAAGATATCAGCTAGGAATGCTTCCATCTTTGCTTGTCTCTTCAAGACATTACGGAGAAGCTTTGCATTAGTCATTGTATATCTAACTGCAAAGTCCATGCTAGTAGAACTATTAACAATTTCTAGAGGAACATCAGTTGCATTAACAGCAGATTCTTCTAGATTTGCCATTAAGTCTTGAGGAAAATCAAATTGCTGACCAGATTGAGTATCAAACTGAATCGGAGGATCTCCATTAGGCCCAATAGGAATAACAAAGTCATTGAATCTGCCAACCATATTAAGAATATTATTAACAGATTCCATCTGACGGATACCGAAATTGCCCTTTTTAATAGTACTAATAACATTCAGAAGAGATTGTGCAACATTAGTGTCTAGAGACTGCTTCACATAGTAAATTCTACGATCAAAGCCTCTAGTAGTCCATCCCAATACAGAAGTTGTGTTAAGCATAATCCACTGCTTAGCAGATACTAGCGAATTCCAAAGATCACTAATTCCTCTATGAGTAATAGGATCGTCATTGAACTTCAAATGATGAATATCATCAGCAGGAATAAATACAATATCCAAATCAGGAGTATGAGTAAGCTGATTATATTTATCATTAAACTTTAGAAGCAAATACAACTCTTTCTTGAGATCTGCATTTGCATTAATGAATGCAGCATCAATTTTATCAGAAATATTTGCTGCTAGAGATCTTAGAAGCATATCCTTATTATTTACTTCATCTTCATCATAATTAGATGATTGAGCACCAATAGGACCATTATCAAACATTCCAGTTACAGAATTATATCCAGTGATATTACCAATAGAATTGATATCAATATCCTGATCTTCGCTATATCTAATATAATAGCAACCGAATATCGTATCATCAATATAAATAGGAATAATCCTATCATGCTTAATATCAGTAAGGACTGCACCATTCAAACTAATTTTAGCAGTAGAATCGGTTCCATTAGGATCTACTAGGCCATTTGCAGCTGTCCTATCATCTTCCCAATCAATAGTATCTCCAATTGTATTATCAAAATTGACTTCTGTGGATTTACCATTCTTTTTCAGATGATCTTCAAATTTATCATTAGATTCTGTAATAATAAAAGATTCAGACAATCCTCTAAATTTAGGATTTACAGTAGCTCTATTTTTACGTACATATTGTTCTTTCTCTACAGCTTCTATAATAACCTTAGAAGTATCAAAGTTAACCTTAATAGAAATCTCACCAGCTTCATTTACTACAGCATTTGCAGTTACATTTGGCTTACTATTTTTATTAGAAGAAATAGTAGATTCATGCTGGATTGTTGCAGTATATCCAGTATTGTTCTTTCTTCTTAGAAGTTCCTGGAATGCTGAAGAATAGGGTACACAGTAAACAAACTGCTCTCCATACTTAGAAGTATTTTCATACCACTTTTCTGCTCTATTGGAAAGATCATACTTCTTAATCATCTCTTCGATATTGCTAGAAATAGCAGCATTTGCAGAAGATGTAGGGTTCTCATATCTAGGTCTTACATTAAGAAATTCTTTAGTATAAGAATCAGAACAAAGAACTGCATCTCTCTTAATATCTAGAGCTGCTTGCAGCTTAGGCATATATTTGCAGATTAGATCAAATTCATTATCAAGCTCAGTGATCCATTTAGTTTTTGCATAAGTATCCATCAGAGATGCCTGGACACCAGCATTGCTAAATAGAACAGAGATATCATCTCCTACACCTTTACCGAAAGATTTACTAAGCTTATTAGAAGCTCCGTTATTTTCGGGCTTCATAAGCTTCATAATAATCTTAGAAGTATTAGAAAGATTCTGGATATCTCCATCCTCTTGTGTAGACTTCTTGATAGCATCATCTAGTTTATCAGATAGCTGAGATTTAAGCTCTTCAGATGTATTAGTTGTTGAATATGTAGTTCTGTATAGGTCATTGACCTGACGATCTAGCAAATCTAGAGAATTATTAATCTTTCTCTGATTGGCATTTTTATCATTTGCCATTTATATTGACCTCCTTAGTGTGATAAATTATATGGATGTTTTGGAAGTAAGTAATTTTCAAAAAAAAAATAAAAGGAGTAGAGATTTTACTCTCTACTCCTTCTACTTAATTATAATGCAGATTTGATTAGATCTTTGCAAAGAATGCATCCATTGCTTGGTAGAAAGATCCATGCTTGATTATATAATCTCGCTGTTTCCTTCTTTCCATATCTGCTTTGCATTTAGCATAAGCATTCTCTGTATTCTTACGACGATAATTTGTAGAAATAGTATTTGCAGTATTCCCACGGTTATGAGACGTTGTTGCAAATGCTACAGTGGTATTGACAAAATTCATTTTAATGTTATTCATGGTTGAAACCTCTTTCTAATTTTGTAATAATTTAATGGGTTGATATTCGGACATTTATCATAAAAAGAATTATTTCATAAATTAGATTGAATTTTTCATCATCTCTTTTCTACATAGACTATAAATATGAAACTCTGGTAGTGTCAGTACCTTTGTTTCATATTTATAATATCTAATTGAATCTGCATTTTTATTAAAAAAATAATAGGGTAGAGGATTAGCCTCTACCCTATTTTTATTCAAATTGTAAGAATGTTAGAATATACATCTACTGCTAGTTTGAATTTCTTTTTAAACATAGAATATCTGATAGTCTTTACTCCTGTATCTAAAGGATTTACTACACAATCATATATTCTAAGAGATGCAGTATCTCCTTTAGATAATGGAGTAATTGCTTTACTAGCAGGTATTCTATATCTATCAGAAGCTGTAAATACATTTACGCTTCCAATACTTGATACTGCAGATACAGTTGTGAAACCATTAATATTATAACAGTCAGGCTCATAATATATACATTTAACTTTGTTATCAATATTATCAAATAATTCAAAAGCTCTTAATAACGTATTTCCTTTAATATTACTTCCGCTAAAATAGAGATTTTCAAATATCTGATTTTCTGGTTTCTTCATTGCCATGATATCACTAATAATACAAGTAAAATATAGATTATAAATTACTGGTATATGAATGATTCCATAGAATGTTTGATCTGCATCCATAGTTACAATAACTCCAGGAAAATGAGTCATATAACCATCAGTTTTAATAAACCCTGAACAGCTATTCAATATTGGTTGAATATATGAACAGAATTCTTTAAAATCACTACTCACAGAAACGCTCCTTTTTTAATTTCTTCAGAAAGATCTTTCTTTATATCGTTGTCAAGATTGCTATAGAAAATTAATCCTGCAGTATCAAGATTATAATCTTTCTCTACAAAATTAACTGCATCTATCATATTATCTCTTGTAAAGAATATAGCTTGCTGATTAGATCCTTCATCATCAATTCCTCTGCCATAAGAGGGATTATATTTGAAGTATTCTCTAATATCATCCATACACTGATTGATATCTCCAAGTTGCATCCATCTTCTACAAAATTCCATTATATTACCAGAGATCATATTCTCAAGGAATTCACCACCTCGAGAATATTTTGCAACTTCATCTCCAGAAGAATACATATCAGGATGCTCATTAAGAGAGAAAGGTTTCATAGGATCATCAGGATCTTCAATAATAATTCTACCAACCTGTGTATTAGGAGCAAGATTATTCTCAAGAATAATAGAGGGGTAAAGGCTCGAATAATCGAAATCAACAGCATTATCTGACAACTGAGTTGGCCTACCATTAATATGAAGCATTACACTATCTGCATTATGAGTTGGATCACCAACCATAGCTCCAGGAAATTTTGTGGTAGGCTTTTCATTCCAGAGATTTTTATTATTACCGATTACATATCCATATTCATAAAAGTCTTTACAGAATCGATTTGCAAGATATACAGACTGTCTATGACATTTCGCATAGTTAGTATTATTGACTAGACATTTAGTAAACACATATTCAAGGTCATTAGTACTAGCTTCAATACATTTCTGAACAATAACATCCATTACGTTATAGAACGAGAATGTTTTAAAATCAATATATGGAAGCTTACCTAAGTCAGTAGTAATATGAGAATAATCTAGTTTTCTAACACCAGCTACAACTTCACCAATTGCATCCAGTTTAAAACTTTGATATCTGCCTCTACCTTTTCTTCTAGATGCAAATTCGATCATCTGATCGAGCCAAACAGTATACATAGAAGCGGCAACATAGTCACCACGCTCTTCATAGTTATTCTTGTTTCTCTCATCTACATAGAATTTCAAGAATGAATATGGATATCTTCCATCACATATAGTTTCAGTTTCATCATGACCAAGAACTTTAATTCTCTCTATAATATAATTCAAGTCGAATGCCATATTCCAGACTTCAATAAAATCTGGAACTGTAGCTTTGATGATTTTAAATGCTGTTTTAATAAGCTCATATTCATCATCAAAGAAGATAAGTTTATATTCCATCTTATCTACTCCGAATTTAACAGCTTTCTTATATCCGCCTACAGCATTTACAACGAAATCATACAATTCTTTCTGAAACCCAGGTCTATCAGTATAATGCATATACTCTTCAACCAAAGGATTGTTTCTATCATTCAATATAAACTGGTACACTGTATTGTGAGCTTCATCACAATAAGCTATTGCATTAATAGGAACTTCACCAGGTTCAGGAAACTGATTTAGGCAATATGCAATATCAGTTTCAATATCTAGAAATCCCTTAGTAAGTTTGAAAACTTCATTCTTGTAAGATAGATTAAACAGAAATCTATAATAATTCTCAATCTGAATATCAGACATGAATATACTAGGATCTGTATGAAGTTTTCTATTCTCACTATACTGACCATTGTTTACATTTTCAAGAAACTCATCAATTCTTCCAGTAACTTCAGCAATCGCTTTTAGAATATTTGCATATTTACAAGTATAAGGAACTACCTTTTCTTTCTCAATGAAGAACATTGTATAATTAGGAATTTGACTTTCATCTTTGATTCTATAAAAAGTATACAAAGGTTCTTGGATCACATGAACTTTTTTACCACCAGTTATATTGTCCCTAAATAGAATTACAATATAATCCTTCTGATACGTTCCATCATCATTCTTTTTTCTAGGAATATAAGAAGTATTAATAACTGTAATATCAGAACCTTTTGGATATCCTGGGATTAATAATTCAAATTGTTCATTATTTACTATAAAAGATTTCTTTTTACTTTTTTCATTGTCTTGCATGTTTAGATACCTCCAATTAATATTAAGTCAAATCATATATACTTTTTGAAATTTTACACTTTCTATTAATAGATTTCTCTATTGATCATTTTTATAATATATAACCAAAGGAGAGTTTACTATGGCAATCGAATTCCCTAAAGTACCTACCATGGTAGATGAGCATCAAAGCTATACTACCGATGGAAAGCCCAATGATGTCCAAGCCATTAGTCTAGGAACTGTTACGCAAACTAGCAATCAGACAATGCCCAATTTCTCTAGTCTAATTGGAACCAATGTTTCTGTGCCTATTTCTGTAGATGGAAATACCATGACTACTGATATTATCACTACAAAACCCAAGAAAGCTAGAAAGAAAAAGAATACAGATGATTCTGCTCAAGAAGATAATAAAGTATCTCCTAGAGAGACAGTAGAAAATACAGTATATGCTGATGAATATAGTGATACAAATGCTATGACTAATACTATTATTGCGCAAGCAGATGGTATTATTATGGACTGTGCTCAAGATATTGCCTATATGAAATCTCAGAGATCTATGAAGGGCAAGTATCACTATATTAATGAAACTCGTGCTGCTATGAACTCTGCGCTTTCCACAAAGCTTGCGGCTATTAAAGAACGTAATGCTACTACTAAGGCTATCATTGATAATGAATATCGTCGTTATAAGGATATGAGAGCACTTGATCAAACTGATGACAATAAGGCAATCATGGATGCATATTCTGCATTTATTTCTGCTCCTGTTGGTGCTCCTTCTTATACGCTACCTAATACTATTAATCTAACTGGTGGTACTGGTGTTATTAGGCAAGATTATCCTCCTCAGATTCAAGCTGGAGTTGACGCAGGAATGAATAACTTTATGAGTCATCTAACTCCTGAGCAGAATCTAATGCTTAATGATAATAATCCTGACATTGAAGAAGTAATTGTTTACGACCAAGCAACTGGAGCTAAGTATTTCCAGTGGATGAATACTAGAACTGGAGAAGTAATTCCAAATATGCCTATCACTTCTAATCTAGTTATTGAGGATTATACTATTGATCCTCGTACTCATCTTGCTAAGAATACTAACTTGAATTCTATTAAGAAAGTCGTTGTTATTAATAACGGAGAATTTAATAATTTCTAAAAAAAAATAAATGGGGAGAGGCTAAATACCTCTCCCCACTTTTTATATTAAAGTGTCAATGTCTGATGAACAATATCCTTTACTTTATCTTCTGGAACATTGTTCTTTCTCAACATTCTAATCATTTCTTCGACATTGATCTGAGTGGTTATATCAAAGATTGTATCACCAATGGTCATAATAACTTTCTCACAACCAATGTCTTCATAAGATTCACATGCCCAGACAAACAGTGTATGAATGCACTGAGCAATGACTGTCTGAGTTGCATCCCAGTACATAATATCTCCATCCTGTACATAATCATGCATGATCATGTAATCAGTCAAAGACATTAGATACTTAGGAAACAACTCTTTGATCCTGAGAATCTTAAGATCAGTATGATCAGGATCATGGATAGAAAATAGCTCCTGTTTAAAATCGATGATCTTATCTTCAGGAGTACCTTTCCACATGATAGCCACGACCATAATATCTTCATCATATTCATGGCTAGTCTGATTAATCAGACTATTGATAGGAAAGTCTACTGCTCCTCTACCATCTTCTGGAGCATATTTAAACATATGTGGATTTCCATCTACATATGCAAAATACTTCTTCACTTAGTTTCACCTCCTTCATTGGTAATAATCTCAATAGGCTTCTTAAAGAACCTATTAGGATATGCAGGATCATGACGTACAAAACTGATCTTGTAGTCATCTTCTCCTTTCCTTCCGATATATTCGATATCAAAGACATCACCAGGATGGACATCATTTGGATAGCAGAAATAGCTATTCAAGATGCTTCTCCTATAGACAGAAAAGTTTACACAGTAATTGATAGAGAAGTCTCCAAATGTTTCACTGCCATACCGATTAAACTTCACACGAATTTTCATTTTCTATATCCTCCAAAATTTTAGATATTGAGAATAATTTATCCATTACTCTCAGTATTATAATATCTAATTGAAATTTTAATAAAAAATAATAAGAGTAGAGAAATAAATCTCTACTCCTATTACTTATTTATAATGCAGATTCAATTAAGATCCACAGCATTGCAGATTGATTTCTTTGAGCTGTTTATCATAGCCTTTACATACATCATTGATTTTATCAATGATTGTTTTAGGTTTGATATCTGGAATAGTATGAACTCGTGTAGGAGCCATCTTCCTGATAATCTCAGGTACTCCATCAGCGATCTGCTCACAGGTGATAATGGTAGTATGATCACCATTATGATTCTTAATAGAAGAAATCTTATAAAGATCAGAGATATTGAATTGATTGGCTGTAAACATATTTATAGTTCCTTTCTGAGCATTATGGCTGCTCATTTCATTTTGTGTTTTACGTATTATCTTTAAAGAAATTATTCTAAGAATTTTATGGTTCTTTTATCACTTACTTTCTATAAATATTGAAACTTTGGTATTCCCGTTACCTTTGTTTCATATTTATAATATCTAATTGAATCTGCATTTTTATTAAAAAATAATAGGGTAGAGGAGTAAATCCTCTACCCTGTTTTTATTGTTCGATTCTAATACCTGTATGAGAACAGATAATTCTTGTAGTAGACTGAGTATCAAATTCCATATTATGAGAGCAAATAATACATTGCTCACTTCCCATGAAGTTTAATATAGAATTTAGTACATTGATAAACATTACTCTATTCTGCTGATCTAGACCGCCATCTATTTCATCAAATCTAGGAATATTATAAGTTGTACTACTCTTCATCATTGCAACACAAGAAAATACTAGACCAATCATACATTTCTGTGCAGTAGATCCATTAGAAATATCAGGTACTACAATTCCATTAGGACCAATAAAAGGAATAGAGAATTGTTTCTCATTAATTACTGGAACTTCAAGTCTTATAGATCCATTAAACATATATCCTAGCATCTGGTTGCAGTCAATGATCACATCATTCATATATCTCTTGATATATTCAGATTGAATACCTAAACCATTTCCAGGATTACATGCATTTCTAATAAATGATATCTTATCGTATCTGTCTGCACTATCTGCATATTCTCGTTGATAATCAACGATACTACTTAAAGAATAATTCAATCCATTAATAGTATCATTAATAGGACTAAGATTATCTTCGATTATTGTAATACTATTTTTAATAGTATTTAAAGAATCTACTTTCTCTTTTACTGTTTTAATTCTATCTTTTACAGAATCAAATTCTTGTTTAAGAGAGTTTTTATCTTGATCCATTTGATTTCTAGATTGTAGTAATTCTATCATTGAATTGGCAGTAGCAATTTGTGATTCTAGAGTATCAATGAGGCCAGATATAAAAGTACAATTTTTATTTAATTCTTTTAATTCACCTTCTCTTTCTTTATATAGTTTTTCATTTTCTTCAATAGAAGCATTAAGCTTATCCATCATAGATTTGTTATTCTGATAGATCTTATAATCCGCTTCCATTGATTTTCTCTGATCAAGCAAGCTTTTAAGGACCACATAGATATTGGCTTTTTCTATTAAATCTCCAACAATATTAAACTCTGTAAAAGCATAATGATTTTTAATCAAATTATAAATTTTATTACCAGAGAAAATATCATCAAGAGATCTAATCTTTCTAATAGTACCCATACAGCTCTTAATCTGAATCATTGCTTCATCTAATAGCTGAAGAATGTTTCCTTGCTTCTCCAAAGAGATTATCTTAATATTATCAAGATTATTCTGAGATTCTAGAATTGATATCTTACCAATTAGATCATCAATTTGTTCCTGAGATACTTTATCTTTATTAGCAATATATTTTGCAATATAAGGACAAGTATCAATAGTGCATTCAGAAGGTCTAGTTTGAGCCATCTCATTAATCTCTTTGAGATCATCTCTCATCTTCCTACATTGATCAGAAAGATTGTTGACATCCATAGAGCGCACAGTAATTTCATCTCGTTTTTCTTGAATCCATTTTTGTACTCTATTAATAGACCTATGATCATATTGACTATAGAGATCAATACTAGCACAAATCTCACTTTCTCCTCCAGCATCTTGAATCACTCCTAAGATATTAAGGAAATTATCTAATGCCTTCTTAAGTTCATTTAAATCTATCATAGATACACTATCCAAGATTCCAATATCATCATCTGAAATATATCCACTATATGATTCAATACGACTAGTGATACCTTCAATAGACGATGCAAGATTATTCTGAATCATATTAGATTCAATTCCAGCATATGTGTTCTTATCCTGATTAATAGTATTTGCAGTAGATTCATTAAGAGCCATCAATACAGAAATTTTAGTTTTCTTTTCATCAAGAGACTTCTTATGAAAATCAAGTTGTCTTTCTGTATCTGCTTTGAAACTAGTAATATATCCAATATTTTGATTTTCGGGAGATATTTTAAGTTTCGTGTATTCTTGCATTAGATTATCATCAATTTGCTTTAAACTAGAAACAATGGTTCCTAATCTATCCGAAATAGATTGATATAGATCCTGCATTTTATTATCAGGATCAATTAATCTTACTGTAGTCTCTGCTTCAGAAAGATCTTTGATCAATTTATCTCTATCGGAATTAAGTTTCTTTTTCTGATCATTTAATTGAGCAAGTTTAAGTCTTAATTCATTCTCATTACCAAACTCACTAAGTTTAGCATTGATAGTATTCATATAAGACTTAAGAGAATTTGCCTTTTTAGAAATTTGTTTAAAGATTTCATTATAAGTGTCAAGAGATCCAATATATGCAGCCATATATTTTCTTCTATCAGAAGGTATCATATCTACTATTCCTCGATGCTCAGAAGAAATAGAAGATAAATCCAAATATATAGGATCTATGCCCATCATAGAATCTCTAATTTCTTTAAAAGAAGATATATTTCCATTTGGGTTGAGTTCTTGACCATTCTTAGAAATATATGCTTTAGTAACTAATCTCTTAGTTCTAGAACCATCAACTCCGGACACTATAAGAATCTTATAATAGTCCTGAGATCCATTTTGACCATTGGATATATAATGAATCTCTTTTTCTGCAGGATACTCTATAATCTGTCTATTACCATTTTCATCAATGAAAACATCTGTTCTATAAGAATCGCTAGTATCTACATTAGGACTCATAGCATCAATAATAGTAGATTTAGCACATCCATTCTCACCTTGAATAAGAATAATGCGATTCTTAAAATCTGACATATTAATTGAAATTTCATCGAGTCCCATACCATTTAAGACTTTGATATATCCTTTTAATCTAAAATAAACTATTCTCATTCTTTCTTATTCTCCTTTTCTATATTTGAGAGATCAAGATCTTCAAATTCTACAGTTTCTGAGCTATAGTCATCATACTGACTAAAGATCTGAGGATTTTTACATACCTTTCTATTTGTTTCCCTTATATCTTTAATCATTTCATTCAATTCTTCTGGAGATATATTATAAACATCAATACTCATAAATCTACACTCCTTTTATAAATGGGTTTCAAAATTATTAAAAATAAAAAGTGGGAGGGTATTATTTAACCCTCCCACCTTATTTATTAGAAGTGATTAACTTCAAATACTCTTGTAGGTTCACCCTCATCAGAGATCTGATCAACAGTATAGTTGGTATCTCCGATAGGAGTCTTAAATTTTGCTTTAACCTTTTTACCTACAGTTTCAATAGCTCTATCAGCACTGAAAGCATCTACTTCATAAGTAGTCTTAGGAATCTTGTGCTCAATAGAGTGCACAACTACAATGAAATGCTTCTTACCCATTTTTAGTTCTCCTTTTTATTTTCCTCATTGTTATTAATAATCCAATCATGAAGATTAAATACAATATGAGGTTCATTACCAGTGATGATAATTTTACCAGGATGAAGATCATTGATCGCCATATCAAAGTTGTCTTCCATATAAGGATAATCATAATAACAATCCTTAATGCTCTTAACGATACGAGCTTTATCTTGATCATCGATTCCTTCAATAGTAATACGTTCAATTCCATTCCAATCAATGACAATATTGGGAATATTATCACTATGAAGGAATTCATCAATAATAATAAAGATAAAAGTCTTATCATCATGATCCATGTTGAGAATGATATTGTCATTGATATAATTAGGATTGCCCCTCAGCTGCTGATGAATGAATGTTGCAACATAGGTATTGGTATCACGCTCATCGGTATAAAGAGTAATCTTAATTTCTTTTGCTTCAGCCATTGTTTCATTTTCCTTTCTTTTTATACATTTTTAGAAATAATCCAATCATGAAGATTAAATACAATATGAGGCTCATTACCAACAATGATGAGTTGATTAGGATGAAGATCATTGATCAACATATCAAAGTTGCCAATATTAGGATATTGATAACAATATTCTTCGATGCTTTTTGCAATTCTGTTTTTAGTAGCTTCATCAAGATTACTGATCTTGATCCTTTCAATGCCATTCCAATCAATAGCAATATTAGGAATATGCTTTTTATCCATATGATCAAGATCAAGATAGATAATAGTCTTATCATCCTGATCCATATTAAGGACAATATTGCTATCAATATAATTGGGATTACCTCTCAACTGCTGATGGATATAGGTTGCCACATAAGTGTTCACATCACGTCCATTGGTATAAATGGTAATTTCGATTCCATTAACTTTCAACATAATAAATTTCCTTTCTTTTTAGACAAATATTTATAGATAGTATCTCTATCTATTCAATATTATAATATCTAATTGAAAAATAAAATAGATGGGTAGAGATACCGCCTCTACCCATCTATTAATGCATTAGAAGAATTACTTATCCTTATCGTGTATAAAAATCATGAATAAGAAAACTGCGAGAAAAAGATCAAAAGACCGCATAGCGGATAAGATTTAAGAGAGGTTGAAACGAAATAAAGGTCAAAATCCTTAGGAATAAGAAATAAGCTGAACTGATTATTTTTATTCATAAAAGGAGGTCTATATTATGAGAAGTATGAAACCGTAACCACAAACCCTCCTAATGCATTTATAATAAAGTGATATTGTTAAATTTCAATTCCTCCTACTATAATATCTTTAATTCTATCCTGGATCGTAGATCCAAAATTATTAATAAAATTATTTATAGTAGAATCATATACTGGTTTTGCATCTTTAAGATTAGGATACCCTATAGGGCAAATGAATCCACAGCTTTTACAGATATATCTAATCTTAATATGGTTTCCATAGAATGGTTGATCTTCATATCTTAAAATTCTTTGTCCGCAATATGGACATGTGTTATCATTATATGAAACACACATCTTATATCCATTAAAGAATGCAGATATACCAGAGGTAGATTTTAAATTATTTTCCATAATAAAAAAAAATAAAACGTATAGTAGACATAAAATCTACTATACGTTTATATTAGTTACAAGAAGTCACGGACAATACTACCAGAAACTAGAGAGTCTCTGATATCATTAACACCAGAAGCATGTCTGTTGATAGTATTAATCAAACCTTTTATTTTATCATCAGACAACTTAGTGTCCAATGCATCAATCATATCTTTAGGAGGAACTCTAAAATCAGGTTCATCAGAGTTACCAAACCAAGATTTGATATTGATATACATACAACAGACAGTTGCTAGCATCATAGAAAGATCGTAAGTCGGAACCCTTACCTTAGTAGATCCACTGCTAAAATTAATTAATGCAAAATTTGCATTAAAGGACATGTTACGATCCATATCGACAATCTGGAAATACATATCTTTAATAATCTTGCAAACATCATTAAAGCTAGTATTTTCATTAAAGATCATATATGGAACGCCAATAACAGTACCAACTACTAAGTTATTATCATTGGTTCTTGCAGTGGTTGTGATTGTGTCGATAAAAGGTTTCTTAATATTCTTAATAGAAAGAACGTATACAGGATGAAACTTATCTCCATTATTAGCAAAGATACCTTTATCTACATAAGCATCTTTTTCTTTATCAATAATAATATCATCGATAGCAGAAATAGATCTTCCTACAGAGATACATAGAGAATCCATAATCTTGGACATAGTTCTAGCTTTACAGTTTCCCATATACTCTTTGGATAAGCTATTAAGCTGACTACAGACAGACGATATAACTTCAAAAGTATGAGCCATGAATGAACCTCCTTTTAGAATTATCTTGCACTAGGCATCGTATAAACAAGCTGAGACTTATATCCAGATGCAACTACTTTACAATCAGGATACCTATTAGATGACTTCTTAGAAATTTCTGAAAAGATTTTCTTTCTACCATTGATAATTACAGTACCAGGAGAAAATACTCTTGACATTGTTTTTTCAATAGCAGATCTTTCAGAAATCTGCTGTTCAGAATACAGAAAGTAAACAAAAGTATCTTTGGTTTTTTCGATATTAGCACCCATAATAAAAGACCTCCTTCTAAAGTTTATAAATTAATTATTAGTCATCAGAAGGAGGAATTTCTACATCTGTTGTAATATCTCCGACTTCATCGTCATCTCCTTTAGATACTGTGATTTCAGACAATTTGACTCCAAGAGTATAATCTTTCTTACCTTCGATATCGATAATTGCAGGAATAAGTCTCTGATAAGATTCAATGGTTTCTCTAACCATATCTTCTTTTACATAATCATATTCCAGGCCACATCTTTTCTTAAGATCGATAGCCTGTTGTATATTATGCATAGTCTTGAGTTCCGACAATGTTTCGATATAGAATTTCTTCCATCCATTAGGCTCATTATAATCAGTAAACGATCCATTATTGATCTTAGCCATAGGACAAATTAATCCAGACAGGCCAGGATCAGAAGAGGAGGAAGCATCAAGATCAACTCTACCTAGCTGGCTAGGATGCACGAAACGATAAACAATAGGAACTGCAGTGCCAGAACCTTGATCACCAAGGCCAGATACTCCCTTATAGGTATAAGAGATTGCAAGTTCAGCATCGTTATCGTTAACCAGATCTACATAATCAACAAGATTAGCAGCATTAATATTTTTCAAGATATAGTTAGGAGGTGTATCAAGCACTCTTACTACATCTTTAAAAGTAACATTTTTGCCTTTATCAGAAATTCTATAAAGGCCACGAGAAATCTTCATTGCATAAATAGCAGGAAGATACTCATCTGCCATTCTAGGATGTTTTGTAGAAATATCCATATTGTCTCTAGCTTTCAGAAAAGAGAATTCTCTCATCATCCATCTAAGAATACAATAAGAATCTTCTTTATCTTCTTTAGGAAGTCTGATAGATTGTTTAGTACGTAGATCATAAATAGATTCCAAAGAATCAAGAACAGGGATACCTTTGTCCAAGGTAGCAGATTGGAAATCTGCACCTAAGATTTTATTCCAATATCTCGGATCATACAAATCATCATACTTTTCGAGTTTCTTCACAGACTTGAGTACTGTATACACAAAAGATTGAGTGACATTATCTTTATCAAATAATCCTTTTACTACAGATACTACAATCTTCTTATGAGGATCTTCGAAATTATAGAAGATCTCAGGATCCATAGGAGGACAAGATGCAGGAGACACATAGATCCCTTCAAGCTCCAACATTTCCATAGCACCCAGCAATCCATATCTTCCTAAAATGAATTTAATTGTATCTGTTTTCTTATTGAAGACATAAGAGGTGAACAAGACACAACGATGATAGCTACAATCCACAATATCAGGAATATCATATAATTCCTTATATACTTTAATAGGCATGAATTGAGTTTTCAGAGTGATACTCTGTACACGACTATTAGAAGTGGAGTTATTGTAAGTACTACCATCAACAATTTGGAAAATAGGATTGTAATAGTTACCAAGGATTCTGAAATAATACTTATTAACATAGATCGGTAATGCAATGAGTACTTCCAGTTCTCCTTCAGACTTTTCTAGTTCACCAGTTTTAGGATCCAATCTAATTTTACTCTCAGGAATATTCAACTTGATATAGTATCTTACCTTGAGTAGCATTACATCAGAATCTCTAAGATTGATATAATCATATTCATTACTGACTTTCTTACCATTCTTAGTCTTCATAGAATAGTAGTGATAAAGGATCTTCTGAATTTCTTCATAATCCTTAATCACTTCAAAGCCAATAACTTTAATGATGAAATATTTATCTCGCTCACATGACAGAATAACCTGTTTCATGCCTTCGATAATATCATCATCATTTCTGGTAAACCAAAAATCATTAAATCTCTCTCTATGACTATCGTTAAAATCATGAAGAAATTTATCAATATTTGGATTTTCTGTAGGAGCATGCATCATTGAATCCATACCATTTGCTGTATATGGATTAATGTTTTGCGGAGTTTGAAGACTTCCATATTGGGTTGAATATTGTGAAAAATCCATTTAACTATACTCCTCCTTAATCAGAATCAGTGTTTCCAGTAAGAATTACAGTGATAGGTTTATCCATAGGATTAGGAACATTGTCACTAGCATTACGAAGTGTAAGCTCAACTTCAATATCAAGTCTTTCACTCATAGCTACTAGTTTATTCATTGTAATAGAACTAGTTTTTAGAATACGCTTATCGTTCAGATAATTGTCTCCAAATCTAGGAGCATATTTGTTTATATCCATATGCTTAGATGCAATAGCCTGTTTAAAAGCTCTCATCTCAGGACTATCATCTTGATTCATAGGAGGAGTAAAGACAGAATCACTATCCGTAAGAATAGTTGTTTCCATATCTCTGATCTGTTTATTTCTATCTAGAAAGTCAGTGATATTATTAACATCACTAAAATCTACAGAATTGACACTATCAGATCTATATTTAGATTCTTCTTCATGAGTAGGAAACTTAGTAAAATATATACACCCATCTTGATAGATTCCTGGCTGCTCGTCAGTTTTTCCTCTAAATGGAAGAATATATCCTACACCGTTTTCATCTTTTACTTCGACAGCTGTTGAAGCAGCTAAACTGGGATTAGTATAAGTCAAATATTCGCTTCTAAATTTATCTTCTTGTATAACATCCATGATTTTTCCATCAATCGTAGCCGTCTTCAGTTCCATATTTTGGTATCTCCGATCAAAATAATATAAGATAGCAGGCTGGGGAATCTCTTCCCCAGCCCACTGTCTTATTTTAAATTATACTACCAATGCTTAGGAATAATGGATTATGCTGCGTCCTGAATTGCAGAATCGTCCTTAATCAGGACCTTCATAGCACCATCAGGAATAATACCAATATCGATAGAACCATCAGGATCAACTTCTGCTACGCCCTTAAAGACACCTTTAAGAACCAGAGTAGCAGGCTCAGTATCAGTAACATTCTCCTTCAGCCAGTTGATGATGAACTCAACCAGAGTATTCATCATAGTGATGCAGGTATCGCTATCTGCAAACTTCATGTTGTACAGAGAAATACCAGCAGCTGTGAAGTAAGGAGCGATCATTGCATTGTTTGCAACATCGACAGTATCACAATCCTTCAGATCCTCTTCATATGCAGTCCAAGTATAATCCCAACGACCTGCAGCAGGATTGTTAGGATCATCAACATTTGCAATATACTGTACCTTAGCACCTGCCAGGAATCTACCATCAACAGCACGGAAGATAAGAGCCTTGCCAACGGAAGTATTCTTCATTGCAGACAGGCACATACTTGCACCATGGAACAAGACAGTTGCAATCTTATAGATATGAGTAGGTCCAATCAGAAGATGCTGGTTTGCCAGAGCCTTAGAGTATTCTTCGCTGATACTGGTTTCCTTAAATTTCTTTTCCATAATAGTTTATCTCCTTTTGATTGAAAATTGTACTCCAGTATGTTTCCATACTATAATTTATAGTTCCGATATGCATAAAAATTTACATAATCTATGGACCATAAACATCATATTTTTTCATTTTATACCTCCAGAATATAATATATCCACTAGTGGATCATTATTATAATATCTTGCTGTTTCTGATTTTAGGTTTTAAATAAAAAGGTCTAGAGATTTCTCTCTAGACCAATTTTTTAATTATTCAGAAACGACTTCTGCTTCTACGTGTTCAGGCTCAGCAGCATCAGCACCAAGTTCTACAGTATTGTAGTATCTTGCCATCAGCTTATTCTTATCTTCATCACTAAAAGAATCAATGATCATTACAGGAGAAGACTTAGGAACTTCACCACTAAAACAAGTGCCAGTAATATGCAGTACAGGTTTTTCAATAACACTGTCTACAAACATATCGAACTCGATGAAGTAATCACTATTCTTGCTGTTATTATCATCAGCAAACATAAAATAGTGATGGGTAAGACTATTATATCTATGCTCAATAATATCTCTAGCATATTCATTATGAATATACTCAAAGAGGTCATTAATGAAAATGCATACCTCTTTATAGATAATTACGATATTAGATATGATAGTTTCTACATTGAAAGGCTCATCACCACAATGCTGAGCCAGATCAATATAATACTCAGTGAGCCGATGAAGAAGATTAGTCTGCTCTTCAGTATTGTCTTCCTCAATCATCTCAAAAGGACTTACAATGCTGATATATCCGAGAGTGCAATTCAGATATTTAGGCTGACCATCTTCACTAAATGCAAGCCCAGAATCACAAAGTACTGCTTCAATAACTCTAACCAGTTCGCTTACTCTTAGATCTACCCCTTCAGACTTAAGGCATTCCTTAAGCTCATTGATATTGTAGCTAAGTTCAGCAAACTTACGCATTTCACTGAATTTAATAGAACCAGGCTCGATAAACTTATAATACTTTTCTTCCATAATATTTACTCCTTACATTCCATATACTTATTAAGATTATTTACAAAGTCATCCTTTGTAACAATCATAACACCAAAATGTTCTGCTTTTCTAGTCTTAGAAGTATTGGTATTCTCACTAGGGACTAGTAGAGCATAACAATCTTTATTAACTGCAGCATCCTGGTCTGCATCGAACCCAAGAGAATTCAAATAGACTTCCAGTTCTTTATCTCTAAATCCTGTAAATCTAATTTTTCTTCCTTCTCTTCTCTGATATTTCTGAATGTTGCCATTAGCAAACATATATTCAAGATCATTCTTGAAATAGTCCCATTCTCTTCCAATAGTATCAGCAGTAGTAGGACCAATTCCTTTAATGCTTGCCATATGCTCGATGACTCTCTTATAATAATACTTAGAAGGATCTAGCATACCAAACATATCTCTGATCTTAAAATAATTCAATTCAGGAAGTATCAACTCCCAAGTCTTAGTAGAAATACCAGTAAACCCAATTGCTCCAAGAAGTACAGAATCCAACAAAGGTTGAGTAAGAAGATTCATACACTGTCCATGAATATTAGTACATTCAATAGGGCCAAATCCTCTCTTCTGCAGTTCTTCATTCCAATTAGGACCAGTAACTAATTCCATCATCTCTTTAAGATGGTAGCACCCGATTTGATTGATAGTTGCTTCACCAAATCCAATAAGACCAAGTTTAGCACACATATTAACCATTCGTGCAAGCTGTCTTCCGCCACAATCAGGATTTAAACATCTTGCAGATCTACCGGAATCAGAAATCTGTACAGGAGAACCACATACAGGACAAGTAGAAGGAAATACTTCAAGAGGAGAAACTTTCTCATTATCCATATTCCAATCATTCAATGGTTTAGACACATAAGGCATTACATCATTGACGTATTCAACATCAAGCATATCACCTTTATGAAGTTTAAGTTCATTAAATCTAGCAAGAGATTGTCCAGAAGATTTAGGATGGATGGTTCCATAGAACTCCACAGGATCGTAATGGATCATAGGAGTAATACTTCCATCCTGACCAACAGTATAAGAGTATCCTCTAAAAATAGTTTGTTTCTTGAGAGGATTAAACTTAACAGCAATGCTATATTTATTGATATAATTTTCTCTTCCAAGTTTCTGACGAATATTTTCATCTCTATAAGAGACTACAATACCATCATACATGAATGGAATTTGATTTCTCAACATTTCAGCATTCTTTGTAAAGATATTAATCCAAACAAGATTCTCAATATAATTACCAGATCCCATAGAGAATCTAAGTGGACACCCTTTAGACACAAAGTTGTGATTTAAGAAATAGATCTCCTCAAGTCTATCAGAATGGCATACATCATGATAGACTTTTTGCTCTACTGCTAGAGGAACTAGAGTAATGAAATCTCTATACTTCCAAGCATCTCCAGAAGCAAACAATCCAACAATAGCAGATCTACAATTCTTATATTCATATCCTTTAGCTGCATTGAAATAAGGCAGATCGTATTGAGTAATGATTGCTTCAAATTTAACTCCAATCATAGGTGCATCTTTTTCTCTATGAGGGAATTTATACCCCTTAAGAATAGGAGTCAAATCAGATGCTCGTCCAACACCAGTATCACCACGAGATCTTGCAGAAACAACTTCATCTGTACAATCAGCTTCTACAGAAATTCCATCATACTTTAATTCAAGTATAATATCAAATTTCTCATTTGGCTGAATAATTCCTCTCTTAAGATGATCCTGAAAGAAATCTCTTTCCACAGTCTTTACATTAGAATCATCAAGAACTCCTCTTTCAGCAGCATCTTTATCTAATACAAATTTGCATTTATCAAGAGTGCCAACAAGTTCAGGATGATTATGCTGAGTATCATGATATCTTTTAGATATCATTTCTGCAGTTACTGGGTTGGATACGTTTTCAAAATCTCTATGATCAATATACTGATTATATGGAATCAGAAGATCATCTTTAAATAAGCAATCATTTTCATCAACTGGATCTATAAAAGATATTGCTTGAGTCATTTGCTGCTCTACAAATACTTTATTAGTTCCAGTAGATGCTTTAAAATTAATTACTTCTGCACCAACTTGAAAGTTTGGATCATATGTTTTATACTTCTCAAGAAGCAAATCATAAAATCCATCTTCAATAGGAAGCAACTCTTTATCAGTATCATTATAGGTAATATTGCAAATAGTAATAATACCTTTAAGATCATCAATATCTTCTGCACTGAGTTGAGGCTTATTATAAAGAGTCATAGCTACGTCATTTAAATACTCTTTATACTCATATGCAATAGACATATTTCCATTTCTTAATCCATTAAGAACATTTTGGATTGCTGAGTTCATTTATGTTTCTCCTTTCTCTTCTTGTCTATATTTCGAAGTTGAACCAATAATTATAAACCATTTTCTCCTTTCTATCACTATTATAATATCTTAATAATTTTATTTTTAAAAATAAAAGGTCTAGAGATTTCTCTCTAGACCAGTTTTTAGTTATTATTCAGTAATATCATCTTTAGGATAAACAGGTTGCACATCTTCCATATCATCAGAGAAAGATACAGCATCAATAGTAAATCCTAGCATACTACTGATCTTCTTAATTTCATCGACTGTCTTATACCAATGATCAAAATCATATCCTTCATCCATGAATTCAACAGCAGGAGTCATTCCATTTGGGTTACCAAGGAATTCTACTGCATTTTGCATCATAGGATATCTCTTAATCTTTCTCTTTTTAGAGAAAGTAATCTTATATCCCATAATCTTCAATCTTGCATTAAGGATTTCTGCAGATCTATTTTTAGATGTGGTATCAATTTGAACATTGACATTGTAAGGATCATTAATAGCAATTTGCTCAACCAAACGTCTTGCATGAGGAGACAGAGAATGAAGCAAAAGGTTGATAACAACATATTCTGTTCCCATATGATCCAGGTCACCAGATTCCATCTGACCCAGCTTAATAGGAGTATTAGAATTGGGCTCTCTATAATTCTTAGAAGCTTTACTCTTTGCATTCTCATTCTTAAGGTTAGTAGAAGACAAACTAGCGGCAGAGAATTTCTCTTCAGCAAACTGTTTCAGACGAATAACATACTGAGGAGCAGCAATCATAGGTCTTCTAGTAGGAATGAATCTATAATTGCCACGAGAATCCACAATAGGAACCAAGATTCTCTTTTCATCAATCCAAGGAAAAGCTTTATAGAGAGTAATCAATTTATCGATATTCATAGTTTCAGAAATAGGATTATTCGATACATTGATACAAGTCTTGCTCAGAATGCTCTCAAGAAAAGCATTCTGCTGCCTATAATCCAAGGAATTAATATAGGTGCTCATATCTTGACACTGTTGTGGAGATTGAAGACTCAAGAATTTCAAAATGTCATCAAAGGCATCTTGAAGACTCATATTGCCTTCTCTAATTCTGTCCAAGATATTCATAGAAATATAATTGATCTCATGCTCAAAGATCTGACCAGCATTCTCTCTGTTATACATCGTAGAAGAATTCTTGATCATATCAATAGGCTGACCATTATACATTTTAGGCATTAATTCAGTATCAATAATCTTAGAAACAACACCCTTTCCACCATATCTATCAGAAACTTTATCTCCAACGCCAAGCTTACGATTTTCCATCACTACAAATTCAATAGTAATATTACTAAACTGCTTTTTATCAATGAACTTTTTGCCTTCAAGTTCAGCTTTAGCAGTATAGAACATTTTATTCAAGTCATAGCTGAGACTATATCCTTGAGTTGCAAATGTGCCAACTACATTTACAATCTCCTGATTCATTCTCTGCCTATCTTCATAATATGCAAGGAATTGCTGATTGTATGCATTGGTCTTAATATACTCAGGATTATTGCAATAGATATTAATATCAATGACTTTACCTTTAATGGTAATCTTATCATCAGACATCATAATCTCTTGTAATCTCTTAACAGACTGAGTATAAATTGCTTCTTCCTTTTTATCTCTTCTATATGCCATAAGGATACCATCTTTAACATCTTCACCAATGTCAGGATATACCTTATACATATCATCATTACCATAGATATTCAGAGGAATATCATTTTCATTGATAATAATCTTTACAGTACGAAGCAAAGGAGCAGACAGAAGATCACTACATCTTCTAGAAATAACAACAGAGTCTTCCATATTGTTATCTAGTGCCATATATGCAACATTGATATTGCGTCCACTGGTCTTATTACCATACTGATCAAAGCCAGTGGATCTTCTAATAATATCACCTTTATGAATAATAGTACCAGGGTTACTATAATTATCCATAATGGCATTATTATGAAGATAGCCATAAACTTCTGTTACATATTTATAGGAAATACGTTCTACTACAGTTAATTCATTCTTAGAAAGATTTCTGAGAATGAGATAATAATGATGGTTAGGAGCATATGAAAATTTAGAAATCTTAGCGATTACTTCATAATCATCATCCATTTGAATGATAGAAGAAGATCTTTCACCAAATCTATTTTCATAGCCAGTTGCTACATATGGAATCTCTCCACGAGTAAGAACTAGAGAATGAGACTGATGGGTGTTACCCATAATCTTTCGTCCACCACTATTAGTAGCATTATTAGGAATATTTAGACCTTTTCCTAGCATCTGTTCTGGCGAACTTAAATAGCTGGCTGCCTCTCTAACCTGATCTACAAAGTTACTTGCCATTTGTTTATCTCCTTTTATAAAATTTATAGCCAATAACAGTTCTTGGGACCATAATTTTCAGTAGGATATTTCTTAGCGAGCCTACTTCCGGGTTTATAAGAGATGTGCATATCATTATAGAAATTTACCATTCCATTAGGATTATCCTTTGCCCATCTTTCACATAGTTCATCTGGATGCCTACTGGTAAGATGATAATAAACTACTGCCTCTTTAGTTTTAGATAATCCATGAGTTCTAGTCATATCTCCAACATGACTTTGAACTTCTTTCAATAGACAACCACAAGATTTGGTATGTCCATTTCTAAGATATTCTCCAATGACTACTATTCTATTTCTTTCAGGACAGTCACACTCACAGAGAAAAGTTGGTTTCTTTTCTCCATTAGGAAATTTCTTATCTTCTACTCTCTCAAGTACTGTTAGATGATTATACTTATCTCCAGGCTGAATTACAGAACCAATAGACACATTTTACAACTCCTTATTTTTTAATGGAAGATCTACAATATAGTTTCTTGAATCCCAGAAACAATTTTCCTTACTATAAGGTAGAAGTGGATCTTTTCTATGAATTCTTGCTCTCTTAAAATGAGTATCCTTCATATCATCTATGAAATTATATACACCATTTTCTTCATCTTTCCATCTATCACATAGTAAATCTTTTTTAAATTTCATCAACCTTTCCCAATATTTAAGAAGCTCAGGACATTCCTTACTAAGTCCTTTTTTATATACTCTTTTATGAGTAACTAGTCTATGATTATTTTCTCTTTGGTAACATCCACAAGATGTAGTATGGCCAGATCTAAGAGCAGTACCACAAACAGAAATTTTTGTATGTTCTGGGCAACTGCATTGACACCACCAGAATGCCTCTCTTCTATAAGGATGCCTAAAATGATTTTCATCTCTACTCAATACATAGAGTCTACCAAATCTTTGTCCAGTTAAATCAATTAGCCTACTCATATATTTCACTCCTTTAATAATAAATTAGAAATAATATCAATCTCTAATCATATTTATAATATCTATCTCTTATTATTTTTAGAATATCATATATTTAGCATATTCATTATTTACTGGTCTTCCATATTTGTCCATAAAAAATATAGCATTTACATAATCAAAATCTCTATCATCATAAGTTCCAGATATAGCATCTTCATAGGAATATCCATCTATAATTCTATCTCTTATGGTATTCTTTTCGTATCCCATTGCTCTATTCCATTCGGATACCATATATGAAGAATCTTCATATCTAATTACCATATCATTTATTCTATCGAATTGTTTTATACTCTTTTCTACCCAAATACAATTATCAGGTCTATACCCAAGAGAATCATTAATTCTACCAACTTTACATCCTAATTCATATGTAGGAGACATATCATCATAAAATGCTTTTATTCCAATTTTAGAATTAATCCATTCTCCATATACAGGAATATTAAAATGCTTAGTTTCTGGAGCTCTTGTAGCTTCATAAATCATATAATGATATGCATAGATTACTTCATTTACATAATATCCACAAGGAGGATAATTTTCTATAGGTTTATTATTAAATTTAGCAGCAGTAGTTTCTCGTCTTAAGCATCCACAGGATCTAGTAATGTTTCCTACAAGATTCTTAGCTTTTACGATTACAGTATTTCTTTCAGGGCAACTACATTGGCATAGATACTGTGTCATATGCTTTTTACTTTTCGGATCTATGAAATCTGCTGCTTTTCCAATAACAACTAGTCTTCCAAAGATATCTCCACTTTGGATATTATACATTCTGCCCATATAAAATATCCTCCATAAATAAAAATAAAAAGGTCTAGAGATTTCTCTCTAGACCAGTTTTTGCTTTAAATATTAGTATGCTCTTCAGGTACAGAGTTAACAGTTTCTACGGATGCTTCTTCATGCGGTTCAATCTCATCATTCTTATCTGATTCATAAGTCTGATCTTCATTAGGAGCAGTTTCAGAAATATCATCGATTTTAATAAGCCAGTAAATTGTTGTTGCTACACCAATTACAATAGCTCCGACAATTGTCCAAAGCATATCAATACGAATCATTTTGGTAAGAATCTTAGTAATGATGAAAGAAGAGAATAAATAAATACATCTGCAGACAACAGTCAATACACCGATTGAAAATACTCCAAGTGATACAATCATTGCAATCTGAGGATTTAAACCTTTTTTATCATTTACAATATTATCTCTAATGATACACAATATTGCTCCGATAAATAATACACAGTATAGAAAGATCATTACACTAAGTGTATTATTATTAAGAATTTCTTTCATTTATCTATTCTCCTATTACAATCCAAGAATACTATTAATGATATTCTGATTGGGTTGAGTAATGTTTTTTTGTTCCTCAACCTCAGGATTCCCCAATAGAGTTTCCAATTCTGCTCTAGCAACTTCATTAAATGCTTTAGCGAATTCAGGATCATTAAATAGTTTATTCTTGAAATCTCTCTGTCTAAACTTCATATCTTCATGTCCACGAAGATAGCAAGTAGCACCGGTAATAATAGCACCAGTAGACTTCAGGAACATAAACAATGAAAGAATATCATCAAAACCATTGGTAAAATCAAATACCATAGGAACAGATCTACCAGCAGCATTGGTACGAGACTTAATGATCTCAAAATCAACAATCTTACCATTAATTCCGAGACCATCAGTTTCTTTCAACTTAGCACCATCATCTACACGAATTAAGTTATTTGCCAGATACAATGCTGCTTTACCACCAGGCAAAGTTTCACCAGGTTTCAAGAAACTAACCTGAGATTTAGTGTGAGTAAAAGCATTTACTTCAATCTTATCGTTGATATGATTGATAGTAAATAGAATAATATTAGCAGCTTTCAACTTAGGAACGATTCTCTTAAATACTGCAGTATTAGTTTTAGCTGTAGCAGTAGTAGACATCTGTCCGCTAAGTTCTTCTTCTTCAGTCAACTTCTCAGGAGTAAGCATAGCCAAAGAATCAAGAATATATACAGTAGGAATAAGCTTATAAATCTTATTTCCTCTAGAATCTAGCTTACTTGTATTATATTCAAAGTCTGCTCTATTATTCATTTTAATCTCATAAATAGAAGCAATTCTCTTATAGAAGTTTTCTGCAGATACTGCAGTATTTCTATAAATAATTCTCTGTTCAGCTTCTTCAGGAGTAAAGTGAGTCAGAAGCTCTCTACGAGTAGCATTAGATCCACCTTCAATATCATCAAAGAAGATAGTAGCCTCAGGAAAAGGTCTAACAATATTAGCAGCCATCTGAATAGCCGCAGTGGTCTTTCCCGATCCCGAGCGCCCAGCGAAACTTACTGACGAACCATCGACAATTCCTACAGAATTGTACCAGAAGTCCTCAGTTTCGGACTTCACATGAACTCTATATCCATTTAAAAAGTCAAACGGAAGGAAGCCTGTAGGGTATAGCACGTCTGCATTTGCTTCTTCCATTCTAGGGTCCTTTGTCTTTGCCATTTGAGCTCTAAAACGATCTGCAAGTAGTCCCATTATTAATACCTCTCTTTATTTTTTACATCAGCCAGTTAATAAGTCTCTTAAGAGTATCATCATCTTTGACCAACTGTTTCAATTCAGGAATATTATCCAGAGTGATCTTGTGAACCTTGCCTTCATTATCTACTACAATTGCATTGCAGTATGCATTGTATTCATTCTTTTTGGACGCAGAATATGAAGTAGACTTAGTCTCATCCTTAGTATCTTTATCATTATTAATATCAGGCTTCTTGATATCATAAGTGTATTCAGGTTTCTTCTTCTGCTCTTCGTGTTTATTTACTTTAGCATCACTACGAATATTCTTCGGATCAATCTTAGATGCTGTAATAGCAGATTCTCCAGGCATCATAGATACCACTCTATCATCACATACACCCCAGTCGTCACAAAGCATATTAGAAATAGTATACATCATGTCAGGGGATTCACGAAGATTAACAGCTTTACCATCTTTGGTAACCATAATAATCTCGCCATTCAGAATACACCAATAACCTTTCCAAGTGGTACGAGTTACTTTATGACCCTGCTGCATAGAAACAAAAGCACTGGTGAAATCCATAATATTTACCTCCAAATTTATTTTATATGGTATATAGATGTATCTTCAGTAATAGATTTTTAAAGGCTAGGATTATATTCTCTATCAATAATCGGTACCAAAATGATTTGATTAGACTCGATAGATTTCTTTACATCAATAATTCTCTGATTAGAAGATCCTCTAAACTTAAGTGCAGGAGATCGTAACTCTTCTTCATAAGGACCATCTACAAGAACATCAATAAGATTCATATATTCCTCAGAACAACTAGTATGAGGATATGCAGTAGGATCAAGAATATCTTCAAATCTAAATCCTGTATAAGCCCAGATATCTTTATCAGGAACTTCTTTCTTTACTCTAAGAAGAAACTGATATAATGGATATTGATTCTTAGGCTCAAATGGATCTCCTCCTAATAAAGTAAGTCCATTTACATAATTCTGTTTAAGAGATCTAATTACAGTATCTTCAGTGCTCTTATCAAATTCCCAACCATAATTGAAATCCCATGTTTCAGGTTGAAAACATCCTTTGCAGTGATTAGTACAGCCAGAAACAAATAAAGATACTCTAACTCCCAATCCATCAGCAATATCACATTGTTTAATCTTACAATAATTCATACAAATACCTCCAAATAAATAAAAGAGGAGTGGATTAAATTTCCACTCCTCTTAAATTAAAACTTTTGAAAATTACAGATGAAGAACTCTATCCATAATCTCTTCAGTACGACCCTGATTCCAGAATTGAGTTCCAATATCCTTTCTACCCTCGGTTTCCCGATATTTAAGTACGGGAGTAGACTATACCTTATCATTCAGCAAAATACTAAACTTATTGCTATTATAGTCGTTGAACGTCTCACCTATATTTCTATAGAAGATTTCGCTGCGTCTGAGTGACTTGCACACTCGGTTGATCCTAGCTTAGTCAGTTCTTATGGTCTCTACTATATTTCAAGCTGTTGAGTTCAAAACTCATGCCACTATCACGCTTATCATTTCTGATTACGTTGTAGTCGACTAAGGTTATGGGATTGTCCCCGCAATTTAAGCAATTTAACGTGAGCCATATTTATCAGTAATTTAACCCACAAGTACGTCTTGCAACATTCATCTTATTCTGATCAGTGTTACCACAATTAGGACATTTCCAAATAAATTCTCCTTTATCATCCTTTACGATTTCAATTTGGCCATCAAATCCACAGCACTGGCAATAATCGCTCTTGATATTAAGCTCTGCATAGATTGTAGTTTCATAAATATATTTAAGCACTTGCAGTACTGCTTCAATATTATCTTTCATATCAGGGCATTCGATATAGCTGAGGCAACCGCCTGGGGACATCTCCTGAAACTTAGATTCGAAATGAAGCTTTTCGAATGCATCGATGTGCTCCCGTACATTGACATGGTAAGAGTTGCTAATATATCCATGATCATTCACACCAGGTACAATTTCGAACTTCTTAAGAACCTTTGCAAAAGTTTGAATTGTACTCTCCATAGGAGTGCCATACAAAGAATAATCGATATTCTCAGCAGCTTTCCACTCTGCAGTCTTATCATTCATATGCTGCATAACCTGAATAGCAAAAGGTTCACCTTCAGGATCAGTATGAGATTTGCCAGTCATATAAAGAGTGCATTCATAAAGTCCTGCATACCCAAGTGAGATAGTAGAATATCCGCCATATAAAAGCTTATCAATAGTCTCACCTTTCTTCAATCTAGCAATAGCACCAAACTGCCAAAGGATGGGAGCAACATCAGAAGGTGTACCAAGAAGTCTTTCATGGCGGCATCTCAAAGCCGTATGACAAATATCCAAATATTTGTCAAAGATCTCCCAGAACTTATCAGGATCTCTATGAGAGAGCATTGCAATATAAGGAAGATTAATAGTCACAACGCCCTGATTGAATCTTCCATAATACTTGTGCTTACCAGGTTCATAATTACCAGCATTAGCAATATTACCTGTACCATTATCTGTAAATCTATCAGGAGTAAGGAAAGATCTACAACCCATCGGAGGATATACATCTCCCTTTACCTGAAGCATCTTCTTCTCAGATAGATAATCAGGAACCATTCTCTTAGAAGTACACTTAGCAGCTAATTCTGTCAGATACCAATAAGGAGAATCTTCAGTAATATTATCTTCTTCTAGAACATAAACCAATTTAGGAAATGCAGGAGTAACATATACGCCGCATTCATTCTTGACGCCTTGATAACGCTGTCTTAGAGTTTCCTCAATGATCATTGCAAGATCTTTCTTTTCTTGCTCATTTCTTGCTTCGTTCAAATAGAGGAAAACTGTAATGAAAGGAGCCTGACCATTAGTAGTAAGAAGAGTAACGACCTGATATTGAATGGTTTGAACACCTTTCTGAACTTCAATACGAAGACGCATTTCAGTAATCTTTTCAATTTCTTCAGGCGAAATTATAATACCAAGATCTTTATGCTCTTTAATAACTTCTGCTCTAATCTTCTTTCTACTTACATCAACAAAAGGAGCAAGATGGGTTAGAGAAATACTTTGGCCACCATACTGATTAGATGCTACCTGAGCAATAATCTGAGTAGTGATATTGCATGCAGTAGAAAAACTATGAGGAGTCTCAATGAGTGTTCCTGTGATAACAGTACCATTTTTTAACATATCATCGAGATTAATTAATGAGCAATTGAAACTATGTTGGGCGAAATAGTCACTATCATGGAAGTGAATAGCACCTTCATTCCATGCATCAAGAACAATCTGAGGAAGCAAATATCTACGAGTAAGATCTCTAGAAATTTCACCTGCCATATAATCTCTCTGGGTAGAATTAATAACCGGGTTCTTATTAGAATTTTCAGATTTTGCTTCTTTATTGTTAAGACCTACAAGAGAAAGAATTTTATCATCAGTGGTGTTCTTCTGACGAATCTGACTATGCTGATATCTATAGGTAATATAATGCTTTGCAACTTCAAAAGCACCAGCTTTCATAATACCAGTCTCAACCATATCCTGGATATCTTCTACACCAATATTTTCAGTGCTCTTAGCACATTCATCTACAACAGTGCTAGTAATTTCAGAAATTTTACTCTCATCAAGTCTTTCTGATTCAGGGACGGAGTTATTTGCTTTTGTAATGGCATTTAGGATCTTCGTCTGATCAAACTTGACGATTTGACCATTCCTCTTTACAACATTTTTAATTTCAGCCATTGTTAATATTTCCTCCTAAAATAAAAATTCTTTTCGACATTCAGAGTCGGATTAATATTAAGTTCATCTAGAGAGCAAAATCAAAAATAGAGAAAAAATAAAGCCAGAGATTTTGCTCTCTGACTTTATTATTAGATGTTATTCTTTTTTCTCGTCTTCAAATGTTTCTACTAGCATCTTCATAAGAATACTGATGTCAGTAATAATAGCAGCAAGTTTATAATAAAGATCTGTATTATTACTAAAAACACTTAGTCTATATTTAATATCATAAGTCATATGAAGTTTGAGAATATATCTATCATACCGACCACATATATTTCCATGATCATCAGTTACTATATGGAATTTAGAATTATCATCTGCGATATCTTCTAATTCCCATACTTTATTAGGAGTAGTATGCTTTCCTTTTAGATGCTGTTCCATCTGATCAAGGATATCAGCATTTGTAGAGCTCTTAAGCATATTTTCCATTTTAGAAACAAACTCAGGATTTTCTTTACTGTTGGTATCGAGAATCAGATAAGGAATATAAATCCATCCATCACGATTAAATACTTCTTGCTTTTCTATATATTGACCAAAGCTAAGATCACCAACAATTTTACATTTAACTCCAAGCTTTTCAAAGAATGGAACAAATAATCCCATTACAGGATCATCTACAGGAACTGATGCATCATTATTATGAATCATCTCATATTCCTCTTGAGTAATCATGCGCCCATCATCATTATACACTAGATCTCTCATTTTCTCCACTCCAATCCACAAGTCCATTTATAAAGATCTTCTGCACATTCAATAGCTCTTCTATGAAAAGTAAAGAATTCATAATGATCTCCAATATTATTATCGATCTTTGCTTCAATAGTAATGCATCCATGCGTCTTACCTTTTCTAATTTCCCAACTAGAAGGAAGATTATAAAGATCATGCCTAGTAACAGATTTTTCAAACATGATATAAGGAGCATACATATTAGAAGTAGAGAATACTTCAAAATTTTCTACAATAGGAATATCAGTTCCGTGCACTGTAGAGATATCATTTACCAAATCAGGAGCTATATGTCCTTGGCAGCAATACTTAGTCTGATATCCTCTCTTAAGAAGCTCAGCAACTGCAGGAGCAATTAAATCGTCACATGGAAAATTATCCATAGGATAAGTAATCTCAATATTCCCAGGAAGATCCATTGAATTTGTGATGCTTCTATCCTTGATGATATATCTTCCATCATTTGCTACGTAAACCATTTTCTTTTTATCTCCTTTTTATTAAAATAGAGAGTAAGAGTTTTTCTCTTACTCTCATTATTATAATATCTATTCAATCTTAAATTTTGATTAGAAGAAATTATCCATACAATGATCAAGCAAATATCGAGTATAGCGCTCTATAATTTTCGCTAAGTTGATTAGAGCATGATGTAAGACCCCAAACACAGATTCTTTCTTTTCTTTCTTCTTTTCAGATTTTGAATTTTTGATTATTACAGTTTGGGTCTGTTCACAATCATCTCCACCTGTCTGATTCATAGAAATTCCAACTGTATAATTATAATTTCCAGTAATATTAATATTCTGAGACGTGATTGTGCCATACTTCTTTTGTTTCATTTCTATATATTTTAACATCTCAGAAATAGAGCTAGAACAATTTACAGCAGATGTAGAAGAATTTGTAAGAATCATATTGATATCTTCTTTATCATGACCAATATTTTCAGTAGATGCATTATTAAAAATGCGATTATTAATTTCAGCCTGTTTATTATTTAAAGCAGAATATCTCATCCAATCATATTTACTATCTTGATAGGTTGATTTTTCTTCTTGCTGCTCCCTCTGAAATTCAAGAATCATTTCTCTCTTTTTCTCTATCTCTATATGCTTCTTTATTTCACGTTCTATATATGGTTTACAATCATTTACATTGCAGATGAATTCCCAATAATAATCATTATGGATATTTTTAAATGTGCAAAAAACTTGGTAAAGATGTTCTTTAGTATCTTTATATTCTGTAATATAAAGATAATCAGTAGTGTCCCTAGATGCTTTAAGCAAAGGTTTATCATCTTTATTTTTACTCTTTCCAGCAAATTTTAAATGATGATACCAATCAAAATATTGGAAAATATTAACCTTATTTGAATATCCAGAAGAAGATCTAATTTTAGATCTAAATTCATTTATATCAAGATCTGCAGAAAGAATAGTATTTTCTCTAAGTTTATCACTATCTATATCATTATTTTTAACTTTCTGTCTGAACTCTGATACTGGATCATCATATTCTTTGTCCAAATCCAAATCTAAAAGATCTAGATTATTATCCCATGTGCCAATATATTCCCATTTATAACAGCCATCTGAACATTTCTCACATATATATTTACAGAGAATAGATGGATTATCTCTAGGAATGGTTAAAACTATTTTATTTTCAAATGTTTCTCCTGGAGGAAGTAAAGGACGTCCATCATCATATGATCCAGTCATAACAGCATCTGGCGATAAAATACAATATTTCGGTGAGTTATTTATCATTCTCATTAATTTAAGAATTTGCGAATTATCTCCCATAATATTTACCTCCAAAATATTAATAAGCTTTTCTTCCTACTCTAACTCCATTAGCATAATCCTGTTGATTAATAGGTCGTTCGTTTTCATCTACAAAATAAATTGCATTAATGCATCCTTTCTGTGGATGCTTTAAAATTTTAGCAGGATCTGTATAGCCATTTTTCATTCTCATAGAGACTGTTGATTTTTGAAGTCCTAATGCATAGCACCAATCCGATACAGAATAATTGTTTCCATTATAATTGATATATTTCTTTGTATCAATACATTTACAATTTTCTGGACAAAATTGTTTAGAAATATCTATTCTTTTAATGTCATAAGATCCATTATTATATGATTCATTATATCCATTAGCAAGAGCCCAATTCATAAAATTAATAAATCCATTTTCTCCTCTCCACTCATCACAAATATTATTTTTATATCTTTGGCATATTGATATATATACTTTATATAATTTAGCATGATCTATTGTTCCACCATGCTTGTATGTATATTTATTTCCTAAGCATCTTTCTCTCACTATATCAGAGTGATAGCATCCACAAGATTTAGTTCCTCTATTAAGATTATTAGATCTAATAATAACTATATTTCCACAGTCGCATTTGCATTTTACTAATAGCCTACTAGTTCCATTTTTACTTTTATTATGCCCTACAAAATCAATAACCGTAAGTCTTCCAAATCTATCTCCGATTTTAATTTTAGATGTACGCATATATAGCCACCTCATACAATGTAATGCTTTATTAACAGTGATGTACGCTATCCAGTTCAATTTAAATAAAACCCATGATTGAACCGATTGGTCCTCATATGATACTATTAATATTTTATTACATTATATACATTTTAGTACTAAAATTTAAGGAGGTAAAACTAATGAGAGTTTATCACACAAAAGATCTAACTGGACAAAAATTTGGAATGCTAACAGTAGTAGGAAGAGATGTAGGAAATGATTATATTACTCCTAGTACTGGGCGCGTAAGCCCTCGATGGCTGTGCAAATGTGATTGCGGGAATCCGCAATTAAGAAGTGTTCCTGCCCAGCAATTAAGAAGTGGGCATACATGGAATTGTGGGTGTAAATCTACTAATAAATTTAAAGATCTAGTAGGACAAAAGTTTGGTAAACTTACAGTACTAGAGAGAGCTGAAGATTATATTACACCTCAAAATGAGAGAGAAGTTCAGTGGAGGTGCAAATGTGATTGTGGCAGAGAATGCATTGTAAGAGGACATAACCTTCGTAATGGCCATACAACTTCTTGTGGATGTGCTGCAATTGATGCTTCTACAAAGCATGGAATGCATGGTACTAGACTTTATAATATTTATGGACATATGATTCAAAGATGTTATAATCCAGCTAATAAATCATTTGAAGATTATGGTGCCAGAGGAATCTATATTTGTGATGATTGGAGAGGAGAAAATGGATTTATTAATTTTATGAATTGGGCTCTTGCTAATGGATATAATGATAATTTGTCAATTGATAGAATTAATAATGATGGTCCCTATTGTCCTGATAATTGTAGATGGACAGATGCTAGAACTCAAGCAAATAATAGAAGAAGTAGTATTTATATGACCTATAATGGAGAAACTCATACTATTAGTGATTGGGCATTAATCATGAATATTCCATATGCTACTCTTCATAATAGATATATAAATATGGGTTGGACAGTTGAACAATGTTTAGAAACTCCTGTTAATTATTATATTCATAATATTACTAATTCTAATGGAGAAACTCATAGCCTTGAAGAATGGTCACAGATTACAGGAATTTCTCATAAAACTTTATATGACAGAATCTTTAGATTTGGCTGGAATATTGATAAAGCGCTAACAGATCCTACTGATCAAAATGTTAGATATATTACATATGATGGAGTCACTATGAATTGTTCTGACTGGGATAAGGCTAGAGGATTCTTACCCTGTACAGTATCTGGTAGACTTAATAAAGGATATTCTGTAGAGTATGCCCTTAATTCGCCAGTAAAGACTAAAGATGAAATAAAACCAATTAATGCAATTTATTTTGTAGATGATAACGGTAAACCTATTTAAAATATAAATAAAAATGGAGGTAGATCTTTACGACCTACCTCCATTAATTTAACTAAGTAATAATATCAATCAGTCCAGATACACAACTTTTACGGTTGAGCGGGGCGGTAGCCAGAAACATTGAGGCATTTTACTCTGGACTGAACAGGCTGATATTCATCCACTAGGAAGCGTTCAAACGCAGTGACTGCAGGCAGAGTCGGATTAGCAGCGTTACGAATCTCGTTGGAGACATACATCTGATAATCAAAGATTCTGTAGGTCATGCGGTTGCTGTTCCTCGGACACAAAATTACCATGAGTTCATTATTATTTCTTAGCTTATCACTACCAATGAACTGATAAATGCGCTTATCAGAGGTAACAACAGTACGCTTGTAATCCAGATCAACTGCACCAATAGTATTGGGAGTGGTGTAGGAATACTCAACAGGAGTAATCTTACGAACCAGATCAGGGTTACCGAAGATAGTGATGACCATATTAGGATCATTCAGAACCTGCAGCATGCGAGTGACCTCGGTATCGAATGCATCAAAGAACATGGAATGACGCCAGGTCAGCGGATCCAGAGCATAACCCGTGGGAGGAGCGTAATCGAACTCCATATACCCCTTGCTGCGGGAATCAAGGTGTTCGTAGGAATCATCCAGGAACTGCTTGATCTTGTCATCCTTGTAGTTAGCCAGAGTGGTCTTCAGCAGGGACATGATCTTGGTCAGCTGGTTAACCTGGTACAGAGCAGCAAGATCCTTAACTTCCTCAGGGCTGATGGTAACAGACAGAGGAATAGCATTCGGGATCTCAATCAGCTTAGTGAAGGTATCCCACTTCACAGTGCAGGTATCCAGCATGTGATTAGCAGTATCCAGCTCAGCAGCCAGCATAACCTTCTTGATCTTGCCAGCAGCGGAGAAGATATTGAAGACATTCTTGTCCATGGTGCCAGTCAGAGAATCAGTAATCTTCTCAGTCGTAGCAGCATCCTTACGGACAATCAGCTCAATGGGAGCAACAAAGGTACGCTCATACTGGTTGTAGCCAGGGGCAAAGCGAATGTTAGTGGGGAACCAGACATTGCTGACTTCACCAACATCAGCAACGGTAGCGATCTTACCATTGGAACGAATGAAACCATCTGCATCAGGCATAATGTCACCCTCAGCAATGTACAGCTTCTCGATCTGGATAGCAGAGATATGAGTCTTAATAGACAGATCATCCTGCTTGGTGCCACCACACTGCTTCAGAACGTCAGTGCCACCCATCTCAGGCAGGGTCAGCTCGATCTCGTAGACAGGATTAGACTCATCGATGGCAGCAGTCATCTTGTTCTGATCCAGGAACATATCGATCTCGTTGCCCTTGGTATCAACAAGCAGACGACGCTCCATAGTCATGGTGAACTTGGGACCCTCTGCAACAACCTTCTGGATTGCACCCTTATCGAAGACCATGTTCATCAGAATGTTCTTATGAACAGGGAAGGTCATACCGATGACGGGGTTGTAATCAGCCATGGAAGCATGCTCCAGAATGGCATCTGCATCGTTCTCGAACTGCTGCTCCATCATAGCATGCTGATCCTCGATGTAACCAGGATCTTTGACAAAGGGATCACGAATATCTTCATCCATGAAATTCTCGCAGAAGAATTCCTTCAGAGCTTCCTTCTCTGCGGGACGACGAAGAATCTTCTTAGTATCCTCAAAAATATCCAGATTAGACTCTTCAAGGATATTCTTTGCAACATCAATAAAACTCTGAGTGTAGTTACTCATGGGGTCGCTCATAAAGCTACCACCCACAAAGCCCGTCTTAGAGTTAACAGCACCGATAGGCATTTGGTTATCCTCCTTGATAATTTATGACTTACTATTTGAAGGACGTGACAAATAGTAAATCGAAAATATTTTAGTTATTTTTTATATAAAGGGTTTTTAAAGATATAAGCAAGAATTAGAGAGGTTTCTTGCAAATATTTTATTTATTAGTTACGATAAATTAATAATAAATGATTATTTATCAGAATTTATGTAGCTAATGACATCAGAAACGGTTCTTAGAGCAGCGATAAATTTAATATAATTGGTGTAATTATCAATATAGGCTCTATTATCAAAATTATAAGTGATGTAGTCTACGATAATTTCCTTTAGCTTATTCAATGCAATTTGGGTCTTCTGGATCTTCTCCAAATTATTAGCTCTTTTAGGAATATTATTGACAGCATTGATAATAGTATTGATAGTATCATATAGATCTCTAAAACTTTCTTTTAGCTTAATGATACGCTTGAGTTTATCATCATCAGAAAGTGTATTATATATAGCTTCTTCTGCAGCACGTTCTTCATCATCTGGAATCTTTGCTGCAGGGTCTCCTCCACCAGAAGAATTGGAAGTATCACCACCAGAGGTATCTCCAGAATCAGATAATCCATCATCTGCAGATTCTTCTCCATCTCCAGTGTCTCCACCAGAATCACCATCTACTGTAAAATCATCTGCTCCATCATCACCTGGATCTCCAGTATTAGTGTCTCCTCCATCATCTGTTGGAGTATCTTCATTAGAATCATTAGTCGTAGCATCAGTATCAGAAGTATCGTCATCTACAGTAAAATCATCAGATTGCTCTTCAGTATTTTCTGTATTATCTCCTTCATCCATTGATCCATCGTCATCATCTTCTAGAGTAAAATTATCTTCATTGTCTTCACCAGTATCATCAGATCCTTGATCTTCTGTACCTGTAGTATCAGTATCATCTCCAGCTTCTGCATCATCTGCAGTAGCATCTGAAGGTGTACCTTCTTCATTTTCTTGATTATCAGTATTTTCATCTGTATCATTATCACTAGGATCATCTACATTAAAGTCATCATTGTCATCGACATTATTGCCATTGACAGATAATTCATGCAGATATTCATTTCTATAATAATCAAAGAGGCTCATTAAATCACTCCCTCTCTCTTAAACCTGCAGTAGAACTAATAGGAATTCTCTTTCCACTTTTTGCAATTCCGAAATGAATTTGTTGACGCTTACGTTGTAGATTTTTCTGGATCATAAGAAGTTGTCTATACTTCTTAGCAGATCCAGAAGATTCTGCACGGCTAATCTCACGATCTAGCACTTGAAGCTCAACATCAATCTGATCAAGAACTGCTTGTTTTTCCTTTTTAGAAGCATGCTTAGAAAGAGCAAAGAGAGCAACTGCACCAATAGCAGGAACAGCAATTGTACCAGATGCAACTCCAGCTCCTGCTAAAGCAATAGCAATCTTAATAATTTTAGAAATACTTACATTTACTTCACCAGTAATAATTTCTTCTCTATGATCAGTAGTATATATACTCTTAATGCACTTGAGAAGATGATTAAATTCTAGATCAAGATCTCTAGAAGCTTCTTGCTCTTTAGCAGATAGATCTTTACCTTTTGCTTTAAGTCCTCTAAGAGCAAGCTTAGCATCATTTAGAGATTTAACAGATTTACCATAGCTTCCATCTTCAGAATCATCATCTCTCTTAGATTCCTTAGTATCTTTATCATCTAGATCATCAGATTTACCATTAATTGCTTTGCTTTGTTTAGGTTTATAGTCATCTATATTCTTAGTCACAGAAGAAGGTTTCTTATCACCACTATCATCAGTATCTTTATCTTTAGACTTGATACCAACTGCTTTCTTTACATTAGAAGCAGCTTTCTTAACGATAGGAGTAATATTAGCATCTTCATTCATAGACATTACTCTAGCACAAAGATTGATTCTACTATTATGATCTGCATCAATATTGAATTCAGTATTAGATTCATTAATAGCATTAGCAATTGCTTCAGCTTTAGTATTTCCTTCATGACGACAATTATAGATAAACTCTTCAAGAACACTTTCATCTATATAAGGCTTAATAATATCTGCCACAAGTCTAGCTTCTTCTACAGAAACATTAGCAGCATAATTCATATTATCCTTAAGATTATCAATAATTTCATAGATACAAGATTCATCAATCTCTTGAGCAACTTCTGCGCATTTATTGATATAAAGAATATTCTTTTTATCAAAATTAGTAAATCCTCTCTTATTTTCTTGGGATTCACTTAGTACAACTTTGTACTTCGATCTTAGAGAATAAGAGAAATGACAACCTTCAATAGTATAATAAATTCTAGAATTTCTATTTGCTAGAATATTATTAGCACACTTTGCAGTAGATTCAATAATCTTATATGCAATATCAGGATTACTATTTTCAATATAAGAAAAATGTCTTAGAGGAATATTGATATATCCCTCTTCATCAATATAATCAATAATATTAGATTCAGATACTTTACTAATGTCTCCTACTCCTCCATCAGTAATCTTTACAGGAGATTCTTTAGAGGAAGTAGATATTGCATGATCAATAAATTCTCCGGCATCTTGAGCATCTGTAATCAGATTATGCATCTTGAATTTATCAATATCATCAGATGTAAATGTCTGAGGAACAGTATTACCATCTGCATAATAAGAATCATCATTAACTTCTGCTTCCCAAATAGATCTTAGGCTAAATATTAGATCATCAGAAGTTTTTACATTATTTTCTTTAATAACTTGAAGAATATTCTTTGCTTGATCTCTGCTAATAGGACTATTAAACTCAGAAAATACAGTTCCAATATTAAATTCCATTTCATTAATTCTAGCAAAATCTTTTGCAGCATTAATGATTTCTCCAAAAGCTCCAATATCAGAATAATTTTCTCTGGCAAGCTCAATAATAGACTTCATAGACTTATTAGGATCCATTTTCCATTCAGTGAGTTTATCCCACCAAGATCCATTTTTCTTAGCCCCATCCATTAGATAAGGAACTAGGCAACTAGCATTATTACTAAGAATTTTAGATTCAATAATAGCCTTACGATAACTCTGAATATCTTTATCTGTATTATTATCGAACTCTAGGAAGTAATCAGCAATATATTTCACTAGAGCATCTTCATTCATAGGACCAGTTCTAAAGTCATTGATACTTTCAATGTATGCACATTCTTCAAGTGCAATATTAAAATTAATATACTTAGGTCTACCATAAGTGCATACCATTTCACATACAGTATGTACTCTATCTTTCTCAGACTTTCCTTTTAGAGAATCTACTCTAAATCTCTTAGTAATGGTTTTGTGATTCTTAATAATACGATCAATAGATTTAAAATTTGCAGCTGCTTCGGTAAGTCTGTCTTTATTAATATCACCAATAGTAGATTCACCAATTCTAACAATACATACAGGAAGTTCAGAGGATTCTACTGTAGGGATAATATTATTAATAGTATAATTTACAGTACTCTCAAGGATATCAAATTGATTATCATCATACATAGTCTCCATTAGAGACAATGCATCTTTATAATCAATACAATCTTTTAGAAAAGATTCAACACGATACTTGTAAATATCCTTATTTTTTACATTAGAAAGATCTGGATATGCTACACAATTTTCATGAATAGACTTTCTTCTTTCCAATGAACGCCCACGCTTATACACATATCTTGCAATGTTTAGCGGTGTAGAAACCATGTTCAAAACCTCCCATTTTTAATTGTTATTAAACTGTTCAGTTTTCATGGTTTAACAACGGTAAATAGAAAAAAAATAAAAGGGAGTGAGCATAAAGCCCACTCCCCTTATTCTTTTAGACAATCATACCTTTATAGGTATGCTCAACTCCATTGATATTGACACTGACACTCTTGACTTTGCCAAGTAAGTTGCCATTATCATTCATGGCATTGCATCCAATGTCTTCATACCCGAAATATGAGTAGTTTACAATAGGAGGGTTCTTGATAAGTTCATCAAGATTGCCCTCCTTCATGTAACGATCCCTGATGGAACAAACCATATTGCTGAGTTGTTCCATAGCATGAAAGAATTCTACAAAATCAGTATAAGATGCAATAGCATCTGTATAGCTCTGATTATTCTTATTTTTATCAAAAACAAGGTGATAGATAACATATTCAGACATTTTTATCAGCCTCCTTAACTTAGAGAATGAACAGAATACGGAACCGCTTAGTATCAGCAGGTTCTGCAATCTTCAAAATCTTCTTACTGGTGATTTCACCGGTAGTGGGATTGAAGACAAACTGGCGATGGTCACCATATTTCCAGTCATGCAGACCAGTGTCATATCCATAATGGTACCAATCAATAGCTTCCATCTGATCGGAACCAATGTACTTGCGAATGATCGACATTGCACGATCACTAGCCGCAAGGCTATAAGCAGGATCCTGCTTAGAGCACTCGAGAATTGCCAGCTGATAGCCTAAGCTATTCAACTCAGTGCAATCATCGAACCATGTGTTTTTAACTTCCATAATATTTTACCTCCTATTATTGTTTATGAAAAATATACAACTTGAAATAAAGAATCTTTATATCTCTTTACTTCATTATTATAATATCTATTTACAAATAATAATTTATAAAAATAAACCCATAAGGACTTTCATCCTTATGGGTCAATTAGGAGATAAAAATGGGAAATGAAATCTGGTTGTAATATAAAATTTGGAGGCTTATATTACAGGACTAAGAAAATGGAAAAGAAAATGGTTTCTCCAAGAGTATATTGGGCTACTCTTGAATATATGTAAAGATAGAAGAGTACGAGTTCTTCTATCTTACAACTAAAGAACCTGATGAGAGTTAATTCACACTCACCAGGTAATAGAACAGTTACACCATGACTTGAAAATGAACACATCCAAACTTAAAAAGGAGATCATATATCACGTCCCAAGCAATATATGATAAACTATAAATCTCTCCCGCGCCATAAAGATCTATAGTATAAAAGAAGTTTGAATTGTTTTAGAAATCTGTAAAAGCAACCAGCTGTGATACAAACGTACCTAGGAGGATCATAATATTCCTGCTCTACTAATTAGTAGTTACTTGTAGTGTAAATTAATAATTAGAAGAATTGGGATTTATGAGTAATTATTGCTTCATTGATTCTAGACAATGGAACGCCAAAATCTTTCTCACCAGGATATAGATTTCTGTGCTCATATAGAGTAGCATTAAATGGATTAACTATATTAATCAATTCATTAATCATATCCTTACTACCCATATCATCATTGTCTGGATATACATGAAGATCAAAATAGAATATTTGAAAAGTATTAATAATATGCATTATTAATCCTTTATATCCAGATCCAGTAATTGCTGCATAAATACTGTTAGGTTCATTTAATCTTAGATTATGCTTAATGCTAAGAATATCAAATGGTCCTTCAGCAATATGAATCTGAATTCTCTTAGGACTTGTAAGATCTACATTAGAATGCAATATATACATCTTTTCTGTATTATCTTTCTTACCATGAATATTATAGTTTATATATCTTTTATCAATACCATTATAAACTATACCTTCATTACACATTCTTCTAAGATTTACAAAATTATTATCTAGACTAAGAAATCCAACAAAATATTGATTTAATTGATTCACGATATTTGGATGTCTAGTATATTGAAGATTCATAGCATTTAGACAATCAGATAAGTTTAATACTATTTTATCTTGAATACAGTCATTAATAGATAAAGATGTTCCAAGTCTATTATTGATATAATCTACTTTATTCTGTGCTAGCTGAGGATTAGATATGCAATTATAGAAATTATACCAGTCTTTCGTATATCCAATAAACTTATTAGACTTAGCAGCTTTCTTATTAATATTATCAATAGTAACTGCAATACTAGGATCATATATTCCCCAATCTAATAGAGTTCTGGAATCAAGAGCTCCAGATGTTTGACATTTAAAACAATGAAACAATATTGGATCATCGGATTCTTGCGGTACTTTAATATACATATGACCATGGTTTTGATCTCTAGAATCTGGGCAATATCTACACCTACAAACTATTTCTGTGCCACCAGATACTTCATGAGCTCCAGGAATCATTGTCTTTATATAGTCTATAAACTGTTGCCCAAAAATAAAATTTTTGTTCACTTATATTTCACTCCTTTATCTTAGAGTATTTCAATGAATTAAAAATAAAAGAGGAGAACTCACAACGAGTTCTCCTCAGTTTTTATTTACTGTTGAATCTCAATAGGAACATCATTCGTCTTGCAATTAATGGTAATCATATCTCCATACCGAAGAACAGTAATGAAGTGATTATCATTGCTAGTAGACGTAAAATTAACTGCCATAGAAGTAAGTTCCTTAATAGATCCACTAAGTTTAAGATCTACCAAACGAACCCACAGAGCTTCAGCATAATCCTGAAGGCGAACTGCTTCACCTACAAGAAGCAGATTCTTAAAGATAGAATACTTAATAGTGCAAGCAAAATTACCAGGATCATCAAAATTGCATCCAGTACAACTATTCTGATATGCCTTCATATGACGATAGACATTATCAGACACAAGACGGATCCAAAGATCATCAATCTGGGTCATAAACATGAAATAATCAGGATTTTCTTTATCTGCAGCGAGGATAAACTCCATACGTTTATCTCCGCCAAGATTAAAGCTATCACTCTGATAAGTTTTATTGCCCACAATAGCCATAATATTTATCTCCTTTTTATTAGCAAAGTAAAACAAACATTTCTACTTCTTCAATGATTACATTAACAGCAACAGTATTTAACGGCTTTCCATCAATGTTAGGATCAATATCCACAATAGAAAAGTCAGAAGAGATAATAGTTGCTACAATACTAAGGATTTCATTAACAACTTTATCACTCTTATACTTTTCAAGAATCAAAGGATAAGAAGGAGAAGATTCTACAATTGCTTTTTCTTTTTTGTTTACATTCTTTCTCTGCACCAATTTATCAATCTTACCAGCAATGATATATGGCAATACAACCATATTCTTAGAAATAAGAAGTTTCTTAGCAGCAATTACTAGCTTTACAAAATCTACACGATTGATAGAATAGATAGACTGAGTATCACCAAACCAATGAGAGAATAGATTAAATATCAATTGCTTTTGGAAAGAATTAATTGTATAATTTCCATTTTCATCAATCATAATTCTCTGAGTATAGTGCTCAATTTCTACAGGATCAAAAGGACCAAACATGTCTTCGATTTTTCTCATACATGTTTCACCATTAATCTTATTCTGAAGATAAAGTCCTTCATTAGATCTGATAAGATTAGATTCGAACTTATCAAAATCGGAGATAGAATCATTATCTCTCTTAGAAGAGCTAATAGGAACATAAGAGAACTCAAAAGAAATATCGGTAATCTTATAGCTAGTATTTCTACGAATAGATGCATAGTTGAAAGATATGATATTCTTATCAAATGTGTACTTGGGCATAATATTAAGAATAATATTATGAACAGAATCTGTGCTATGAGTAGTAGTATCAATAGAACGAATATCTTGTTTAACCCAAATACCTTGATTGTTCTTCTGGTTTGCGACTACGTTTGTAAATGCAGTATCATAGAGCTTAGCATAAATATTAATACTAGGATCCATATGAAGAATACGATCATAGAATGCAAGCAGAAAATCATCAATGACATCTACCTTATGCATATAAGCATAATTAGTAAGAAGAGGAATACAAAGATCGATTAAGATAGACATCTTATGAAGAAGCTTTGCATGTTCATTAGTATACTGCAAAGTAGGATTCTTGATATTAGAATAATTAAGTTCCTGATAATAATTATCCTGAACCATCTTTTCTACTTTATTTGCAATATTGCTTCTTACAATATAACGCTCCATATCATAGAAAAGATGCTCAATAGAATATGCAGATGCATCATATCTATCAATACACAATTTCATTTTAAGGAGCACAGACATATATTCCCAATCAGGATCATAATAATTGCAAAAGTAATTTACATACTTAAACAAATGATTTCTCATATCAGCAGAATTATAGCATTTCTTAGTAGAAAGCATAAAATAATTAAGCTTATCATTAGGATCAATGTTCAAGTTAAAAATTACACTAAGAGGAGCGATAAAGAAACCAGGTTTACAATTGATAATAACCTCTTCAGGGCAAGAAGGCTGCCAAAGATCAACAGGAACAAACTGAGTCCTATTATCCCTCCGAGGCTTAGTGTATTCATCCATAAAATATATTGCGTTGATTTTTCCTTCCATTGTTGCGCCCATTTTTAATTCTCCCTTGAAAACTATATTTGAACAGAAGTCTTATGTATCTATTCAAATTTATAATATCTTTTCGTTCCATTATTTAGAAGGTTTCTTAATAGACTCAACAAACTTAAGAGGCCCATTTTTAATCTTGTTGAATCCTTTATTATAATCAGTCTTCTTAAAATGACCGAAATTTTTATTGTTTGGACTAGAAAAAGCTCTTACAATAGGATTAGTTACTCTGGTTTTATTTTGAGATTGTCTAATGTGTTCTCTCTTGTGTTCTTCTTTTGCAATAGCATTACCTTTTTCTTGACGCTCTCTAATTTTATCTTCAGCATGTTCTACAGATTTCCATACGTCCTTAGAATAAGGTTGTGCCTTGATATCATATTGAGATTTCTGAAAAATATTAAATTGCTTAATTGCAAAATACATAAATACTAAAGATTTTACATATCCAATTTCATCTCTAGGGTTCTTTTCTACAGCCTTCTTTTCAATAGCTGCTTTTACCATTTTAGATTCTAGATCTTTAATAAACATTTTATTCTTGACAAATGCATGAGTAAATGTATATACGAAACTAGGATCATTAGAGTAAAATTGAACTTCATATGTATTAAGGTTAGCAGGCAAAGTTCCAGCTGTTTTATGCTTATCGATGTAGAATCGAGCTATTGTATCGTAATAAAATTTTGGTACAACTTCAGAAGGAATCTTTAGATGAACATAAAAATCATCAGCACCTTTATAAATGCTATAATTAATTTGTCCATTTTCTCTAACTAGAATATTATTCCATTTTTGACGATACATATCCATGAGTACTTGTCTATTCGTAACAACAGATCCACCCATAGGATTCTTTATGTATTGGTCATATGTCACATTATCACCTCCACATAATAACACTCATGGGGAAAGAGTTTTATCTCTTCCCCCATGATTTAATTATCAATAATGCATTGCCAGAGAAGGAGTCTGAAGAATTGCCTGATTTGCAGTAAACATGATAGTGATAATCTTGGCAATAGTGTCAAGAATCATAGGTTCAGACTCAATAGAAGTAAGAACCTTATTATCATATTTATTAGTATTCATATTGTAAGGAATACCATTTTCACACATATTTACAAGGATGCTAATAACAGTACTGCTATCATACTTAGTCTGGTATAAGTGCTTAATAGTTTCATTATAAGCATCATACAGAATATTGATAATTGCATCTGCACACTCTTTAGTTTCGATATCAGAATTGTTATAGGAACTATCGATAACAGCATCGTTAAGAGCATTATAGCCCATAGCATTGGCACCAAATCCAACACCATTTTTAGCAGCAGATCTGCAGTTCAGAACCGCATCTTCAACAAGGTCACGGAGAGAATCTCTATCAGAGATGGAAATACCACCGACAAAGATTTCAATCATATTACAGCGAATAGCATTAAGCTGTCTCTTAAGAGAGCCAAGAGTACCAGCATTACCACCCTGAGAAGCTGCACTATTATACTGAGCCTGAATAAAATTCACGATGCTATTATAAGTATCACTCAGAATAGGCTTTTCATTTTCATCAAGTATAATATTGCCATCAGAATCCTTCTTGTACATAAGAGCAGGATCAATGACTCTAGTACGAGATTCATCTGCTTCTACTTCAGTTGCACTTCCAAAGAAATTATCACATACATTATCCAGAGTAGGAGCAAGTCCATTCTCCTGATCCTGCTTATGAATCTTTTCATCGATATATTTCTTAATAGGAGTACAACCACAGAGCTGAGAAATATAATCAATATAATTCTCATTGAGGCCAATATAATTAGTAACGATCAAAAGCTGAGGCTTCTGAGAATATGCAGACTCAGGGAATTGAAGAAGCATCTGAGTGATTCTACGCATATAAGCCTGAGCATCACGACTAATCTGAGGAACAAAAATAACAGTAGGAATAACCTGCATTCTACGAGAATACTTATCAACCACATTTGTCTCAATAATCTTCTGGAACATAGCAAGCTGTTCAGGAGTATCAATAGCTTCTGCAAAATGATAAATGCGAATAGGAGAATCCTTAAGAGAATGAATGATACAAGAATGTCTATCCAGATTATTAATCATTGCAGGATCTGAGTAACCAGACTCAATAGTTACACCATCATAGCTCTTGATATAAGTATTTTCATTAGTAGATGCAGAAACATCAATGAAAACATTCATTCCATACTGAGCATAGATGTCTTTAAGAGTATCTGCAATATATTCATTACCATTGGTAGAAATATATGCAATATTGTAGATATCTTCTAGAGTGCACTCATGACCCTTTTTGCGAATCTTCTCAGACAGCTTTGCTACAACATCCTTAAAGACTCTAATAGTCTCATAAGGATTAGAAGGAAGCTTACCTTCTTCATCAGCAGTACAAAGGCCATCGAAAATATTATGAGCCATCACGACAACAGAAGAAGTACCATCTCCAACTACCTTTTCAATATGTCGAGTAGCATTTTCAATTTCAGACTTAATAGCCATTTCAATAGGCTCTTGATACTTTACACTCTTAATGATCTTATTACCATCCTTAGTATACTCTGCAACAATATCTGCTTCAGAGCTACCCTTGATAACAAGAGAGTTAGAACCTGCAGGGCCCATAGAAGGAATAATAGCTTCTGCAAGATCAGAAAGAACCTTCTTCTGAACTTCACGAAGTCTTTCACCCTTAACAACATTATTCACACTATCAAATGTAACACGGTTAAGATTACTCGGTGCCATCATTGTTTTCTCCTTTTAATTTAAAATCTTCTCCAAAGAAAATAAATTGATTTTGGGTAACAAATTTAGATTTATCCTGTTCAAGGAAATCTAAATTATATTGCATAGGAGTTATGTAAATCTTTTTATGAAGAATCTTTTCTCTGTTCTTGTTAAAAAATAAATAATCATTTATGTAAAATACTTCTCTTTTCATAATTAAAGATTTATCGGAATCTTTATTAAGGAAATTAGCAATACTAAAATGCTTATCTAATTCTTTTTCTTCTAGATCATCTCTAATTGCAATAGCTGTATTAATACCAAGATTAATACCATTTGCAGTAGCCATATTTACAAATTTGTAAATATTGCTAAAAATAATAGAGTGGTCGAGAATTTCTTGCTTATAAGAATCAAAGAAAGATTTATATAGAGAATCAATTTCTCCAATAAATTCTTCATTAACAAATTCTGACAAAGGATTTGGATTCTTACGAGAATATAGGAGTGACAGAATCTCTCTATCACTCCTATTTATATCCTCTAACTTAAAAACCCTATTATCTTGATAACTATCCTGAATGAATTTAATCAATCCAATGTCAGTATTGACAATCATATTGAAATCTATTACAGAATTTACAACATGTCCGTTTAGATTGTTATTTCCTTCAGGCATAATTAATTACTCCAGTGCATCCTCGAGATCGTCGATGCTTTCATAACGGTTAGTACGAGCATTATTCTGAGAATTATGAGAAGGTTCAGAATATTCACTGTTGGCGTTATCAAAGAAATGATTATTGCCACTGCCATTATTGTTACCACCGTTACCAGCACCGACTTTATTAGCAATACTACGAATCAGACCAGTGAATCTGTTATTTTCGTAGAAGTTAATATCATGCACGCTAGCAGCAATTGCACCAGAAGCTGCTCTTGCATAATCATTCAGAAGATCCATAAACTCCTGAAGTTCAACATTCTCAAGAGCTTCCTTCTGGAACTTAATATTTGCAAGATCCTTAACATCGAACAAGAAATTGCTATTGGTATTGAAATTGAAAGTCTGATTCAATTCATACTTACCATCTGCATTTACCTTGCCGATAAAGAGGAACGGATCACCCTTAGAACGACCAATTGCAATAAAGCCCTTAATATTGCCAGTGCCAGTGTCAACACCATATACTTTATCTTCTCTAGAAGAAATGATACGTGCAACGCCTTCTGCAAGAATGCGAGCCTTAGTTGGAGACATATAAATCGATGCAAGTTCATTAGGACGACTGTTACTATTATTATCAGAAGGCTCAGTGATAATAATCTTCAAAGTTCCCTTCCAATAATTGAAAGACAGCATAGTGTGGTTTTCATAGTTCTTGATGCGCAGGCGAGAATAATAAGTGGGATTGTTGGGACCATTGTTTCCATTATTCTGAGAATTGTAATTTCCACCGAGTGCCATAATATTATCTCCTTTTTAGATGAAAAATATAAACCCAATCAGGTTCATTATTATAATATATCATCATAACATTTATTGATCGGATTTATTATTAGTAATAATAAGTTTCAGTATATATAAATTTTAATAGGTAGGATCTGTTAGTTTATCTTTATCATCTCTAAGTACTAGAGTCATATTAAATAGAGATTGAACAGCTTCCTTTTCAGATACACGAATATTTGTACATGCCATGTTAATGAAATTAGCTTTAGAATTACTAAAGTTAGAAAGTTCATCATTCGTTTCTTTAAAGAAAGATCCTTTGACTTGTCCCATATCACCATCATAGTCAGCGCCCATACCATTTAGATACAAATTAGAAATCTGCATTGTATCAATAAACTTCTGAGCAGAAGGTTGATTAATATCGGACAATCTAATCTTCGGATAGAATTTATACAATTCTCCATTTAGGATAATTTCTTCAGTTTCCTTAGTAGTAGCAATTTCAATGCCAGTATAAATTGTATTAAAGTAAGAGTCATAAGGATAACGAGTAAAAGAAATCTGTTTTCCTTCAGTTGCTCTTTTTGCAGAAATATAAATTACATCAACCCAAGTAAGAGGTCTCTGCAAAGTAGGTTCGGGACTCATTGCAGCATTAGTTGCACTATTCCATCTAGCACCTTTGAATTGCATATAATATTCTCCAACACTAGGATCTTTTAGAGGCAATTCAATAGGAATAAATCTGTTATTATGAGAATATACAAATTTCTTTAGATGATCTTTAAGCATATCATCGTTAAAATATGCCATAGGATCTTCAGCAAGTTCTAGATGAATAGGATTTCCTTGAGCATTAATTCCCTCATAAGAAGTAACATTTTGAAATTCGTTTTCAAAGAATTTTCTTAGATGGAACATCATGAAAGGATAAAAGTCTGCAGCAGCTGCTGCTAGAGGAATAGCAGATTTATCTAGATTTACCATTAGATCATTTACACTATTGGTATTCAGATTAGGTGCAGATAGAACTAGACGAGAAGAATAGTCAGAGGTATATCCCATATTAGATCTAATAAGACCAAACTTTCCTCCTAGTCCAGATCCTTTATCTTTAATATCGCTATTAGAGTTTCCACAGAACCAGTCATAAATAGCTTTTAGTGTATTCTGAATTCTATAGCAAGTAGTATCTGCCATAGAAAGTCCATAGTCAGCATTTTCTTTTAATGCTCTAGATGCTGTAATAAGATTAACATAGAAAGTATTAATCTGACCAACACCTGTATGCTTACCAGTAGTATTTACGTCACGATAGTAAGGAGGAATGACAATATATTTATTAATAAACATTCTTCCTTTTTCAAAGTTATGCATAATATATCTAATACGCATATCTCTAGTACGTGACTTTGTAGACTTAAATTTAATTTTCTTAAAATTAGCTTTAAGCCATTTAATACCGGTTTCTCCAGTAGGATCTTCTACTAGATCTCCATCAGGAGAAATAATAAAATGGTTAATACCATTTACAATTCCCTTAAATTTAGAATCTAGTTTAGTAAGAGTTTTCCAGCAAGAAGGATCAATAAACCATTCTCCTAGATCAATATATGCATAAATACCAGATCTTTCTTTCTGTGTAAATCCAAAGATTTCATTAGAAAGTAGGCCATCAGATGTAGGAGCACCAGAAGGAGAAAAGAAAGTAGGATTAGTAATTTCTTGAAGTTCATTTTGCTTAATATATAGAGGAATATCCATGATCTCAAGTTGAAGAACAGCATTTTCTGCTCTTTGTTGATAAGATACTTCATCAAGAGCTAGCCATTCAGGACTATTATCTATACTTTCAAAGAATCTATTAAGAGGATCATATGAAGTATCAATATATCCATATTCTCCAATAAGATTTATATTATCATTCATATATAATCTCTCCTTTATAAATATTCAGAATATCTACGTTTCATCTTATTGCAGTAATACATATCTTCAGAATGTATATCTGAATATGCATAATACATGAGATGATAATATTGTTCAGATAGTAATTCGAATATAGCTTCTTCATGATATTCTTCTATAGGAATACAAATATCATGTATACTCATAGCAATATCTCGAAGAGCAGATATAACAAAAAAATTATTACTTAGATGATTTTGCTCTTTGAGTTTATCATATTGATGATTTATATCATCAACTAGATTCTTTAATAAAGTTTCTGAACGATTTAATTCATCATTATCTTTTTTGTATCTGAATTGAAATATCTCATATATCATTGAGCATATTCCTTCATCAATAATATTAATTCCAAATACAGGAGCTTGTTTATAAGAATTAAATCCTATAGATCCATGAGTATATGGATTATCATGTACAATAGAATGAAGATATGATACACAATCATCAATAGAATTAAACCAATGATCTGATTTAATTCTATGACTAAATTCTGTATCTCTATTTGAACTATATTCAAATCTTCTAGATAGAAGATGTTTTATTGTTATATCATCCATTTTAGTTATCTCCTTATCTATTTAATCATTTATTATAGGGTTGAACTTACCAAAATATATAGGATAGAGTTATATACTCTATCCTATTTTTTAATAGTATAGCATATGATTTAATTCCTTTATCCAAGTATCGAAATATCTGCAATGATATGCATTAGAATATAGGTAATATAGCATTCTAAAATAATGTTTTTCTATAATTTTATACCATGCTGATTTATTGAAATTATTATTTTCATTTTTTCTTGTCATTTTTAATAATGCTTTTATGACTTTATTAAAGTATTTAGTGAATCTAGTATGTGTATTATATTTACTAAAATCAATTAAGGAAATCATGTAGTAAATTACAGTAAGTTCAGCTACATTATTTTGTTTAATTGCCATAATAATAGTATTCATAATATAACAAATTCCAAAATCAATATTGTTAATATTGATAAGATCTTTATTTTTAGATTTATTTTCATTATATTTAATATCACTAAAGTATTCAATAGCTTTCTTTATATCTAATAGAGCATATTTAATGTCTTCATATTCACAATTAGAAGATTCAACTCTTAATGGAAAATTTAATGGTCTAGATTGTATATCATATAATCTATTTTTCATAATTCACTCCTCCTTGATTATTATAAGGTTTTCATGAAAGTGAAAACCTTATAAATTCCCCCGTAGTTATTTTATAATTGTATATTCAAGAATCCAAATGTTGTTTCTTTAAAACTAGTATACTTGATATAAAGTATCTTTAAGAATAGTGAATATAATTAAGATTATTTTAGATTAATTTAAACAATTTTTAAAATTAATACAATTTTAAAATATCTATCTGAAAAAAAGTTTACTTGGCCAAAAATAGGGGTAAAATGATAAAAAAGAGGTAGGGAATCATTTCCCTACCTCTAAATATATGATTTTAGACTTTTGTTAGATATTTCTTATCTACATATCCAGTCAATGCACCATCTTTATTAGTAGAAATACCTACTTTATTACCATTAATAGATCTTACATATAGTTTAGTACTATATACCCAAGATGCAAAAGACTTAGAAGTTCCATAAATAGGAGCATTCTTAGCAACTTTTACTTGGCATCCAATAGTAATAGTAGAATCAGCAGGAAGGATTTTTGCCCACTTAGCATCATATGCTATCCAATTATTAGTACCAATTTTATATCTTTCGTATCCACCAAAGTTTTCATGAGTACTATAATTATAGTAGCCTTCCTTTGCATATCCAAGTACATTTCCAGAATCATCACGAACTCTTAGATTCTTTGTAAGAACTTGGATCTGATTTACTTTAGTATTTCTAGCTATAGCAGCTACGATAGTTGTTTTATTTGTAGATTCTGTAATAGCTTCCTTTACTGCTGGATTATAGATAAATCCTCTGAAATGATATTTACCTGCAGTACCCCAGTTACCATCTGTACCCTTAGTTCTAATTCTGTTTCTAAAAGCAAAAGAATTATAACCAGATTCAGAAGTTTTAACCTGAGTAGAAGATATTACTTGTTCTACTACAGCAACATGTCCTGCACCATCTGCTTTACCGAGTGTAGCACCTTTTTGCCAAACCATAATAGCACCAGGCTTAGGAGTTAGTCCAGTAGATAGGCCATACTGCTTAGCAATCTCGATAAAGTTTTCTGCATTGACACAGAAATTAGGATATTTAATTCCATTATATCCAGTAAGTAGATTATAGATATGATTGAATCTTGCACAAGCCCATCCAACACAATTACAAAGTACATTGCAAGTAGAATCAGTAGGCTTACCAGAAATACATCTAGATTTACCGCCTTTAGATGCATTATTATATAGATAAATATACTTATCAGATTTACTAGGTTTGCTAGTTAGAATAGGAAAAGGATTAGCCATTGGTTATCACCTCGTGAAAAATAATTTATCCCAGAGCTTCTTCATCATAATCTGGAACATTAGATTCATCCTGCACATCAATGGCTTCATCATTGGAAGAAGTATTATCTACAATAGGCTCTTGTGTAGGTTGTTCATCAATATAATCTGGAATATCTTTAAATTCACTGCTAGGAGCATCTTTACTCTTTACTTTAATTCCATAAAGTAAAGCTAATTCGATTGTCCAAGCAGCAAACCAAGCAGTAGTCAGTTCTGCAGGAACTGTATGATCAAAGAAAGATAGAATCAATACAGTGACAGTATACCAAATTATATTGAATATAGCAAGCATTGTAAATTTAGTTCTTCTTCTTAAAGGCTTCTTATTGCTTTTCTTAGAATGTTTACTCATTGGAATCACTCTTAATTGTAGTAGTAGTGATAGTATTATTAGAAGTAGTATTTGCAGCAATACGGCTAGAATCAACTAGACCCTCACCGATAATATATGCAATAAGAGTAGCTCCAGCCATGATGATAGAAGTAGCTTCTGCAATTTGGTTATCAGAGAAACCAAATGCAATCAAAAGGGGAGTAACAAAGCCAACAACTGCAGCCCAGAACTTACGAGAGGTTAGCTTCTGCTTCCAATCAATCTTAGTATTCATAGTATTATTCTCCTTTACAGAAAATTGGTTTAATCAGAAGAATATCTGATTTTTATTAGAATGTAGAAATAAAACAATCAAAAAAAAATAAAAGGAGTGGGCAAATGGAACCCACTCCTTTTATACTAAAGATTACTTCATAATGTTTTTAGATGCTTTGGAACTGTATTTGCCGAAATGACGATCCATGATTGCATCAGCAATACTACATCTATCATTAGGGTCCATAGAATTTCCAGGATTGGAATCAGGGCAATTCTGAAGAGTAACCTTTACATTCGGATCGACTGTTGTATTAATAGTATTAATCCGACTGCAGGTTGGATCAGAACTAAGGTCTCTTACTCCAGAACCATAATAAAGAGCAGGAGCAGGCTGAACAGGAAATTCATTTGCGGTAGCAATGATTTCCCCACTACCGTTGATAGAAACTTTAACAGAACCTTCTTTGAAACCGTAGATTCTGCCAAGCATCTTTTCAATGTCTGTAGTGCTTAATTTGATATTAATTTCCATAATTAAACCTCCTTGACTTTATCTGCATATGCCTTAATAATAACATCATACATTGTGGAAGAAATCTTCTTTACAGAGATAGAGGTGAAATCATCACAGGTAATAATTTCACACAGAGACTGGTCTTTTTCCATCTCAGAGATGCTTTCCTCAACAACATGGTTAAGGATAAACATAACTCCGTTATACGCGCTATTTTTCAAATCGAAGTACGTAAAGCCTTCGATTTTGGCATCCTCATAGTTGTCGTGATCGAAAAGAGCAACTTCGAACTGAGGCTCAATAACGCAATTCTGAAGAGACTTGAAAGTCTCTTCAAGTTTGTTCTTACCAGGATTAGTGGTGAAAAACATCTCCCAATTGCTCTTTTTAAAGTCAAAGTTAAAGCGGTAATCATGCTCATCAGCATTGATTGCGATCATATTGATTAGTGAAAATGTCAACCCATTAAAGGTTGGTACCTTACCAGTATGATAGTCAACGTCAAAGCCTTCTGATAAGGCTCCAACACCAAAGATCACATCCTGAAGATCATAGTAGCGAGTAGTCTTGTCGATACAGGTAGAAGGCATCATGAATTTCAATTCCATATTTGTTTTCCTTTCTGTTTTTAAATATTATTACTTTCTATCAATCTCAGAAGAGATTGTAAAAACTCCGTAATTATAGCGATTATCGATTTCGAGTTTAAAAGAAATCTTTTCTTTACTATCAATAATCTCATAAATTGTTGTAACAAGGTATTCAGCAGTTACACGCTGTTGAATACCATTCTTTAATCCTGCTCCAATATTATAAAGAATACTATAGAGCAGGAAATTAATGCATCTACTCATAGTAGATTTTGCATAAAGATATAATTTGTCTGCAATATATGGATTAAATCCTTTTACCTTGTTCATGAAAAATCCATACATCCTTGTGATTTTATCAATCGGATTTTCTTCACCTCCTCTTGTTGTATTAATGAGATCGTAAAGATCAAGATAATCTTTAAAGAGTCTCCTGATCTTAATAATATTACCAGTATCTGTAATATCAGGAATCTCAATTTTTAGTGTAGCAAGTCTTTTTGTATGATGACAATCAGTATCTACATTATAGCAGATATTGTGATATTTAGAAGTACTACTACGATATGCATAGTTACTGCAAATCATAATAACACCATGACACAAATCAGCCAGGCTTGGATCTTTAAGATCAATGGCAGTATATCCTTCATCCTTTTTATCAGGTGTGAAGCTCATAATGTCATAATCCTTTTTGATAACCTCTCTGAATGGAGATACGAATAATTCTGCCATAAGTCATTTACTCCTTTAATTTTATTACACCTGTAGTATCAGATCCAAGTTTTGTAACAGATAATTTGAAATTATACTTATCATCTTCATGCCGAGTAGCAGTGAATGCCATATTAGTATAATTTCCAGCTATTATATTTATTTCTATGATTGTATGATATTTGTCTAATAATGCACATACTCCTCTCATTAAAATATCTACTAATGTAATAGCAGGATAATAGTTATTCTCATATTTAGGCAAGATTTTGCAAAATTCATCATAGAGCTCATAATGATGCATTAATTTTATGAATTTAGAGCTACTATTCATCTCTATGAATTTTCTAAAGCTATAATCACTAGAAGCAGAATTAATTTCTGCAAATCCTAAAATATCTGAGTAATGTTCTTGATTGTCTCTAACGCATCTGATAATAGCATCAAATATTTGATTCAAATTATCATATGCACAATTAATATCATCCTCCTTATACTTTAATCGATAGCATTCTTGTTTTGCCTTTTCGATAAAATAGTTCATGTTATAAGTGATATATAATACTTCCGGATCATTCATCATAATCCTCCAGGATATTATTGATCGCTCTCTTTCTCATAACAGCACTGAAGAATTGAGGAGTAGTAGCAACTTGATGCATAGGCATCGCAATCTCACAGATATAGCCATCAGCAAATTTGGATACAGAAATTTTTATGCTCTCATTTACTTGATTCCTGAATTCAATAGATTTCATTCCAGATGTTTCACATCCCTGCTGAGCTGTTTTTACACAACACTTGAGAAATGCAAACATATAAGTCCAATGAGGGTCCTTAAGGTTCTGGATATCGAAGCTATATCTATCATCCCAGTATCCAGGTAAAATATTACCAATTACATCAGGATTAGAAACGATAATCTCGAGCCCATCGAGCATTTTACTGGAGATAAAATTATCCGCATTAATATCTCCAGTAAGAAGAAGCTTAATAGAATTATAAGGATTACTTCCAGGAATAGCATGGTCTACTTTAGGAAGTATTTTGTGATAAATACCCAGCTCTTCTTCTTTATTGTACAAAATCATAGGCTCGATCAGAACCCTGATTAGATTATATACAAATGGATCCTTTGGGCCAAACTCAGGAACTTCCTTATCATAGATCTTTTCATCAAAGATCTTTCTAAATGCCTCGATATCGTATATCTCAGCAATGGGCTTTATAGCAGCAATATGATCAGTATTATTTTCTCCTGCCGGAATAATAGAAGCTTTAATCTTAAAACTCATCAGGATCTTCTCCTCTCAAAAATGCTTTAACTTTGGAAATGATAGTATCTCTTAGAAGTTCATCAGATACACCATAATTCTTTTCAAAGAATCCAGGATATCTGCCAATTCTATCTACATTGTTCATATATTCATTGAGATTGATACTAATTGATTCACTATCATCTGTAATGATAGTATCATCGGATCTTTCGAAATCATAAAGATGACAGCTACCAATAAATTTATCACCATTGATAATAATATCGCAATTTACAGTAGTATCGTCTTCAGACTTGGTCAGAAATTTATTGATAGTAAAATTGCTAAACTCCCAATTGGTATTTAGATCGATAAATTCGGTATAATACTGATCACCGATCTCAAATTCATCAGTAGTGAGTACACGATCATTTTTCTTGATTGCTTGAGGACCGCCTACATCGAATTTAGAATATTCAAGGATGCACTCATCAAACTTTTTTCTTGCTTCACTTTCAGAAACAAATTTCGGAGTAGATAACTCCTTGATGATATGACCAAGTGCATAATAAATGCGATCATGCACAGTATATTTCGAAAGACTGTGCTCAGGATTTGCTGCTGTAGTGGACCAATGCTCAAGTTCAATAAGATGGCCATTGATCATTCTAGTATCGAGCACTTCAACTTTGATTTCCATTTTTATACCTCCTTATGCACCAATTGTAAGAGTAACAATATTCTTGTCAGTATATTTCTTTTCTGCAATAATATAGATCGATTCAGGATCCTTATTATTTTCAAAAGAGATATATCTGAGGCCCTTATTCTGCATAAATACATGACGCATATCAAGCAGAACACATTTTACAAGGTATTTAATCACCTCATACTGACCAGCAGCAGGATTAAATACATCATAATCTGGCTGATCACCAAAGTTGATACCAAAATTCATCTTCAGCATATATTCTTCAGACTTAGTGGTATCGGCCATATACTTTTTAAACTCATCAGAGCTGATATTTGCACAGCTGTTAATGAATTCATTCACCTTGTTGATATCCTTGACATCAGTAATATCAACATTGAAAAATACAGTCTTATAGCCACAACCATCCATTCTATAAGACTGATGACCAAACTCGAGATAGCGATGATAATCATCATCCTTCTCAGTTAGAGAATGAGTTTTGCGATATTCTGCAAGTTCACGTGCTGCTTTAAGAGTAGCAGTGCGAAGCAGAGTAGCAAGCAACGCACTCGGGGCAGGATTGTTACCACCAAAGGCCAAGGTTTTACCAAGGTCATTATTGGTAATAAATCTCTTAGTAGCAACAGAGCTATCATAAGAGATAATGGTAGTATCAGAAGCATTTAGTACATTCATCATAATTTTATTCCTCCTCTTTCTTTTCATCCAACAGAAGAATGCCATCTTCCCACATCTGTCCATAGTTGATTTTAATATCTGGATAGAAATCTTCCATGAACTTAGTCAGGATCTTAGCGTTATGCTCAAGATCTTTATGTTTCTTTACAAGCTTGTTTAAATTCTCGTAGATTTGGACTTTGCAGTTTGCTAGAAAGCAAGTGCAATTTTCATGAAATCTGTTCTTACACATAAAGAAAATGATTCCAGATTTTACTTCACCAAATCTGAAATAATCTTTTTCGTCTATTCCTTTTTGTCCACAAAAGAAATAGTCGAGCGTATGCTGAAACTCGATATACCGTTGCTTTTCTGTCTTTGCCATTTTGCATTTTCCTTTCTTTTTTGACTATTGAGAGCAATATATCATTCATACTCTCAATTATATAATATCTATTTAAAAAAATAAATATTATTGAAATATTGGGCTTACATTAAAAAATAAATCCCGTAGAGATTAACTCTCTACGGGATTTTTTAGTTATGCTTTTTGCTCTACTTTGCTGATAATATTGGTATTAGCTATTTTCCTTACTGAGGAAGTATTTGGTAAAGACATCAAGTGCCTTACGATGAATGAACCGGAATACAGTATCAGTAGGAATACCCTGCTCATTCATAAAATCAAGAGTACTCTTACCATCATCCATATCATGATCTTTCCCAGCATAAATGGAATTATCATCTCCAATAGAGCAACCACATTCTGCATCATATCCAATATAAAATTTACCATTACCGGTAATATGTTTATTACTATCATTATTATCCATGATATTGGAAATGATAGTACCAGACAATTTATTGGTATCAATATAAACGCATGCTGTGTATCCATGTCCACAGATAAAGAAATTAATTTCTACATATGCAGGACAATTGCTGGTAGGTTCATCAAACCTGATATTGTTAGTATCGTTTACTCCAATTACTTCTTTTGCGATTTCATCAAAGTACATTCTAGATACTTCAGTACCAAAGCCAGCTTTGGACTTAATATTGGTAGTAGGATCAGGAGTCTTTTGATACACATCATAGAAAGCCTGATATTCAGGAAGAGCATCTTCATACTTTTTATAAGCACGAGAAGTGTAAAGCGGAGTATACACAGGGCTATAAGATAAGAGTCCATTAGCACCGAGAACCGCTACATGATCATACACTGCATCCTGGAAAATATATCTAGGATGATTGCTGGTAGTATAGTAATCCAGTTCAAAAATGGTCAGATAGTGGCCATTGGTAAAGATGGAATTGATGATACTAGTGTGAGTAAAGTTCATAATTATTCTCCTTCTTTAACTTTGTTATTATGAGTAGTCATGATAGTAGGAATTGCTTGTGTAATTGCATAAAGGCAAAGATACACAGGATCCACATTATACTTCTTAATGAATTCATCATCTGCATTGTATTTTCTATTATAAGAAGCATAAGTATGATAATCTTTAGGCAAGATATCATTGATAAGATATCTACCATTTGCCTTTTTAGATTTGACACGATCAATGTCACAATCAAAAGAATGCTTTACAACAAGATTTCCATTTGCATCTACAATATCAATGATAACATAATTAGGAACAATGCAAACATCATTCGATCCAGCGAAATTAAAACTGATATTCGCAGTATATTCCTCGTTATCGAATGCTGTAATAACACTACTCAGAAGCATCATAACGCTGGGCTCGATCATATAGAAGTCTACCTTGAATTCATCACAAGTAAACATTTCTTTTACAGAAATAAGATCAAAGTCATTTCCTTTAGAGCTGAAACTCGGAGCAGCATCTCTAAAGGTAATGAGATTGATATTTGCATACTGAGATATAATATCTTCATATTTCTTTTCTGCATCTTCAATATTGTTGAAAAATCCATAGGTACTGCAATTGAAGATTTCATATCTAGGGGTAGAAGAGGGAATTTCATGATATTGTAAGATATCATCCAAGACAAGATATCTGCAAATATCTTTGTCAGTATTATTTACCCACTCCTGAAGGGTAATCTTATGACCTCTAACTAGTTTACGTTTCAGATCATGAATTTTAGCATCTGTAACCATAGCGTACATCCTTTCTGTTTGTAAAAGATATATGGTAAAGATATCTTCCTTACCATTATTATAATATCTGCCTGAATATAAAAATAAAAATAAAAAATAATACCAGTAGAGTCCTCCAACTCTACTGGTATTATAAATCAAATTAGGTGCGGATGTTTCCATCAGCACCGATCAGTGACATCATAAACTCCGCAAGGAATCGATCAATGACACCATCATTGAATAACCCCTTGATATATTCCTTTGCAGTTGGAACAGTTAAATTCTTTTTATGTGCGTCGTTAGTGCTATAGCATGCTTTGATCAGTATCGAGATCGGAAGAGTCTCGATCATAGCATCATAGATTTTGCTGGAAATTACATAGTAGATAGCATTATCTACATCCTCATTGCCAGCACCACAAATTTTGCTAGCTTCGATATTAGCCATCCCAAGAGCATCGATCTTCTTACCATCACAGGTATAGTAATCGATGTCATAGCTGTTGATTCCAGGAACAGCCGTAAAATGAAACAGCAGTTCATCATTGGTAATATCAAATACATTACCACTGATAGCAAAATTATTGCCATTAATGATAATATCAATATTGTCAACATAGATAGCTTCATAGTACATGTAGCTATCCAATACAGATGTCTGGAAATTATATGTGGTGCAATCATCACGGCTCCAGCCAGTGATGCTTTCGACCTGACCATGATAATCGATCGTAATATTACGATCAACATCATTGAATTTGATGTCAGAGAAACTTACAGCACCAGATTCAGAGAAGCAGAAGTTGTACTCAGTAACTTCTCCTGCCTTGCTCATCGTAAGATTGACCCATTCAGGACCAAGATTATCACCGAGCCAGTTGGTCAACTCGCCAACAATGATCTTAGTATCATCGTCACGTACAAATTCCTTCGTAACATGAATATTGATGCCAAAGGCATTGTCGATAGTTTTGATACGTCCCATAATAATTTTACCTCCTATATTATGGATGAATGAATAAAAACGACTCGAAGATAAAATACATTCTTTATCTTCATTATTATAATATCTAATTAATAATATAAAATTATAAAAAAAAATAAAAGGAGTGGGCAAATGAAACCCACTCCTTTTATATAATTTATTATTAGCCTTCTTTCTTTTTATCAACATAATCTTTAGGCTTAAACTCTTTATCCTTATTACGGATATAGTGCTCAACCCAGATTACTTTGCCAGATTTATAATGACGGAAATGACCCTTAACAGTAACAGCATACTGACAAGGTGTATATTTCCGTTTCTCTTTAGCTTCTGTTTCAGTAACAGGAATTACTTTCTTAGTAATTCCATATACTTTATGGGAGCAGATACTAGTCTCAAACCGAGGCTTATCATTTGCTTTGGGAGTATAGTTACTAGAACTTTCAATAGATCCAGTAACTACATCATTTTTGGAAACGAGTTCTACATGATAAGCCATATATTTCAGTACATCGATACAAAGATTAATAATGTCATTATCACCAGCCTCATCAATAACTTCTGAAACATTTGCTCTTACTGTATCGACAAAATTGTCATCAGATATTCTTTCAAAAGTGCCTGATTTAAAATTATAAATGCAATTTGAAATGATCTCTCCTTTTCCATCAATATTTAAAGCATATGCTTTAATAGAAATTGTGGATTTAGAAATTACATTAAATGCAATTGCTAATTTCATTGTTATATTTCTGGAAATTATAGCTCTATCATCATACCTAGATGTGAGGTTTTCAAATCCAGAGGTAATAACACCATGCTGAAGAGGAAATACAGGAATAAGAATACTATTAGGATCATATAGATTATAGTTATTTCCAATAGAGATTCTATCCCACTTAGAGTATCTAGCACCAATATAGTCATTAATAAAATATCTTTTATTTAATCTATATTCTATTACTCTATGTGGAGTTTTATTTCCTTTCTTACTAGTATTTTTAGCATATACGATTTTTTGATCATAATATTCTGGATGCATAGCAAGGATATGAAATTGGATAATTATACCGGCCAGTGTCCATCTAATATAATCATCAGTATAATTCTCAGTTAACACCACAGTTTTCTTATTAAGCATATAGCTAATATCTTGAGCATATACATCTTTGATAGAATACGTATCTTTATCTACTGAAGAAGTAATTTTATAATTGCGACCAGGATCAGTTCCTCCAATCATAATTGATACATTGTCATGATCAATATGCGTAACAATGATAAAAGATCCATGACCAGTGATTATAGCAGTATTTCCAATAAATTGCTGTATTATCGATTGATCACGTAAATATATGCTTACATCATTATCATCATTAGTATTCATTATTCTACTTAATAATATATCCCGTTGACTATTTTTTAATTCACTATCGATAAAAAGTTTGTTCATTTTGCTGATGTCCATATTCTTTGGACCTCCTTATAAAAGATTTTTAGACTTTGATAAAGAAACTATTTGTCTTTATCAATATTATAATATCTAATTAAAATAAATAAAATCCGGAAGAGTATAATCTCTTCCGGAATATTTTTAATTATGCTGTCTTACAATCATTCTATCTATTTCTGTACTACAAAATACTTTAATCATATTCTTTTCATCGGCTTCATTTTCTGGAAGCCTTGTATCACACATCTGTTCAGTAACTTCCGTACAGATTCTGAATAGCTTATCAGGAAGATTAATATTATTGTATCCTTTGATTTTAGGTGCAATATCTTCTATCATTTTATAATATCTGTAGTATCTATTTTTCTTATCAAGATAGATAATAGTAATTTTATTATCTTCTATGCTAGAAAGATTAAGCATAGGAGAATCTTTTTCTATTGGAAATAATACTTTCTTATTATTACTATTTTCTATTACAATATATTGATAATAAGATCCTTTGATATTATACCAAAATCTATCTCCTACAATTAAAAAATCTTTTCTCATTTATTTTTCCTCATTATATACTTTTTGATTCCATACTTCATCTTTATCAATATAATCCATAATAAAATCAAAAGTGCTCATATCACCAATGATTTCTTTAGGAAATTCTTGTATCTTTCCTATAGGCTTTATACTAGTCTCATCAGATCTAATACTGATGAATCCTAAAACATTAGAATCTTCTAATGTGAAAAGCATATACATCTTTTCATCATTAAATTTGCCTTTATAGGATATACATCTTGAGATTTTATATTTCTTATCATTTATTGTAATATATGCAAATTGACCTTTAACACGACTATTTGATATTCTAATATTTGCTTGATATCTTAATTCTAGTTTAATTTTCATAATGACTAATCTCCATAAATCCCTTCCATGCTGGATTATAATAAATATACATTAAAAGAAATGCCATAAAATCTAGTTGACCAATATATTCATAAGGTAATTCTTTTATAATCTCATAAGATTTTTTATTATAGCATATTTCACATTTAATCTCTCCAATGATATTATCATCGGCATCTCTAAATACAAAATTATCTAATGTATCTTCATATGTAGTATATTTGCTGGTATGCCTTTCAATGATGCATTTTCTAGTATGCTCATCTTTAATGATACATTCTGCAAATTCTTCTACATAATCTACAGTAGAGCATTTATGAAGCCCATGTTTAATAGATTTAAGTTGCACTTCCATTTTTATTCTCCTTACTCTTTTCACGAAAAGCATCTACTTTTTCATTTAGGATATCTTCAATAACACTACCAAATGTTTCAGTATCATATCCATGCTTTTCAAATACATCACAATGATGAATATAGTTTCCATCCATATCGTAGCATTCAAATATAAAATTATCAAGTAAATCTTTTAAATCAGCAGCACTTTCTGTATCATAATCATATACAAAAATATAGCTATCTCCATCGGCAAATTTCAGAGTTCCGGAATATACGTATTCATTACTATCAGTACATTCATTTATAGAAACTTCAATATCATGTTCAATAGTTCCTCTTAGCAGATAATATCCATTTGGAATATAAACTTTATTTTCATCTGGATCTACATATTTAGGATACTCAAGAGCAGAAATAGTGTCTGAATCGATATCAATATTATTAATTTCTGTTACCCAATCTGCATAAGTATCAAGAATTTGTTTATAATCTTCATTGAAGTTAGAATATCTATCAGCTGCAGAAATTGCAGTAGACGGATAATCTTTAAAGATTTGCTTAATTCCAGGTATATGAAGATGAACTCTATAAGTGGTATATTTTTCAGGTAAATTATATTCCTCTAGAATTACAATATAACCATTAATAGAAGAAACCTTAAGTGCTTTAATTTTGTATTCCATTTTTATACTCCTTATTCCATGCTTTTACAAAATCATCATATATATCATCAATTCGTCCATATTGATCTTTACAAAGATCACTTTTTAGATTCATATTTAATACATAATATTCTCTATGAGTATTAAATGTATTATCATCAATAAAATCAAAGATTTGTATTCCATCAGGATAGCTAAGTTTTGCACCTTCTATTCTATTATTATAATCTTTTTCTGCTTCATCTTTAGAATAGAAATTAGATCTATAAAACTCACTAATATATTTATATTTCTTAGATAATATTTTATTTGGATTTTCACAATAAAGAATAGTTCCAATGCAATATAAATCTTTTCCTTGATATGACCATTTTTCTAAGAATGCAGAATATGGATGCTTATCTATATAATACGTACAAGCTTTAAGTATAGTAATTGCAAGAATGTAATAAGAATCATCTATCATTTATTGGCACACTCCTTTCCATATAAATAAATGAATTCATGTAATTTAGGAATCATATCAGAATTATCATCATCTATTTTCTCATTAATAGCGTCTTCTATAGTAATAGATTTAATTACGCAATTATCATATGCAGCATACATTATTGGTCTATGATACTTAAAATAATCTTCAATCTTCTTCCAATTTTCAGCTGAGTTATAGAATAATCCTCTTGTCTTAGAAAATAGAAATTTAGTATTTCTTATAGATGGATCAAAATCAAGTGAATCTGGAAATGATAGATAATCTATCTGCAAGATACAATATTTTACAAATTCACCAATAGACCATTTCTCAAGAAATAATTTATGATCTTCTAATTCTATTCCTTTTATACATTCTATAGTAATAATATTCTCCATAATATAAACCTCCTAATTATTATGATGCTAAGTCAAAAATCAAAATTAATAGAGGATAGAGAGTAATCTCTATCCTCTATCTTATATATTAAATATAAAATATAACAAAAGAACAATTTACATATGGTACAAGATTATTTCCTATCCAAGAGTACATTGAAACATAATATATACCATTAGCAATATATAATTCACAAAATTCAATTGTACTATCAATATTTCCAGGAGTATCATGAGTATGATATGCCATTATTGGAATTCCTTGAGTAAAAAGAATACTATTACTTCCATTAGATGCTGTAATTATTATAGTTTTAACAGAAGCGTCAGACTTAAATGATATTTAAGTTTTTGGTAGAGGATACAATATAGCATTCATATAGTATATTGAAATACATGATCTACTAGTAATTTTATACACGTTACTATTTTTATTATTCATAAAATAATAGTAAATAATATAATTATTTGTATTTTCGATAATATCAGTGTAGCATATTAAATGAGATTCTATTTCTACATTTGGAACTATTGGAATAGCATTAATAAATACATGATCACTGAATATAACATAATAAGTTCCAGCTTCTACATATTGGTATTTAATATATATTTTAGTAGCGTCAGATTTAAAGAAAATAATAATAATCTGACGCTTCTAATAAATCACCTTTAGGTAAAGATATCATTACAATGTATGAAGTTGGAGGATTGCCTGATTGTTCATCATTTAGTGCTGATACAAGTATACAATCTATTATTATCAAGATTCTAGGTGATAGTACTAGTTTGGATCATGATACAACTCCTCCTAATACAAGATATGAAGTTAAGAATCTTGGAACATGGACTTATTATGATGATGTGGATAATTTTCTTAAAAAATGTAATCATGCTACAGGTTATTATGGTGCTTCTATTGGTTCTACAATAACTATTAAAGATGGTACATATAATAAAACATGGGTAATAGTTGGATTTGATTGTGAACATAATAAAACAGCTTCAGATGGAACACCATATGATAATGGATATGGAATATTTATGATTCCTACAGAATCACTTTTTAATCCTGGAAGTAAATCGATGGGATTTAATAATGGATATATGAATACTGGTGTTCATAATAAAATTAATATAGAATTATCATCTTTTGCATCTGATAATTCTATATTAAGAGATCATCTAATAAAAAGAAGAATGTTATTATCTAATACTACTGATTATTGGTCAAGCCCACTTCAGACGCATGGATATGAGTGGACTACTGGATATGGTTCTCTTATGAGTGCTGGCCAAGTAACAGGTACATTTGCTTCTAATTCTAATAAGTATGATGATGGAGAAGCTAATTATAAACTACCATATTTTAATTTTACTACTTGGCAATTTGGAGATTATGCGTATTTAAGAGGATTAGGTGGATCAGCATCGTTTAATGATCATTCTAATTATTATGATAAACCATGGCATGTATCTAATGGATCTGTATTAGGGCACGATATTGCAAATTTTCAAACAGAAATTAATGGTAAAAAACCTAGTATATTCCCACTTATAATGATAAGATAAAACAATAATAATCCGATAGAGATTTTTCTCTATCGGATATAATTTAAATATATGAAATATCTACGTATCCTTGCATATACTTAATATTATCACCGTTATATTCACTATTATAATTTTTTATAATTTGTATTATGTATGAATTATATCCATTTTTAGTTACTAATGGACAATAACCTTCTGTTGAGACTACTCCTATTATTGTACCATCATTAAATTTATAATAATATCCTGATATGTCAATAGAATGTTTATTTATATTGCATGTAATAGTTTTTATGTTAGTAGAAGCGTCATTCATAATTATTTTCAATTAATTTGACGCTTCTTTTAATTTGAAGAGTACAAATTTTACTTCTGGAAATCAGTTTACATTAGGTATTCCAATATCTGTGATACAAGCTGGAAATCGCAATGATTATATTCCTAATATATACTATAATAATTCTAAATATTATATTTACGCATTTGAATGGAGTTCAACTAGTGGCTGGGGAACGTTATTTATGAATTATGTAAGTATATCTTGTATAGTATATTATATTTAAATTATATCAAATAATCCAATATATAGGAATATCTATTAAATATTGGTTTTATTTTAAATATAACAAATAATAATCTTTAAACCATGTCCAATAGCAGTAACATTATTTCCTCCTGAATCACTACTTGTAATACTAAAAGCTTTAATAATATAACTGTTATCAGTACGTATAGTATATAATGATGGATACATATATCCATTATATTTAGGATTAAAACTATTATCAAGCGATACTGATATAAATATTCCTTCAGAATCATAAAATATATATTCTGCATCATAATGGCCATCTTTTGATAACGCTACATTTTTTCTTTTAATTTTAAGAGAAGCGTCAAACTTATATAATTTATATATAATAAACTTTTACATGTCCACTTACATGATCATAGTCAGCATCGCCATTCATATAAAAACTCATACAATATATATTATAGCAATTATTTTCATATACTATATATGAAATTCTATTGCTATATCCAATAGCAATTGTACTGATAGGTATTCCTAATGTAAATGTATATGAATATCTAGTAATATTTATATCTGTACTTTTAATTTTAGTAGAAGCGTCATAATATTATATAGAAATATAATAAATATATACAGTTCCATTTGTATTTACTTTAGTAAGAGTATAGTTATCACCATATTTAAGTTTATATGCATAAAATACATAATCAGTATAATTTTCATTTAAATATGTATCTCGTTTGTGTAATACATCTTCTAATATTAACCCAGTATAGTTAGTAGTATCTGGAATTACACTAATTAGATATTCACTAGAATAATATGATGAAGTCATTCTTACTTGAATAAAATATTTATCATCTATAGTCTGAGTTCGCTGCTTAATTTTAATCGAAGAAGCGTCATATTATTATATTTAATATATAATATAT